ATCATATGTTACTAGTATCTTGGCTGGTTTATCTCCTAAATATTTTCTTTCATTTAGGTAGTCTTTTATTTCATTCATTAATCTATTATAAACAGTATCTTTTCCATTAACCATCTCATCTAATTTTTCCATAAATACTTGAGATCTAGTTTTATCTACCTTGGAAAGATCTTTATCTACTTCTGCTTCTTTTTCAAGTTCATTCACTACTAAATAAACTTCTCTACTATGCTGGTCTTTCTTATTTTTAAGTAACATTTTTCTAGGACTACACAGAATAACATTCTCAGGTCCTCTTAAGCAATATTCAGTAAATCCACACCCAGGGAGTTGTTTATTAATAATACATTTTACTGGGAATTTATAAAATCTAAAGTCTGTTCCTAATTCTGATATAAATCTTATTCCTCTAGGAACTACATAATCATTTAATCTTTTTATCATATTATTTAATGTTTTAAATTTTATTATCTAATTATTATAAATTCTTTTAATACAGAATCCAATTACATAAAATTGAAGACACAGGAGTCTCCCTTTTCATTAATTAGAGTTTGAAAGGATAAGAAGAGCAAAATGTAGATTTAAAATGGGGTAAATAAGGTAATAGATAAAGAATATATTATCTTAAAAAAAAGTATACATTTAGTACTTAGATTAGATTCGCCTCCTTGGAGAGGCGAAAATCAATAATATAAATCTTTATAAATATCTTCATTTTCTGAGTTTATTCCTATATATCTATTCAAAGTTTCTTCCTTAGACACCCCTAGCGGTAGCGAAAAGGGGTGTAATATAAGGGAAGCTCCTTTGTCCTCATAAATAAGTTACCGAATTTTCATCAATTTTGAAGATAAAAAATAAAAGTGGGTTATTTTGGCTCATTTTAGGGTAAAAAGTAGTAAAAAACATCAAAAATAACCCACTTTTTTGATGTTAAATTTAATATAAGCCTTATACATGAAATATAAGGAGAATCTGTGTCCTTCCCTCCTTTCCAAACGTGGTAATTTTGTTTTTCATATCCATATATTACTAATAGCGATTAGTTTTCTACTAAGTAAGTTCTTTTTCATAGTTGTTAATAATTTGTTTATTTCTCACATATAAATGGACACAGATTCTTCCTTTTATACTAAGAAATCGATATTATATTTTTTAAGATAATAATTGTTTTCAGGGATTAGGTTCGGCGCTAAAGTTGCTGCGGAGATGGGTTAAGTAGGTTACTTAATTTTGTATCCCGGGACTTAGCTCCGACCTCTTCTTTTTAGTTCTTTGTAAAAATACTATGTTCATATGATAATAAAGAGAAAAACAAAAAGTGTCTCCGATCTGTTCTATATATCATCAAGACCAGACTTAGATGGAGAATATATAAAACCGAAAATTAATTTGTACCCAGATGTAGGATCAGCACTTTCAGGAATATCAGCAGTTCCGGGAGAGGATACGAACATAGAAGGAGCTACTTATTATATATACAAGCCGCTAATGGGAAGAGCCGATTCACTAGTAAAACCTGGAATAATAGAATCTCCGAAGGTATTAGTTCTCCCTGATGAATATTGGTATCTACAAGAACTCCGGCTCAGATTTATAGCGGCAGTTAAAGTCTTGGGGAGAGAAAAACTTATTGGAACTTATAGAACTGGAACTAGACAAACTCCATCTAGAGTATATTCTTGGAGTTGGGAAGAAATTTTAGGGAAATATCAGAAGAAAGGTAAGTTAATAGAGACTGATAAAACAAAGAAAACGTGAATAATTTATTTTCTAATATTTTTAAGAAGAGGGAAAAAGTTATTATTCCTTTGCAAGAAGAAATAGAGAATTTAGAGTTTTTACTTAGAATAAAAGAGAATAATTCTAATATAAGAGATGAGAAGGAATATATAGATTTATTAAAAAGATTATATAATAATATAAGTACATTTGAAAATTTTTTAATAATGAGATATTTATTAATATAAATAATCTGACTGAAACATTAAAAATATTAGATCTAGATTCTTTAAAAGAGAAGATTATTAAAGAAAATTTAATAAGAGATAAAGTTTTAAATGAATTTAGAGTTAATAGAAAACTAATATCTTCTACTCTATTAAATGAATTAGATTTGGATTTTGGAAATAGAGTAAGAGGTATTCTAGGGTTGAATTTTTATAAAAAGAATACTGAAGATTTATTAACATACTATTCTTATGTTAATATCCATGGAGTGTTTGAATTAGAATATCATTACAGCAATAATTATAGAGATACTTGCGGATTGGATTAATAGAAAGGTAAACTATGATGGATTACTTTGAAGATGTTTTTTGGTTTACTGAAGAAATATTAACAAAGGATTTAAATAGAGAGTCAGGGAATATCTACAATCTGTTCCCTAATCTTACATCAATTAGATTATTAAAAGAACAATATTTCTCAGAAGACAAGGAAAAATACTGGGAAACTATAAACAAATTAAATCAATATGAAAATACTACGAAATAAAACATATTCTGATTCTGACAATGAAACTCCAAAGAAAGTCGGAGAAGCTATCGGAACTGCACTAGTCGGAACAGCTGGAACTGTAGGAGCAACAGACTTAATAAAACGTGGGGCTAAGAAGTATATAACCAGTCAGGAATCAAAGAAAGCAAAAAAAGCATTTAAAGAAGGTATTAAGAAACTTGATTCAACCAGGAAAGCTAATAATTTTAAAGCAGAAGTAGCTCGTGGTGAAACTAATTCAGGAAGCGCTTTAGATCTAATTTTCCACAAAAGAAAAGTCAAGAAAGCAGATCAAGTATATAAAGCAGCTACCTCTAAAAATAATGAAGCCTATAAATCAGGTGTTAAAGCTCTTAAGAAAACTTTAATATCTAATAAAGATGCAAATATCGCCAAAAGAACAGGAAGAGTTGGAAAAATAGCTACGACTGCTGGTTTAATTGGAACAGGTATAGCAGCTGGAATGAAACTTAGAAAGAAAGATAAATAATAGGAACGGAGATAGTAACCTATAATGGAATAGGGACTGCCTGCTAAGCAGATCGATCGTGTTTTACGATTAGAGGTCGGAACTCTACATCTCCGCGATAAGTTAACGATATGAATCGATTCCTTATTAATTCATTTTGTGAAAGATAGAGAGCTCGACGGGGCTCTCTTTAATAGAATTAATAAGATGTATTGTTTACGATTCACTGGAAGTAACTTAGTTATTCACAAAATGAACGAAGGTAAATTAAGTAATGTAACAAAAGAAGAATTAGAGAAGTTAATCTTCGAAGAAAAGCTATCCTATGAAGAGATAGGTAGAAGATATAGTGTTTCTGGTTATGCTATTGTAAAAAGAGCTAAAAAGTTAGGGATAGAGCTACCTAAGAAAAGGAAAATAAACTCTAGTGAAACATTTAGAAAAGGAGTTTCTAAGAAGGAAAAGGCTATCTGTAAGAATTGTGGAAAAGAGTTTACTCCTAAGAAAACTTCTTATGGACTCTATTGTTGTAATAAGTGTCAACAAGAGCATCAATCTAGAGAAAAATATGAGAATTATTTGAAAGATCCAGAACCATACTATGGAAAAGAATGTATGAAGTGGACTAAAAAATATATCTTAGAAGAGCAAGATCATAAATGTGAGATTTGTGGTATGGAAGACTCTTGGAACGGTAAACCTATTACTTTTATATTAGATCATGTAGATGGACATGCTAATAACAATTGTAGAGAGAATCTTAGATTGATATGTCCTAATTGTGATTCTCAGTTGGATACTTATAAATCTAGAAACAAAAATAGTGATAGAAAAGAAAGATATCGAAAAAGTAAAAATAAAGAATAAAAATATAATCTATAGAGTTATTGGTTTAGCTCTATAGAACGACTTAGTGATTATTAGTTAATTTCCCCTTAGTTCAGCGGATAGAACCTGGGATTTCTAATCCCATAACGTGTGTTCGATTCACACAGGGGAAACAAATAAATATAAATTACAACTAAATTTAACTAATAAAAACTAAATTAATCATGACAACAATTTTTAAGAAAGTAATCTTTAACCCTCTTAAAAGAGCGGTTAAGTGGTATTTTACTCAGTCTGCTAAAACAGGAAATTATATCTGTATGACTGGAACTTTTCCTCAAGAGTACTATGAAATGATGTATGAAAAGAGAAAAGATCAACAAAAGTAAAAGACAGTAGAAATTTATGGGATATAGGAATTTCCTATATGCCCTTCGTCGTGGTGGAAAATAATAATACATAATAATATAATATCGCGGGGTGGAGCAGTTGGTAGCTCGTTGGGCTCATAACCCAAAGGTCGGGGATTCGATTTCCTCCTCCGCAACTAAACATAAGTTTTATGAAAATAGTAAGAAATAATATTATTCCTTTTCCAGGCTATAAAGCAGTAAATATCTTTGGAATTTTATTTGTAAGGAAGAATGCTAATATAAAACCAGAAGACTTAAATCATGAAGAAATACATACAGCACAAATGAAAGAAATGGCTTATATCGGATTTTATGTATGGTATTTCTTGGAGTGGTTATTATGTCTTTTAGTTTCAGGATTTAGCTTTGGTTATGCTTATCATGATATTAGTCTTGAAGAAGAAGCACATCTAAATGATAAAAACCTGGAATATTTAAAAACCAGAAAACATTATTCTTGGTGGTCCTATATAAAATTAGGAAGTTGGAAGAAAAATAAAAACTAACCATATATACATAAAAGATTATGATTATACTTAGAAATAAGACCTATTCGCATGAAGAAGAAATTGCGAATATTGCGGCAGCTCCTGGAAGTCCAGAATATAGCCATGAAAGAGCCGAAATAGAAAAGAAACCGACTCAAGAAGCATCAGCAGTTCAAGAAGGTTATGAAAAAGCATCTCAGGAAATTGATAAAACAGTAGAAGAAGTAGAAATCGTTCCTGAAGCAGCTGAAGAAGCAATCGAAACAGAAGCACGTGAAGCTGGAGATTCTAACCTAGACTCTAGAAATGATGCATTAAAAACTCTTAATGATTTTTTAGGTAACATCCATTAATTATGATTATCCTCAGGCAAAAGAATTATTCCGGCCGAGAAAAAGTACCTCAGGCTATAGCAGAGAAGGCACGAAAATCTGGAGTAGTTCAAAAAGATTCAAATGGTGTCTGGAGAATTATTAGCCTGAAAACTTCTCCGGCCGAATATTGGGATGCACACTATGATACTCGTGAAGATGCTGAAAAAGCTCTAGCCGCTTATCATGCAAATAAACATTAAGAGAATATTATAAAGTGTTAGAACTTTTTATCTAACACTATTTTCGGGGATGTGGTGGAATTGGTAGACACTCAAGACTTAGGATCTTGTGCTAAGAATGAAGGCGTGTGAGTTCGAGTCTCACCATCCCTACAAACGTCTAATATCTATACTAACCTCTTTTCCTCTTAATAATTCTCTCTAAACAAGGGGGGGGGTAAAATAATTAACACTTTAAACAATTATTATGTACATAAGAAGAAAAGTATTCTCACTATTACAAGACGGTGAGACAGGAGAAGAGAAGTATTTTTCTACGACCGATGTAACTTTGGATAATCTTGAAGAAAGAATTTTTAGTATTTCAATTCCAACTGAAGAAGAATTAGAACAAAGAGAATTCGGTGCTAGACAGAGAAAACAGAATAGAAAACTAGCTAGATCTATTCACAATGCCGAGATGCAAGCAAATAAAGCAGCTAAGGCACAAGAAAAAGCAGCTAAAATAGTTTCTAATCCAGCTAATTTAGTTGATGAGAAGAAAATGGAAGAAGCTCAGAAACTTACTCAGAAAGCACAAAAAGCAGTTGAGTCTTCTAATCGTAATGCAGGTCAAGCTTCTCAACAAGTAAAGAATATCTCTAAAACTAGAAAGTCAGTTGCGACAAATCCGGGAGGTCTTGAAATTAAAAATCAAGGTGCAGGAGATATAACTGTTAAGAAAGAAGGTGGTAATGTAACTGCTCATAAAATTGCTTCTAAGAAAAGTGGTCAGACAACAACTACTGTAAGAACAACGTCAACTAAGCCTGATGTTGTAGTTGATAAGATGACATCCAAAGGTTCTAAGAAAGTTTCTACAGAGGCAGTAAAGAAATCCGCTGAGAAAACTCAAAAAGTTGCAGAAGTAGCTCAAAAAACAACAAAAGACTCAAAGAAGATTCTGAATGGGGCTAAAAAATTAATGAACACAAAAGCTGGTAAAATAGCTGGAGGAGTTGCTTTAGCTAGTGGTGCGATGATCGGGGCTAAAAAGTTATATGATCATAAAAAGAAATAAAAAAGATAATCTATAGAGGTAGTGTAATCAATCTCCTCTATAGAACTTAATATAAATATTATAAAATATGAAATTTAATAAAACTCTTGAAGCTGTAAATATTATGGTTATGGCTTCTTATCCGGCCGCTAGATTCTATGAAGCGCAAGGTATACTAATTGAAGAAAATAATAGTTTTATCCCTGAAGTTTCTGGAATGGTAATTGTTTATTCATTACCTCTTGGAAAAACGCTTCTTGTAAATGTTGCGGCCGAGTCGGAAGAAGCCTATGAATTTAAACTAATCAATGAAAACTGGCTTGAAGATAGATCTATAACTCCTTATGTAGGTATGACTCTAGAAGATGCTTTTCAAGAATTAGTTAAAGCAGAAAAGATTATTAAATCTAGAAATGTAGTTCTCAGACATCCATTACATCCATCTTATACTCGTCCTGTTTATATATTTGGTGATGTTCGGCGAGGAGGTAATAGTGTTGATGTAATGACTGGAGAAATAAGAGAAGAATAAAAAGATTTGCTTTAGATGATTTAATAATATTATGATGAAAGTTAAAAGATTTTCTCAAACTCAACCAGATATAGAGTGGCATAAAAACAATATAAATCCAAACTCAGGTAGCAATCTGGAAGATGGAAGTACTCTTTATAAAGCAAAATCTGGAGATTATCTTTATTTGTATAAAGATGGTGAATGGGTTATTATGAATGGTGTTAATAAATTTATGCAGGATTCTAAATTATATCAAATTTCAAAATTCGATAAAAACATTCATAATAAGATTGGAGCCGCAGGAGCAGTTATTGGTGGTTTTGTTGGGAGTTTGCCTGGATTAGCAATGGGTAATTTAAAAACAGCTGCTACAGGGGCTGTGATTGGATCAACTATATCTGGATTATATAATAGAAATAAAGCAAAGAAACGTGCTGAAAATATAGTAAAGGATTACGAGTCTAAGTATGGTAAGAATGCTTATACTACATTTATGAAAAAGAAGTAAACTATCTTTAATTTTAAATTACTTTTACTATAATTGAATACCTATTCCATTTTAAGGATGTAGTAAGGAATGATATTCAGTTTATTATATATTTCTAATAATAAAAAAATGAGATACACTATTCTCACGAACTATGTATCTCTTGGCAAGTTACTACAAAAATTAATGTAGCAAGTTTAATCCTCATAAAAAATGAGAATTAATTTTTTAAATCATATATAAGGCTTTGAAGTGATAAAAATAATACTGTCTTATTTTCACAAACTGTACTGCCTTTTACGACAAATAATAATAAAATTACCTTACATAGGTAATTAGTATAAGTTCCAAGTTTTATTGTAGTAAAAAACTTATACTGATTTATTCTACTACATACCTTAATGATAAAAAATGAGATACACTATTCTCACGAACCATGTATCTCTGCGTAGCAAATTTAATCAACACAGATTGTGAAGATTAAATTCTTATATTAACATATATAAGGCTTTGAAGTCTTATTAAAAATGTGGTCCTATCGTCTATCGGTTAGGACGCGAGATTTTCATTCTCGAAAGAGGAGTTCGATTCTCCTTAGGACTACAAAAGTCAACGATGAGATATCGCAAAGACTTATTTAGACATGTTAATAGTGAAAAGGATAGAATTAGCTACTCTATCCTCTCACTTTAAATCTAAGTAAGGTTACGTAATAATTGATATCTCGCGAAGTGATAATTAAATAACATGTCTAAAAATGATAAATTATTACCTGTACCATTAAAGTACACCTATCCGGTCGTAATGGAAATTTCTCCAAGTAACAAACCATTGAAAAATTAGACATCTATTGTAATAGGTGTGGAAAGTTTTTTAAACAAACAGCCTATGATCATGTTTATGGATCTGGATGTCCTGATTGTAATAAATTAGGAGGAAAAAGCGCATTAAATGTATTAAAGTGGTTAGAAACAAATCAAATTGATTATACAAGGGAATATTCTATAAAATTAAATAATAGGAACATTAGAATAGATTATGTTTTTAATTATAATAATTGTTGTTTGTGGATAGAGTATAATGGACTACAACATTATAAGAAAGTAGATTATTTTCATAAAACAGATGAAGGTTTTCTTAAACAATTAAATAGAGATAATGAAGTTAGAAAATATTGTAAAGAGAATAATATCATCCTTATAGAAATTCCGTATACATATAACACTTATGAAAAAGTAGAACAATTATTAAATCGAGTAATTTTAAATGGAGAGGATATAAACTCTATTATAGATTATTCAAAATTATATAAAATATGAAAAAATCAGAAACAATATTTCAAAAGTTATTTTCAGGAATTAGTTTTGGAAATTCACGTATACCTTTAATTATGTAGTAGAGGCTTAAGATAGAATAAAATCTTAAGAAAATACCTTAAAATGCTGGAAAATATAAAATATAGATCAGCATCTCTATTTATCGATTAAAAATAGAGTTCAACGACTATAGTAGGTACTTAGATAATATAGTCTAAATTTAATAAAATATATTAAAATAAATTGTACGTTCAAATGTATTTAGTAAAGGTGGGGGAAGAGGGTATTCTGTTATTGGAGGAACTGGAAATGGAAGATTCTTAGATAATGAAAGAAATTCGCCCTTACTTGGTAATTCACAGCCTTCTTCTAGGTTATCCGGTTATCTTGATAGAATGGCAGAGCTTAGGTCATATTATCTTTTAGATATTACAAAGATGGCTACAAATTTCTTTTCAGATTATGTAGTTAATTTTATATCTCAAGATACCCAACAAATAGTTTCTGTATTAAATCCTGAAGATTCTACAAATAATGAAGCTGTAACTACTCGATTAAATGAGATTCTTTTAAAAGATATTAAAATAATTGATTATATACGAGACCATATAAATGACTATGTATTTTATGGAGGTTATTATAGTATGCTTCAAACTCAAAGAGATGAAAAAGGTCATCTTGTATTTAGAACAGAAGAACTTAATAATCCAAATGCAGTAGTTATAAAGAAGAAAAAGAACGAGGATGGAAATATAGAAGATATATTTTTAGCAATCGGAGATGATGGAAATCTATATGAAATTCCTAGTACTGAGGTAATATATATAAGTAATCCTAAACTTCGACTTACAAATGATCTCGAAGAAGGATGGAAAGAAAAGTCTAAACCAGAAAAGCCAAAATTAGGAAGAAATAAGGGATCAGAAAATAGAAATAAAGTTCTTAGGAAAGAATCATTTATGGCTTCTGAACCGTTATTTTATTCAAGTATTTTGAAGATAAAAGAATTAGTTATAAAAGAGCTTTTGATATCTCTTATTTCGTTAAGAGATCTTTCATCGCCTCAATTATTGGGATTAAATACCGATTAAAATTTGTCGGATTAGATAAATAAAATCTAATGGAACTTTGTAAATTGCTGGAAGATCAAGTAAAGATAAATCAGCAAAAGATAGTAAAAACTACCTTCTCAACGACTAGATACAAAGAGAGAGTTTATATATAAATTCTTAAAGATATAGTCTAGTTTAACTAAATAATTGTTAATATTCGAAAAGTGTCCCTCTAGAGACAATGAACGAATTATGCGCTCGATTACAGAAACTTGCAAACAATACGAATGAGTTGTCTTCATTCATCACATCTCAGTTCGATGTCACCTCGTTCATTGAGTCTGCATTAACTCAAAATGTTAAGGTTTTTCCTGACTATAATAGTACCATTACCTCAAGGACTTCACTACTCCCACTTGATAAATTAACAGACAAACTTTTAGATCTTATACAGAATCTTGATTATGTAAGAAATAGTGTTCTTTCTCCTCTTGGATTACCATCTACTATATTAGATGGAACATCTGGCAGTAAGTGGTTAATAAATTGGCCGTCTAGAGAAGCAATTCTTTAGATTATTAGTAAGTAAATTTGGTGAAACTATTAATACTAGTAATACCAAGCCTTAGATTAATCTAATTAAGGTATAACGAATAAAGACTTACCAACTTATAAAAAGTTGAATTTATATTCTAAACTATAATAAAAAGATTATAGAGATATCATTGCAGTACTTCAACAGTCAGAAAGAGCTAATTCAAGAGTAACATCATTAATTTCAGGAATAAAAGATTCAATAGTAAATCTTGTTTGTAGTATTTATAAGGTAATATATAATGAAGATTTAGATCCAAGTTTAGTTCAAATTCATATATTCCAGAAAACAACTGTAGAGTATAACAATCAGATAAATGAAGCTGAATCAGTTAGTGGTTTAGTTCAAGGTATCTCTGGAGTTTTATCTAATGCACTCCAAACTTTAGAACAAGCAACTCCATTAATTGAACCAGAATCATATTTAAGTTATATTCAAAACTTACTTAAAGATATTGACCCAAGTACAGAATCTCTAATAAATGAAGATACGATTAAGCAGTATATAGAATTTCTTAATCAAAAACTTCAGGCACAACGAGAACAGCTTGGACTCAGTTAAAATTATTCAAAGAAGATGATAATTAAACGTAAATTATTTGCTTCTAATGATCCCACTCCAGAACAGTCTCCAGAAATTGGTCTAGCTAAACAAGAAATGACTTCTAAGGACTTGCAAATAGAACAAATGAGACTTCAACGTCAAATCCTAGAAACTCAGAGAATGCGACAGAGAATGCAAGCTGAGGAAAGAATGCAAGAAATGAAGCAAGTCAATCAAACTCAGAAACTAGAACAGAAAAAGGATGAAGCTCAAAAAGATAATCAATTAAAAGTAAAGAAAATTGACGCTCAGAATAGTAGGCAGGAAGTAAATAATATAGGATTGTACAAAACAAAATCAAAGCCTACGCCAACAGTATCAATGAAAACAAACTTGTAAGATTATGATTAAAGAAAAGACATTTACAGAAGGAGTGGAAGATTCTAAAGAACAAGAAGAGAAAGGATTTGATCCACTAAGACCGTATATAAAATGAAAATTAAAAGATTTTCCGGTTATTCAGAAGCTGCCCCTGAAGGTGTAACTTATCAAAAATCAAGTCAGGTAATTACAAGATATATTCTTGATCCTCTTGATTCTAGTGTAGATACCTTAGAAGAAACAGATAAACTTGGGGTAACTAAACGAAAGAGTGATAGAATTAAGAAGGTAATAAAACCTCTTAAAAAATATTTTAAATATAAATCAAATAAAAACAGTAATTAAGTATGTATATTAGACGTAAAGTATTCTCATTACTACAAGATGAGACAGGAGAAGAGAGATACTTCTCTACTACTGATGTAACACTGGAAAATGAGGAAGAGAGAACCTTTAGTGTTGCAGAAGATGCAGAAAGTTTGGAAGAAAAGGATTTCTCTGATAAAAAAAAAGAGGAAGATGATGAGCCAAAACTTACAACTAGTGATAAGATTAATATTAAGTTGAATAAAGCTCTGACTACTAAGAAGGATCGCGAAGCATTTGTTGAAGCTTATGAAGATGGAAAATCTCATAAATACGGAAAACAGGCAGCTAAGTATGCAGCAATTGGTAGTGGTATAAGTGGCGGTATATTAGGTGCTGCAGTTGGTGGTAAAAAGGGTGCAGCTATTGGAGCCGGAATTGGCGCTGTTTCAGGTGCAGCAGGATCTTATGCTGGTACTAGAGCAGGTGTTGCACTTAATAAGCTTGCTAGAAAACATAGTGGTAGTCTTGATACTAAAACAAAATTAGCAGTAGATCGAGTAAAAGTAGCAGATGGAAAAATGACAAAAGAAGAATTTGCTAAAAAATGGAGATCTAAGAAGTAAAAGAAATAATCTATAGAGGTAGTGTAATCAATCTCCTCTATAGAACAAACGCGCTAGATTTTTACAACCGAAGATTAATCGCACTAGGTGCAAAAAGTAAACGGTTGATAGTTGTAAAGCGCGAGAACTATAAAATAATAAATGTATGATAGGAACAGTTAACCCATTTAGTGACCCTGAATTTAAGAAACAAATTTTAGGGAAAGAAGGGAGAGCTGTTGATGACCCGGGAGATTATGAGATTTTGCAGCCGGAAGAGGATGTATCTAAAAACCTAAAAAATATTATAGGGTCAGCTCCAGTACTCCCTAAAACGGCTCGCAATATTATTATGGATGCTAGTGCTATTGCGAGTAATCAAAAAGAACAAAAAGCACTAGAATTAACTCATAAATTGAATGAAGTCTTTACTAGTTATAATAAAGAATATAATATAGATCTTCATGTTGATTTCGGAAGCCTCTCAAATACTTTAGTTAATGTGGCAGATCCGAAGTCTAGACATATCTTAGAATTATATGTTTCTGAGGTATTTCAAAGTATAAGACCTATTTTAATTCTCAATATGATTTCTAAACTTTGTCTTTGTATCGATTATATACTCGATCCAATGAGACTCTTTGATAGTTCACAAATGACTTTACAAGATTCATTTATTGCCGTTAATATATCTGCGGCTTAGTTGAAATACTAAGAAAATTATACTAAAATGCTGAAAGATAGTTAAAACATAAATCAGCAAAAAGGATTACTAATATAAATCCTTTCTCAACGACTAAATGTATAACTAAATTTGAAATATAATTTAGATGATATAGTCTAATTTAATAAAATAAATATTAAAAATAGATATGAGAAAAAATTATGCAATTTATTCAACAATTAGAAGATATGAAGAGTCAGATAATTGTTAAAGGTTCTGATCTTGAATTGAAAAAAATTGCAGAAGAATCTGGAAATGAAGAGTTGAATAGTGAAGAGTCTAAGCAAATAGTAGCAGACTTTATGAGATTATTTCAAAAAGAACATGGAATAGAATAAAAAATGAGATACACTATTCTCACGAACTATGTATCTCTACTTTAAATTATGATAATACCTACTACGACATAGGTAATTAGTACTATTTCTATATAAAAAGTGTAGTAAAGAAATAGCACTCGTTTATTCTACTACACATATATAAGGCTTTTAAGTTTTATGATATTTTCTGATTTATATTTCATAATTAAATCAGAATTGCCTCTTTAGCTCAGTTGGCCAGAGCACGTGATTTGTAATCTCGGGGTCGTTGGTTCGAATCCGACAAGAGGCTCAAAAATAATATTCTCCGTTAGCTCAGAGGCAGAGCATTTGACTGTTAATCAAAGGGTCGGTATATCGTAATTACCACGGAGAGCTGTTTTAGGAGAGGTGGCAGAGTGGTCGATTGCGGCGGTCTTGAAAACCGTTGTACTGCGAGGTACCCGGGGTTCGAATCCCTGTCTCTCCGCAATAATTTTAAAGATAAGAAAAATTATAAAAAAAACAATTAATTATGGGAAAAGAGAAATATAACAAAGAAGAATTAATAAGATTATTAATTCATGAAGGAAAATCTTATAAAGAAGTTGCAGCTATGCGGGGTGATGGAAGCACTGGAGAAGCTATACGTAAAGCAGCAAATAGATACGGGATAAAAGTATCAGATAGAAAGAAACTAAGAAAATGTGAATATTGTGGTAAAGAGCATGATGGTTCTTTTGGTTCTGGAAGATTTTGTTATTCAGATTGTGCAAAGAAATATTCACTTAGTTTCAGCAAAGGTAAAAAACCAGAAGATAAATCTACTAAAGAAGAAAAAGTAGAAGAGTCTGTAAAGATAGCTCCTCCTAAGGAATGTACCACTGAATTGTCTAGATTTGATGGAAAATTAACTTCAGATTTATTAGGATATGTAGGTGAATGTGCGACAATGTTTCAATTAGCAAGAGTTGGAATTATGTCATCTAAACCTTGTGGAGTAGATAGATATGATGTAATTGCAGATATAGGAGGAATACTTTATAAAATTCAGGTTAAATCTACTGCTGGCTATATTGATAAAGATGGAGCATTATCGTACAATCTTCAAAATAAATCTGGATTATATAAAAAAGGTGAAGTAGATTTCTTTGCCTTGTATAATTATGTACTTGATATTATACTATTAGTTCCCTTTAGTATACTTGAAGGTAAATATAAGGTGCGTATTCATTTTGGAAAAGAAAAAGATGAATCAGATTTATTCTTTTGGAAAGATTATATTTTATTTGATGTAGCGAAATCTTTATTATCCAGTTAATTAATAATAAGTTTGTGTGATACTCAAGTGGTTAACGAGGATAGACTGTAAATCTATTAGCTTTGCTTTCGGGAGTTCGAATCTCTCTCACACAACATAAAATAAAATTATAAATATGAAAGTAAAAAGATTTAGTAAATTAGATACTCTACAAGATTCTATAAAAATTGTAAGTAAGAAAACAGGAGAATCTCTCACAATAAATAGATTTAAATCTTTTGTAGATATTCTTGGAAAATTTATTAAGAGACTTAGAGAATGGAGTAATAAGAGACCGTCATTTGATATTTACTTAGGTTCTGAGAAAGTAGCAGAATTAAATCTTATAGAAAAGTCCAAAGAAGAATTAAATATAATGTGGATTGAAACTTATGAAGATTATAGAGGTAAAGGATATTCTCAGGCTATTCTAACAGAGTTGATTAGATTTGCTAAGTCTCAAGGTTATAAATATGTTACTCTTGAAGTGCCTGGTAGATCTCCTGATGCTAGACATATTTATGAGAAGCTTGGATTTAAGGATGATGGAGTCTTGACAACCCCAGAAGAAGATTTTTATTGGGGAGGTCTTACTAGAATGAAACTTAAATTGTTTGCAAATATTACTAATGTAACAAGTTTAACTCCATTGAAAAATATAATAACAACTACTACTAGAAAAGCTACCGGACTATCTAATTCTAAAATAGCAACACAAGCAAAGAATGCAGCATTAGATTTACACTCTGTAACTAAAGATGCTCAAAATTCTTTTATATCTCCTAATGGTAATGGATATGTAACTAAAAGTTATTTTACTAAAAGACGTCCTAAAGGAAAGAAAGTTGAGTTTGTAGGAGATTTATTTGGGAATCCTAATCAATTACAGAAACCGAAAGTTATTAATAGCAGCAGTAGTAATAAAGGAGGAAATTCTTCAATTAGTAGTTTAGATGCTAAAAGAATGAATTTAAAACGGTATAATTCTCATAAAACAAGATCTTTGGAAGTAACACCTACTGCACCTGGACAAAATGAGTGGGTTAAACGTGTAAAAACTAATGGACAAGCTAGGTGGGAAAATAATGGGTTATATATTCCTGGTTTTGAGAAATTATAAAAAGAGAAAGGATCAAAATTATGATTAATTTCACAGACCATTTTGATCCCACTAAAAATATAGAAAAAGATTTAGCAAAAGTAGATCTTAGGGATCAATACACATCATTAACAGAAGATGAAAAGATAATGGTATTTCTTCGTCTCAAAGGATTTACACACAGACCTCCAACGATAGAAAGATTATATTCTGATGATTATTATTTAGGTAGTCAGGAATTTTTTGATCATGGAGATGTAATATTTCCTTTTTGGAAAGATGGATTGAAGAGAATTTTTCCAAATGAAGTTACAACAGCAAAACCATTACTCTGTTTGTCAGGAGCTATTGGTATAGGTAAGTCTACGGTATCTAAATTAGCTATGACAAATACACTAGCTAGGTTAAGTTGTATGGCTAATCCGTGGAGAACATTTAAATTAGGTAAAAAACCACTTAGTTTTATCATCTTTCATAGAGATGAAGATGTAGCAAATGCTGAATTTCGAAGATGGATGCTAGATGATGTATTAAAGCAGAGTCCATTTTTTAGAAATTTACCACACAGACATAATATAAGAATATTAACTTCTGGTCCTAGGGGTAATGTAGTATAAAAAGTTGCCCTCCATATTAAGAAATTATATGGTAATAAAGTAAGTAAATTCGGTGAAAGGATAATCCCAATACCGAGTCAAGGATCTTAGATAAATCTAAGTAATCTTTGATGTAACGAATAAAGACTTACTAACTTATATAATTATATAAGTTAAATTTATATTCTAAACTATAATAGAGTATTATAGAAATAGATTGGCAGGTGGACTAGGAACTGACTTGATTTTTGCAATCATGTCTGAGGTCAATTTTTGGCCTAACGAAGAAAAAGCCATGGAACGTGTAAATAGTACGTATATTCGTATTACATCTCGTTTTGATGTAAAAGAAAGTTTAACATTAGCCGGAAATCTAATAATTGATAGTTCTAGTAGAGGTGCAGGTGGTCCAACTGAAATATTTCTTGAGAATGCAGAACCTCAATTTACTTGGGATTGTAGACCTTCTCATTATGAAGTTAGAAAAAATCTGTACGAACGTTCAAGGGGAATAACTTTCTCAGTTTATACTGGAGATGGTAAATATCCTCCAAGAATATTAAATAAAAATGATAAAGAAGAGAACTATAAATTAGAAGATGATCAAGACCCTGATAGAGTGGAACATGTACCTATTCAATTATTCGGAGAATTTAAATCAGATTTGATTAAAGCTCTTCAAGATAAATCTGGTATTAATACAGGATCATCAGATAGTTTTTTTGGAGGTACTATAGAACACTTATCTAAATGTTCAACAATAAAGAATAGAATTCCTGAAATTATTACAGTTGATTTTTATGATAAAGAAGATAGGATTATTAATCATGTAGAAAAAATGATTAATCTTATTCCAAGAGGTACTCCTATATGGCTAGGTCTTGACTTAGGTGTAGTAGATGATACAACTGGAATAGCAGCAGTTAGTTTTGATCATTGGGAAAATATAAATGGTACTTTAGTTCCTAAGGTTAAGTGTCATTTTGTTTTAGGTGTATCTAGGTTAGAAGGACAAGAGACAAGTTTATTTCACATAGAGCAGTTTATAGAAGATCTTAACAAGAAATTTAATATTATAGTTAGTGCTGACCAAGCTTTTTCTAAACAAATACTTCAATATTGTGAAAGAGAAGGAATTAGAAATAATGGGAGAATTTCTACAGATAATACTCCTTGTGAACCGGCTCTTTATTTGAAGTATATAATAAACAATGAACTTCTTGAAATTCCTGAATATAAAAGATTACAAAGAGAGGCATATGATTTAAGATATGTTGGTCCAAAACGTAAAGTAGATCATCCTAAAAAAGCATCAATATCTCCATTATTTGATAATCCTGATGGTTCTAAGCCAGGAAGCAAGGATTTATGGGATGCTTTAGCTTCTAGTGTTTATTCTTTAAAATTATCTATTGATGAAGGAGAAGAGATGGGATATTCTTCAGGAATAGCTAAACAACTCGAATCTCTTACTAAAATAACAGCGGATCCAAGAGAAGAGTCACAAAAAGAACTTCAAAACATGTTGGAAAATATATTTTAAGATTCTTTTTCCATAATATATAATCAATTCCTAGGATGGCCAGAGGAAAGTGGTCTATTGTTCGATCAAGTCCTAGGAACAGAAAAAAAAGAAAAGAGATATATTTCAATCTCTTTCTTCCATACGTTTTACAAATTCCCATTCTTCTGGAGTAACATAATCCAGAACGCTTTTTGGAATTTCTACTTCTCTATCGTTTAACATTAATTTAACTTTAACAAATAATTTATTAGGAGTAATATCTACATCAGTTACTACTCCATAAAATCCTGTTTTACGAGATTTAACTTTATCTCCTACTTTTAAATTTTTCATAATTTTCTATATTTATTATTACACATATAAGGTTTTTAGAGCTTATGATAATACTACGAAAACAAAAATATAAAGAACTTCCCTGGACCAAAGAAAATATAGAAAAATATAAGTCACAGGAGAATATGTTAAAGCACGCAAGAAATACACCAGGAAAAACGGCTGGAAAATTATTAATAAACCCAGCCAAAGATGAGTTGGTGGGATATATAGCGTGCGAAGAAGATACTATTATTGCTCTAGAAGTTTCTCCGGGGTATAGAGGAAAAGGAATAGCAACTGATTTGATAAATTCTTCTGGGGCTAATAAACTTACAGTATCAAAGAAAAATATAAATGCGATAAATTTATATAAGAAACTTGGATTTGAAATTATATCAGAAACTCCAAAAATATATTTTATGGAGAAATGATTGAACTATAGTATAATTGGCAATACACCAGATTTTGGTTCTGGGATTTCCTGTTCGAGTCAGGATAGTTCAACGAAAGAAAATAATAATAACTAATAAAAACTATGTTGAGAGTTAAAAGATTTAGTAAAGTTACTGATAAAGTTAAAGAAATAGGAAAATCTATTGAACATACAGTAACTCATCCTAAAGAAACTGGTAAGAAGGTGGTGGAGTATGTAAAGAAACACCCAGATGAAGCTATAATTCTTGGAACATCTGATATTGTTCCTGGAGTTGTTGCTGCCAAACTTGCAAAAGCTGGAAAAACAAAACAAGCAGCTATCGCAGGAACTATTGCAGCACTTCCTATTGGTGGTGCATATGTATCAGGGAAAATAGCTATTCGAAAATGGAATGAAAAAAGAAAGAAGAATAAATAGAATAGATTCGAGATGTAGTTCAGTAGATAGAACGCTTGGTTTGGGACCAAGAAGTCGCACGTTTGAGCCGTGTCATCTCGACCTAGATAAATAGACGATGAGATATCGTGGAATTTATATTTAATTTTCATTTATTCAAAATCACTAAGGAAGAGTAAAAGTCGCGAGTTACTCTTCCACTAATGAAAATTAAATAAATTTAAAGTTTGATATCTTGGGAAGCTATAAGTAGAATAAATGAAAAGAAAGATTGATTGGAACAAAGAAGAACTGGAGTATTTATTATTTGATAAGAAACTAACATATAAAGAGATAGCTAATCATTATGGAATTACAAGTGAAAGTGCTGTTCATAAAGCTATAAAAAGATTTGGAATTGATATCTCAGAAAGAAAAACTATAATATCTAAAGAAGATATAGAAATACTTCTTTTTGATAAAAAACTAACTATTTCTGAAATTTCTAAATTATATAACTTAACAGAAGGTGCAACTAGACTTAGAATAAAAAGATTAGGCATTGAATATGAAAAGAAAAATATATCTTTAGTTGATAGAAATATTAGCAAAGAAGATATTGAAAATCTTATCAAAAAACATTTAACCTATAAAGAAATCGGAAATATTTATAAAGTTTCTGCTAATACTATACAAAATTTAGTAAAACTTTATAAAATTAATAGACCTAAGAGAGGGAATGAATTTATTGTAGAACGGATAGATTCATTTGAATATGTAGATAATGTGATAACTAATGAGTCAATTGATAATAAATTTTTACCAGTTCCAATAGAATTATCAGAAAATTATAAGATAGTATTAACAATAAAAGAAGGAAATAAGTTAGTTAAATTATTTTATGTTCCTGAACTAGGAATTTGGTATAATAATTTTTCAAAATTAAAACACTCTATTGAAAATAGATTAGGGATTAATTTTCTAGAATGGGAGTGTAGATGGATTTTAAAACTGCCAATAAGTAAATTATATACTGAATATTGGATAGATAAGAAAATAGAGTACTATTATTCAGATAAGTATTTTCATACTACTGAATACATAAAGAATAGATTAAGAGAAGATCCTAATTATGTTTGTGATTTTCTCATGATAAAAAGTGATTTAATTGAACAGTTTAATTTATCAAGGGAATATTCAGAATATAAATATGAATATGATTTTACGAATACATGTGAATTTATTAAAAATAAAACTAGTAAGTTTTCTGTATTTGTAAATGAAATAAATCCTTTTACTGGAGATACAATAGGAAATTGGGAAACTAATTTTTTACATTTTATTGTAGAAAAGAAAGATAATTTTATATTAGGAGCTTATAAAAGAGCTATTAAACATAAAAAGACAGATAGTCAATTTTTGGTAGAAGCAAGAAAAGTACATGGAGATAGATATACATATTTAGATGATTATATCAATTACGTAACTCCAATAACTATTTTAGATAATTGTACTGGAGATGTATTTAAAATGTCCCCAGTAGATCATATACATAGAAAAATGGGAAATCCTATAATCAATAAATCTACTGGAGAATTATTAATTATAACCTGGTTAAAAAATTTTCAAATAAGTTATTTAGATGAAGTAGTTGTAAATAATATTAGAAAAGATAAAACTAAATCTGTTCGAATAGATTTCTCTATAGTAGTAAATAATCAAACTTACTGGATTGAATATCACGGAGAACAACACTACAATAAATTTAAAAATTTTTATAATTGGGTAGAAGATGATTTTATCAAACAGTTTCAACGAGATACAGACGTTAGAGATTATTGTAAAAATAGTAATGGAGATATTATTCTTTTAGAAGTTCCGTATATATTAAATACATATGAAAAAGTATCTGATTTTTTAAATAAAACAATAAAATATGGAATAGATCCAAATACATTAATAGATTATAAAAGTTTATATAAAATATAAATAAAAAAAATTAATTATGCGCTGTAGAGTTAAATTATTTTCAACAAGCAGCCAAATTTTAGCAAGTGATGGGAGTCATATTCCAGCACAAGTTCTTCAAGATTATCTCAATAGTGATGCTTATAAAAGCTCTATTGAATCGAAGAATATGTTGGGAGGTTTAACTCACAGAGCAAGAAATTTGGCTAATGCAAAAAACTCAGGAACAGCATTATCTAAGACTGTGGGTAAAGATGATATGATGTTACTTTGTACAGAGGCTGCTGCTCCTGTATTTTATGTAACAAAATTAGAGCTTATGCCTGATTCTTGGTGTTATGCTGAAATAGAGTTATTTGATGAAGCCTTAGCAGATGATGAGGCTGCACAAAACATAAAAAGATTAAAGTACTTATTAAATGCCGGAGTTCGTCCTGGAGTAAGTGCAGTTATCCTTAAACAATATCTGAGGCATGAATTCAAAGTTAATTCATGAAAATGTTTTTAATTGCTGGAAAAATAATAAATTAAATCAGCAAAAACTATTAATAAAAATAGTTTCTCAACGACTAGAGTAAACACTAAGAAATTTTCTTAGATAATATAGTCTACAATTAATTATAAATTAGTTAAATAATTGGGATATTGGGATTCATCTACTTCTGGAGTAGATACATTACGTAAATTAGTAAGTATCAAGGGATTAGATGTTACTTTGAACCCTTCTTGGAAACAAGCTCAAGTAGTACAGACTTGGGATGATGAAGGAAATCTAATATCTGATGGGGAAGAAAAAAACTTTTCGGATATAGAATATACTCCAAAGGATTTTGAATTTAAAGGACTTAAAGTAAAAGCTTTCTCTGATTTAAATTCTCTTGGATGTGGAGATATGTTAAAATCATCCAAGATTGATGGAAAATTTACAAAGTTAAAAGCAAAAGTTTTCTCCGCAGATGGAATGGTAGAAGAAGTTTTAGAATCCATTAGTAAGATGCCAAAAGAACCTGTTCAAAAAGATTTCTCAGTAATTGCATTAAGAGATAGAATTCGTGAATCAAAGTATTCAACTCGTCAAAGATTTCGTGTATTGATTCTATCTTACAAACAACTTCTAAAACAGCAAGGCGGCCCAGAGAAAATAGATCCAGAAACACTTAAAATCATGAAGTCTTTGTTTACTACAGATCTTTTGGATATTATGAAGTCGATTACACCAGAAATCATGAATGGAAAAAATCCAGGAACATTACTTGGTGCTTCTAGTTTAGGTAAGAATGTACGTAAATAATATGCGTTTTTTATATGAATTGCTGGAAATATCTAAATGAGATAAATCAGCATCAAATCATACTTAGATAAATCTAAAGAAGTGATTTGTTCAACGACTATGTATATAAACTGTCAAAATAGACAGAAGATATAGTCTAAATTATAAATAAATTTTATAAATACATTGATAAGTGTACAAAAATTGTTCTTACCATATAAGATGGCTATGTCTGAGGTATCTAAAACTAATGCAATATCTAAGGCAAGATATCAAAAAATTCAAGCTGCTTATTCTGACTTTGTTAATGCAATGTTAGAGGAAATATTCGCGCCGAAGAATGGTACGAAGAAAGAAGAGCCAGTAGAAGAAGAAAACCCTGAAGAAAACAGTTAAAAGATTATGAAAGTAGAAAGACGTAAATTATTCTCTTCTTCGATTTCTCCACGGCGCAAGTTATTTTCAGGTGGAGTAACTCAGGCAGAATATAAGAAAATTCAGTGTAGAGATTGTGGTTATATTATGGATACTTTAGCCACTACAACTAACTTCTTATGTCCTAAATGTGGAGCTGTAAATAGATTTAATGTTTTAGAAGTTACACCAAGTCCTGAAAATACTCCTGAAGCTGTACAAGTCGAAGTATCAAAAATTGAAGAAGTAGAAAAAGGATTCTCAAGACGTTCGTTATTCGGCGGAGATAATAATGCCGCTGTACAAAAAGAATTTTCAGAACCGTCGAACGAATTTGAGGTAAAATTAAAAGAATTTTCTGGCAAAACTTTAAATGAATCAGAAGTTGTTAAGGCATTTGGTATTTCCGCCGAAGATTTAGTTGAAAAAGGTTTTGCTAGTATTGATGAAGATAATAAAGTTACTATTCCTGAAACTGCATTCTTACAATCTAAATTATTCTCTAAGTTAATCGTATCAGTGACTAAGATTTTGGATTTAGACCCAATAGAAGGACCTAAGGAAGACATAATTAATATGTTAGAATCTAAAGGATCTTTAGGACCGAAAGGTATAATGCTAATTAAAAAAGCTCATTCTCTTCCACTTGAAGAAATGAAAGAAGTTGAGTTCTCTAGCACTGAAGAAGTAGAGGATTGGATTAAAGATTCTGGAATTATTGGAGACTTAAAGATAGAGTTTGGTAATTCTGCAATGGGAATTAAAGAATTTACAAAGATCCTAGAAGAGAGATATGATGATGCTCCAGATAATATAATAGATATATTAATTGATCGTGGAGTAATCAAAATTCAAGGAAATCAAGTTGATATAATGAAATAAAATATTTATAAAACTCAGTATGAAAAATACAAGATTTATGGAAGTCCTATTCTCAGCTGTAGAGGATAAGGATGAAGAATTAGCAAAGCAAGTAGCCAAAGATATTGAAGATGCTAAGGCTAATGGCTCTGTTGATACTGAAGAAGTAAAATATGAAAATATCGGTGACGGTAAAGTTTCAGTAACAGACAAAGAAAATGGCGAAGTTACTATCGTTGAAAAAGCTTCCGACGAGGACGATACTTATGATATGTATCCAGCTGAACAATCTGAACAAATCGAGGGATATCTTCATCCGGAAGGGGATGGAGTAACTCCGGGTAATCAGGTAGGTGCAGCTGACGAGGAAGTTGAAAGTCATATGGATGGTAGTGCTGTTATTGCACCGAATCTTCCTGATGGTGGTTTAAATCCAGCAGCTGGTCATGAAGAAAGTGTAGAAATTACTGCACAAGAAGGTCCTGAAGCTGTAGAAGAATGCGAAGAAAAAGAATTCTCTGTAAGTACTGATAATAGCGTAGTTCTTAGAATTTTCTCAGATCAAGAATTTTGTGAAAGATTATTCTCAGAAGTTATTGAATCAGAAGAAACAGCTAAAGTAGGTGATCTTAAAGTAGAAAAAACTGGTGAAAATGAAGTAGTTGTTACGTCAGAATCTACAGGTGATCAAGCAAAGGTAGAGTTTAATGGTGAAGATATGGATGTTACTGAGCTAGAATCTAAGAATTTTAGTGAAGCAGAACAGTTTGATCCATTGTTTGTAGTAGGAGTAGATCCAGTAAATCATGTTATTGTAGATGCTCCAGAGTATGACGAAGCATCAGCTCAAGAATTAGTTCAGAGTTTAACAGAAAAAGGAGTAGCAGGAGTTAGAATTTTTGATAACCCCGAAGACGCTCGTGAATATGCTATCGATCTCTTGAATGGTCTTGGTGTAGTTGAAGATGAACAACTTGGAGAACCTGAACAAGCAGAATTTTCAGATCATACTATTTACTTAACTGAATTCCAAGCTGATAATACAGACTTTATGTGTCGTTTCTTCTCTGAATCTGTAGATAGTATTAGTGCAACTCAGGATGCTATTGAAGATGCTATTGAAAATGGTGATGAGATTGAAACAGATTCTGAAGTTATTACACCTATCGATTCTAAGACTGCAGTTATACAGGATAAAAATAAAGATGAATTTACTAAAGTTAGTTTAGAAGGTGAAGAAATGGAGCTTGAAAAGATAAGCGAAGATCAAGCAGAAGAGTTGACAGATCATATCGTTGTTTCTGAAGAAGAGGAAGACGAAGATGAGGAAGAAGAAAAAGAATTCTCTGATGTTTGGTGTGACGAAGCAGAAACTAAATTTTTCTCAGAAAATGAAGAACTTACTCAGTATATGATTCGTTTGTTCTCTGAAGAGGCTGATTCTGCTGAAATTGAAAGCGCAATCCAAACTGGCGAACAAGTAGAAACAGATAAAGAAATTATTACGCCTATCGATTCTAAGACTGCAGTTATACAGGATAAAGAAAATGGCGAATTTACTAAAGCTGAGATGGATGAAGAAGTTCTTGATGTTAATCCTATCTCAGAAGCAGAAGCCGATAATCTAACAAACAGTATTGCAGTAGAAGATAAAGTTGAAAATCATGAAGAAAAAGAATTTTCTGAAGATATCTACTGTAATGAGGCAGAAACTAAATTCTTCTCTGAAGGTGAGGAATTTACTGAATATATGGTTCGTCTATTCTCTGAAGAAGATGGTCATTGTCCAGTAGAAAAAGCTATTGAAACTGGTAAGAAAGTAGAAACAGATAAAGAAATCATTACTCCAATTTCAGCTACAGAAGCAATTATAGAAGATAAGGAAAATGGTGAATTTACTAAGGCTACTATGAGTGAAGATGATATTGAATGTCATCCATTATCAGAAGAAGAAGCTGACAAACTTGAAGAACATTCTATTGATAAAGAAGAAAAGAAATTCTCAGGAGATTATGAAGATCCTATTCTTAATAAATTCTTCTCAGATGTTGTAGGTGCAGTTCCTGTTCCTGCTGGAGAAGTAGATCCTAATACTCCTGTAATTCCTTTAGCTGATCCTAATGCTGTAGCTCCTCAGGAAGTAGCAGTTCCGGCAGGTGTTGCTCCTGCACAAGGTGGTGCTACTAGTGTTGAAGCTATTGAAGATAAAGCACTTCAGGCAGTTCAAAGTATCCAAGCAGTAGCAGAAGAAGCAGCTCAGCAAATTATGGAAGCAAAACAAGCTCCTGCACAGGCTCAAGAACAAGATCTTCAGGAAGCTCAGTTCTCAGAAAAGAAATTCAGTGATACAAATGATACTCTAGTATCATGGTTGACTGGAAATAGTTTTCGTAAGTAATTAAATATAAATAGATAGGTTTATGGTTATCCTCAAAAACCATTTTACATAAACTAAAAATAATAAAAACATTATATACATTATGAATACACAGTATTTGCAAATGATGCAGACTCCTTCAATGATGGAGGCTCTTATTAATAGCTCAGTATCAGCAGAAGATGCTAACCTTCGTTCTCGTGAATATGCTAAGATGTTCTCTCGTAACGATGAAATGAAAGATTTGTTTGGTCTAGGTAATGCAGGTAATTTGCTGCAGAAGACTTTCTCTGGTTATGCAGAAACTCCGTTGCTGTCTACTCAGTATTTCAATGCTTCTGTAGCTTCTTATGTAAGCTCATTCGCAGGTTATATGTCTATCGAACGTGACTTTGATCAGCCTAATGGTTTGTTCTATTGGTTCGACGTTTTGGGTGTAACTGATATGCGTTCTGTTATTCCTAACTTAGGTCCGGATAACTATCAGGATATTCAAGCTATGGGTAACTTTACTTTGAATATTACTCCGACTACTAATGCTGACTACTCTTCTTTGATTGGTCGTAAGATTATCCCTGGTACAGTACGTGTTAAGATTGCTACTGCAACTGAAAAATTCGAATTGATCGATAATGGTCAGGGTGCTTTCATGGCTGTTGCTGGTAAGATTTCTAACGGTACTATCAACTATTTGAATGGTCGTGTAGAATTTACTTTGGCTACTGCTTTGGCTGGTGATGCTGCTACTGAATCAATCACTATTGTAGGTAAAGAAGATGTTACTGGTACTCCTTGTAACACTATCGGCGCTTCTAACGCACATGCTAATGATAAGAGATTTATCGCTAAGATGCAACAGCTTGGTTTGGCTACTGTACCTGATATGTTGGTAGCTGAATATAATATTGCTGCTTTAGGTGCTATGAAGAAAGCAACTGGTTCTGATATGGCTACTTTCTTGTTCACTAAGCTTCGTGAATTGTATACTAAGGTAATTAACTATAAATTGGTTTCTACTTTGGAAGAAGGTTATAATGGTAACGTTATGGCTGACTTGGATTTGACTCAGGGTGCTATGACTGGTCAGTTCATGGATTATCGTTCTAGAGTTGATTTGTTCGACGCTTACTTGATTAATGTTGAAAGTGCATTGGCAACTAAAGCTGTTAAGGGTGTTGATGTTACTGCTTATGTAGCTGGTAATATGGCATCTAATCAATTCCAGAAGGGTGGAATGATTGGTAAATGGGAACGTAATACTAAGATGACTTATATCAATGACCTGTTGGGTTGGTATAATGGTATTCCTGTACTTCGTTCTACTGATATTGCTGAAGCTCCGGGTGAAGGTACTTTCTATGCAATTCACAAAACAAAAGATGGTCAGATGGCTCCGCTTGCACGTGGTATCTATATGCCTTTGACTGATACTCCGACTATTGGTAACTACAATAACCCAACTCAGATGGCTTCTGGTATCTACTATCAGGAAGGTACTAAGTATATGGCTCCTGAATTGGTACAGAAGGTTACTTTCAAATTTGGTATCTAATTAAACCATAAAAATCATTTGGATCGTTAAACTCTCAGATCCCTAAAGAATAAAATGATTTTAAACAAAGAGAGGGATTTCCTAGGTCTTATAGACTTAAGGTTCCTTCTCTTTTTAATTTTTACAATTATGGCAAGTACATTTAGATTAAAGAGAAAATTATATTCTGATGATAAAGGCGGAATGAGTACTGGGAAAAAATTAGCTTTAGGTGGCCTCGCAGCAGGTGCAGCCATTCTTGGGGCTAAAAAAGGTGCATTTGGTGCTAACATAATGGCTAAAACTAATACTGGACTAATGAAAGCTGGTAAAGCTGTTGGAGGAAAAGTTGGAGATAGAATGATGATGTCTGGAGCTAAGGATTTTGGAGTTGCACGAGCTAAACAAATTGATAATGCACTTTTAAAGAAAACAGGATCTCAGATGACAAAACAAGCTTTTAATGCAAAAGCTGATCAAAAAGGTATGCAGGCACTTGGAAAAATTATGAAATAATTATGGCAACTTATAAGCTTAAAAGAAAAAATTTTGGATTATTTTCTCCATTCGCCAAAACAGCGGCAAATTGGACTGCAGCAAAAGGAGCTTTTAAAGCAGGAGAAAATGACAAAGGTTTTAAGAATTTAGCTTCTACTGTGGGAAGAGGCACTATTGGAATAGGTAAAGGATTAGGTGTTGCTGCCGCCGGAACTGCTGCATTAGGTGCTGGTACATTTTTAGCAGCAGAAAATAAAGCTAATAGTTAAGGAAGAAGTTAATCCCTGAAAATTAATTTTAAAATATTAAAATAAGTTTTATGAGTGATGTAATTTACAGAGGTCTTAAACTCTCTTCTAATAAATGTAGGTATTTTCAAGTAAAAGAAGGACAAATAAGCTCTATAGTAGAGGATACTTCAAGATCTACTCTCACTCTAACTTATTCTCCAGGAAGTACTTCTGGAAGTTTATCAGATCTTTTAGGAATACCGTGTACTGAAAAAAGAATTGACATGCTCCCTACAGGACTTCCTAAATTATTTAAAAATACTTATGTTACATTAAATGGACTTAAGTTAAGAAAATTAACTTATGATCCACATACTATTAATATAGTTATTGTAAATGACTCAGAATCTAGAGTTATCCAAGACTATAATTATACAACAATAGTAGTTTCGGAAGGAGATTATAAAAATCCTGAGTTTATAAATTTCTTGTTTTACTCTGGAAATCTTATATATCTTCAACCTATTGGACCTAGACCAAGCTGTTATGAGATAAGAAATTTTCCTAAAATTATAATTAGTTCAGATGATGTTACACTTGAATCTGAATCTGAAACAATATTTACATTAAGAAGGAAATATAATGATTATGTTATAAGAGCTGTAGATTATCAAGATCAATTTATTCTAGAATTACGTAAAATTTTAGATGATTATGGTTTAGAGTTAGTTAGAATTAATAAAGAAACTACATTAACTAAAACATCACATGTTGTTTATCAATTTCTTCAGACTCCAGTGAAAGATAATCATCCTAAGTATTCTGATGATAAAGTAATGCAGCATAAAATACCAGTTGAATTTTATCTAAGAAGTACTGATATGCCATTATTCTTTGACTTTAAAAATAGATATATGAATGTCACATTACTTACTAATTTCTGTGAATTCAAAACATCAGATAGATATGGACAAAGATGGACAGCTGCAATAAAATGGGGAGGAATAACTGAAGATTTTAACCAGACATATCAACAAGATGATAATTCAAATTTCTCTTATCAATGTCAATTCAGATGTGAACTATTTTTCTATGAAGTAATTGATGATAGATATAAATTCCTAGAAGAAATAGTTCAGAATATAGAGTTTGAACGAAATAATCCAGATTATCATTATGAAGTTCCGGTTGATACTGAAACAACAATTATAAACAAAGGGTTATGATAAATTTTAGAAAGAAGAAATACCTTATCCAAAATTTAATGCCGGACGCTATTGAATATTTAAAGAAACAAGGATTACGGCCTAATATTATAACTCCAGAGCAAGCAGATAGCGTTAGTAGAGTTAATTCTAAGGCTATGGTTTTAGTTTCATTTATAAAAAATGAGTCTGGATATTATCAAATTCAAGTACAGGATAAGGAATTATACAATTATACTCAAAAATTAATCAAAGATATTTTTAGAATGAGAATAACTGATATTAATAAAGAAACCAGAGTAATCACAGCAGAAACTGATCACTTAGGAATAGCTTTTGATATTATAGAAATTCTCGCTACAAAATATAATTTATCAGTTGTGGCATGATTAAATTTAGACAGAAAGAATTTACAGAATATGATGCAATGAGAAGTCTTTATGTAAAACTTATGCGATATTCTGATAGAAATAAATTCGGAGTAATAGATACTAGTGCATTAATTCCTGTTCTTAGAGGAAATAATGTAGTAATCGAAAGATTTGTAATTAGTACTTCTATGTTTGGAAAAGATAAATATAGAATGTATCTAAAAATTGGTGCCAAAGCAAAGTTACCAGATGAGGTTAGACTTCCAGGTAAAACATATGATAAACGTCTTGGAAATATGCAATTAAACGTAAGTCATTCTATATTTGCGCCAAAAGATAGTGATCCAAATTGGAATAATAACAATAATGGAGGAAATAATAATACTTCTTTAGGAGACACTTCTGGACCTAGGAATGATAATCCTGAAGAAAGAAGAGGTGGAAAAAAGAAAGAAAAGAAGTATTCAGAATTTCCAGGATCAATTTTAGAGCAAAGAGAATTTAAGAGTAAAGGCGGTGATAAACAATATCCCTATCTATCTGGTTCATTCTCTCCTTCCTTTGATCTATCTTATGAAGTTTCTGAATTGCTTGGAGAGGCTATCAAATATGATAAAAAATCAAGATCATTGGTCTTAGAATTCAAATCTATCGAAGATGCTATTAATGCATTGAATATATTACCCTTCGGATTAGGTTATAAAATATATTTACTTAATGCATGATGATTGTAAAGAGATTTTCTCAAACCAAGATATTAAATACTAATAACCCAGCTCTTGGTTTCACTAAAGGGAGAAAATATGATACAGATATGGATAGACTGGGTAGAATGAATACTTCTCAACGTGAATTAGCTGGAATCGGTAATTTAGGAAAAGAAATGAGAAAATTAAATCAAGAATTAAATCGTGGAGGAAGAGGTAAATGGCAAGATACAGATTAAAAAGAAAATGTTACAATGCACTAACTGAAGCTGCCGGAAATACACTTGGAGGAGTTACAGAAGGAGTTGGTAAAGCTCTTGATAATAAAGTAGCCGGAATCGCTGGTGGTGTTTTAGGAGCTACTAAATTAGGAGGAACTATTGGAACAATGATAGGGGGACCATTTGGAAGTATTTTAGGTATGGGAGCTGGTTATCTCTTAGGTTCTGCAGCTATTAGAGGTCTTGGAAAAGGTCTTAAAACTGCCGGTCAAGATATGCAGACTTAATTATAGGAGGATTTAGATTATGATTAAGTTTAGACAAAAAGAATTTTTTTGGGGAATGGCTTTAAATGCTGCAGGGGCTATTGGTACAGGTCTTTCTCTAAAACAAGGCTCTGATCAAATGAAACAAGCTGAGGAACAAGCAGCACAGGCAGAGGAGCAAAATAGAAAGATGACCAAAGCTTTAAATAAAATTGCAGAAAACGCAAAAAATAATCCACAAGCAGCACAACAAGCAGCAGATGTAATGGGACAAAAACAGTTTGCTCAAATAAATTTTGCAAAACTTACAGCAACTCTTAAGAATAATAAAACTTTAGGAAATGCTAAAGGTCTCGCTAAAGATGTTGGTAAAATTGTGTGGAAAGGAAAAAATAAGCTGATTGGTGGAACTATGATGGGAGCTACAATGGCAGGAGCTTCATATCTTACTGATAAAGCAATTCAAAAAGATATGAAGAAAAATGGAATGCCTCTTGAAAAAACCTATTCTGCTGGATCTATAATGAAAGCAGTAAAAGGTACTGGAAAAGTTTTAGGAGAAGCTGCAAAAAAAAATAAAGGAACGTTAATAACGATGGCTGCTCTAGGTTCTGCTCCCATGGCTCTCGGATACTCTGCTGAAAAAGCTCAATATAAAGATCAGATGGCATTAACTCAGAGAAACTATGCAGTCCCTGGAGTAATGGCAGTTAAAAGATTACTTACTGGCGCTTCTAAATCTGTAAGAAATTCACAGATATTTAAAACTCCTGGACAAACAATTTTAGGTGGACTTTCTAATTTATCTGGCGGAGGTGGTCGAAAAGGTGTATACAAATTCGGTCATCAGTTAAATAGATATGGAAAACACTCAGGTTCAGTATGGTCTCAAAAAGCAGGTAAATTCATTATGGATAACCCCAAAACAGCCTTAGCAGGTAGTATTCCAGTCGGTGCTGCAGTTTTAGGAGCAACATGGGGAACTGGAGAGAAAATAGTAAATAAAACAGCTCGGGCTCTAGATAAAGATGCTTTCAAATATCAAGATTCTAAAAATCAAGAAATACAATGATTATAAAAAGAAAATTATTCACTAAATACGACGATACTGATAATCTTAAAAGAATGAAGGATTCAGATATTCTTGCTGAAAAACCAAAACAGGCTCCTGGATATGGTTCTGTAGCTGGGGCTGCTCTTGGTGGGGCTGCTCTTGGTGGAACAGTTGGTTCTGTAGCTGGAGCTTTTGGAAAGAATAAGGCAGGTCGTAGTTTACTCGGAAGAATGGGTAAAGGTGGAAAAACTGGATTAGTTGTTGGTGGTCTTCTAGCAGGTGGAATGGCTCTTCGAAATAGAAATAAACAAGCTGAAAATAATGAATGGTATAATAAAAGACTTAATTATGCTCAGAGACAGGCTAGACGAAGAGAAAAACAGGATTGGAAGACAAATATGACTCAAAGAGATGGTTATTCCTATTAAAATTAATAAAAAATTATGGCAAAATTTAAACCAAAGAAAATAATCAGAGATGTAAAGGAGTTTTATAAAAATAACCCTACGGCAAAAATTACTACTGCCACTGCTGGATTTTCTGGAACTAATCTTGCTATTAATGCTACTAGAAAAAATTCTGATAAAAAATATCAAGATGAACAGCTAGAAGCAATGGATAGATTAACTAAAGCACTTGGAGGAGTTAATAAAACTTTAAAAGAGGTAGAAGTAAAAGAACCTAAAAAGACAACCTCTTATAAATTTAAAAAAATCTTTTCCGAGAAAAATGATAATAATATGATTACATTTAGAAGAAAAGACTTTAGTATATTATCTGATACTGTTAAAGGAGCTATAATTGGTGGAAACGTAGCTACTCTAAGTTTACCATTATCCGGAAAAGATGCTAAAAATATTAAATATGAAGGAAGTAACCCTACTTTCCGAAAATTAAATGCTCTAAGTCCATTTGCTAAACGACTTGGAGTAGTAGCCGCCGGAACATTAGTCGGAGCAGCTCTTGGAGCCTTAGTTGGTACTATAAAAAAAGGTGATGAGGCTATTTCCAGAAAGTTAACAGTTGACAATAGATTAATGGATAGAGTAGTAGAGGATCTTAAGAAAACAGGTTTTAAAGAAGGCTCCGATTTTACAAGAGATCCTAAAACGGCGGATTCTCTTAAATCAGCAATAAGTGTAGCTATAACAAGAAATTCTGGTGAACTTAGACTTCTAGTAAATACAATAGCAGATAATAAACTAAAAGATATAACAAAAAACATAATACGAAATCTACCAAACTCAAGTGCAGTAACAGAAGAAAGTAAAAGTAGATATAATGAGATTTCTATAACTACTATATCTGATGGAACCGCTGATGTTGGTTTAATAGCTGGAATATGTGAAAAATTTATAAGAAATAAATATCCAGTATATCTCGTAGAAGTTGGTTAAATAAAACAATTAATTATTATATTTAAATTATGGCACAATGGACTGAAACTCTCGAACCGTATGTAAAAGTTATAGAGAGAGTACATACCGCAGCTCTTAATCCTACTGCAGGTGAAAGTTTAATTATCGGAGTGACTTTAATTTCTGATGCAGGCCCAGCAGTTCCTACACTGATCTCTAGTCAATCTGAATTCTTAAAAACTTATGCTTCAGGGGACTTAACAGAAGATTATATGGCATCCTTGAATAATCTTTATCATGATGCTAATAATACAGGAGATAAAAATGTAGCTGCAACAATGTGGATGAATGCTTATAGATTGGCTGGCTCTAATGTTATGCTGGTTTGTAGAGCATCTAAAGCTAACGATATCTACTACGCTAAACCCATGACTAAAACTGATTATAGTACATATATCCTTAGAGATGGTGCTTTAATGAAGGGATTTAGAGATGCTGATAAAGGTGTCGTTAAGTTTGTTCTTGATATTGATGGTGATGATGCAGAACATGATCAAGATGGATGGTCAATTAATTTGAATGGAGTAGGTATTCTTGGTAATCGTACCACCGATGATGGTCCTCAATATGATTACTATGTAAGAACTCTCCCCGACTTAGTAAATCAAATGAATGAAACTAATAAATTCTTCTCTCCATCTTATAAATTCTTCACAGATCCTAATAATATCATCTCTGAAAATGAAACAACTGATCCCGATAAAGCAAAGGCAGTTGTATTCTATGAACTTTATCTAGGACAGGATATGCTAGATACTTCAGACTCTAGATGTCCACTAGGAAAGCAGTATATCGTGATTTGTGAACCTGATTGGACTAGTGATAATCCTAATCAAAAACTTATAGATATTAATGCTTCCGCTTGGTCTGGTTTCGAAGAACAGAAATATTATGCAGTTAATCAATATAACTCTAATACTGATCTGAGAGTTAGAATTAGACGTTTTAATCATGATGCAGTAGTTACCAAAGAATTAACTAACCCCGCTTTGAACGAAAACTCTGATTCTCCTTATATGGTACTATCGGCCGTTCTAGATACCTATACTAAGAAAGGAACAGTAGAACCGTCAGAAAGTATCCTACAGCGAGATTTTTATGAAGTCGCTGTTCTTGATCCTAATATTTCTGACGAAGTACAGTTCTTTAATATAGGTAAAGTAACCGGCCGTGGAGATATGGAAGTATCAGAACTCAATGAACTCCTAAGTATGATTCAACTTCAACTCCCTGACGATATGAGAGAGCTTGGATTGAACTACTATGGATACGGAGCTGATGATAAAGTATGGGTAGAACTTGATCCTAATGACCCAAATGCAGGTTCTTATAAACAAACAGTTTCTTCAATGACTGATCTTTACAACTCAAAAGGTATGTCAGTTGGAGATGTTTACCGAGTTGGATCTGGAAGTTCATATAAGTACTATGAATATCAAGAAAATGGTGGAGATCAAGTTTATGCAAAATTAGGCGTAGATCCAACTGAAACAGATATTCTTGATGTATCTGAATCGGATCTTAAGAAAGCACTTGACGAAATCAACATTCAGGAAATCTATGTGGTTGAAGGATTATGTGACCTTGGAAATACATCACTAAGTTTCCAGAATTACTTGGCTAATATGGCTATCAATTCTAACTATTTCTATCCAGTATCAACAGTTCAGAGCACAAATTATATGACTATCGCTAATAATGCAACTAAAATAGCACAAGATTCATATAAACTCTATCTGTCTGCACCTTGGGATATCGACTCCGGTACATTTGGATGGAAATATTATTGCTCACCTGCTGTTGTTTACTGGGAAGCTGTAGCTAGAAACCGTAAGTTATTTTTGCGGTTTATAAATTATACTAAAATGCTGGAAATACATAATAATAAAGTATAATCAGCAGAAATTGGAGTAAATTCTAATTTTTCAACGACTAAATGTATAACTAAATTTGAAATATAATTTAGATGATATAGTCTAGATTATTAAGTTAATCTTATTAAATATCGAGAAATAATGCAGAATTTGCTCCCGTGCTTGGACAAACTAATGGTATTGTTCAGTATCAAAGACCTATGACTGAGTTTAATAAGAAAACTCGTCAACTTCTGCTCTCTAAACGAGTAAATACTGTACTCTGGAATTATCAAACTAATGCTTGGAATATGAATGATAATTATACTAAGCAAAGTGTAGATAATATTGTTTCAGATGAAGGTAACTCTCGTTTAGCTATTCGTATCTCAAAAGCTATGCCTGTATTACTTAAACAGTATATAGGCTGGAGAATTGCACCAAAACTATGGGAAAGTGCGATTGGAACTATCGATTAATTATGTAGTCGCCTAGAGTGGATCTAGGAAAATTATACCAAAATGCTGGAAAAATCTTGGTTACACCAAGTATAAATCAGCAAAAAGGATATCTTAGATTTATCTAAGTAAAATCCTTTCTCAACGACTAAATGTATAACTTAAGAAGTATTAATTCTTAAGATGATATAGTCTATTTATTAACAATTATTAATAACTTAAAAGTACTGGTTCAAATCAACTATTCTCCCAATGTCTTATAATATTGATGATTACCGTTAATATAAATTAAGCGGCCTTAAAATTTTTAAGGAAAAATAAGAAAATGCTGGAAAATAAAAATAATCAGCAAAGTATCATTATTGATACTCTCAACGACTAAGTACTTATTTGTTTAAAATAAAATTAAGCAAATGATATAGTCTGATCTTAATAAAATTAAATATTAAGTTACATAAATGATTATCATCGATGAGACAAATAACCCTGTTCAAATTCAGCGTAAATAATTGCGCCTTGGATTTTTATATTACCAAGAAAAATAAGAGAATTGCTGGAAGATAATAAAATAAATCAGCAAAGAAAGTTTACAAAAATTTTCTCTCAACGACTATGTACTTATTAAAATGATATAGTCTGATCTTAAATATTGGCTTTATTTTATATTTAAGTTTAACAATAATGCAGAATAAAATGGTGGTTAACGTTTTGGTTAGATACCAGAGAGCTTTGAAATATGTCATCGTAAAGTATATGCGATTATTATACCAATTGCTGGAACTTAATAAATCCAAAGAATCAGCAAAAATAGATATAATTCTATTTCTCAACGACTAGATGTATAATTAAAATTTCATGAAGATTTTAAAAGATATAGTCTGAACATGAGTAGATAATACTTAGCAAACATATTGATATCACGACATTTTCGACGTTGGTATGGATCTTGCAGTCTCAGAATATGAAGATACAAGAGGAGCAGCCCTTGAATAACGGGAAGCAAATAAAAATAATGATAGTATGTTGGAGAAATCTGACATACTATCCTTTATAAAATAAATTATGTCAAGATTAATAGATGATAAAATAATAGAAATAGAAAAATTTTTTAAATCTTCTGAAAACAATAAGAATATTGATTTTTCAAAAATAAAAGATTCCTTCAAATCTTATAATGATACTGTAATCTTAATATGTCCTATTCATGGGGAGTTTGAAGTGAAGTATAAAAATCTATCAAGGAAAGAAAAATCACCAGATCATTTCTTGTGTAAAAAATGCAAACAACAAAAGCAATTAATCGAATATACTAATAATATAATTAACACACTTAATGAACTAAATAAAGAGAGAAATTTAGATATAGAATTCATTTCATTTATTGATTTTGATAAATTTAAAATTAAATTATATTGCAGAAAGCACGATTATTACTGGGAAACCAACTATTATAATTTAGTATGTAATAGATCGATTGGATGTTCAAAGTGTAATTCTGAATATTTATCAAAATATAAAACAATGTCTAATACAGAAGCATATAATAGGGTAATTAGTGCTAATAAGTTATATTTAGATAATTATGATTTCTCTCCAGTATTAAATAGTTTTGTAAATACAGAAACTCCCGTTAATGTATTCTGTAAAAAACATAATTTATTATATAGTATTGATTATTATACATTATTTAATAATAATTCTAAATGTGGATGTCCTAAATGTACATTATCTGGAATTTCAAATCAAGAAGAAATCTGTTTTTTAAATATTTTGAAATACAAAACGGAATCATTAATTAGTAGACAATATGAAATCAAAATAGATAGTGATTTCTTTAAGTCAATTAGAACAAAAATATATGTAGATTTCTATATTTCAGAATTAAATACAATAATAGAATATGACGGAAGACAACATTATGAACTGGTTAAAAAATTTCATAAATCTTATCAAGACTTCGTAAATCAAATCAACCGAGATAGATGTTTAGAACAATATTGCAAAGAAAATAATATAAAACTTCTTCGAATTTCTTATAAAGACAATAATAGAATCCCTGAAATCATAAAGATATTTTTCGAAGAAGGAAAAGATATAACAACAAAAGTAGAACCTAAATTATTACCAGTATTATATCATGGATAAAACATTATTAATAGATCTTAAAAAGAAGTTATTTATCAGGAGTGCTCTTATAAGTTTGACGTCTCTTGATGAAATTTTAGCCTTGAACGATTTTTTGAGTCCAGATGAGATATTACTGGAGATAATTAAGGAGTCGTTAAGAGAATTTGAACATACCTTGCCATTGATTCTGGAGATGAAAATGAACCGTTCTCAGATGTGTAGTTGTGAGAACATGGGACTTGAAGGGTATTGTGAGATTAAGAGTAATTTTACATTATTTCTTGATTGTAAAATATCGGAAGATCAGATTATATTAATTCCAAATTCTATTCCTATGTACAGGGTGGGGTCTATATCTTATCCAGCTCCAGGAAACTATACTTACTTCACAGATTATAGACGTCCTTATGTTTTTATGATGGATATGCCCAGTTACGATCAATTCTATATTAGAGGAATATGTAGTCGGCCGATAATTCCAGATTTTCTTCCTGATAAAACGTTTAATCCAGGATCATCTAAAGCAGCTATTTATTGGCTGAATGTAGAAGAAGGGTCGAGAGGTACATTTTTTATGGATCTCTGTATGACTCATTTACTAGACTATATTAGGAACCTAAAGGCTTCATTAATGTTACCTAATGTTGGTTTGGAAGTTCTTAATAATATCGATGCTGCATATCAAGAGCTTAGATCTAGGTGTGATAATTATATACTCCAATCTGGATGGTATGGAGATTTACTTGTTTAATATATAAATTTATGATAATAAAAAGAAAGTTGTATTCTCTTGCAGGAACTAGAATATTAGCTGGATTTAATAAAAAAGTTCTTAGAAAGGCTCCAATGGCTGCAAAAAGATCTGCCATAAAAACACAAAATAAAGTTCTTTCTGGAGTAGCAAGAGGTTTAAATAAGATAGAAGGAGTAAAAATGGCGGCAAATCAAGCAGCCATTAATCCAGGAAGAGTTGTAATTACTAAAGTAATTCAACCATCTATAGAAGCACCTATAACTTCTGTAGCTATGAAAACAGTACCTATTCCTGGAACATCTGCTTTAGTTAGTGTAGTAGGAAAACCAGAGAAAACTATGTGGAAAAAGATTGGAGTTGGTGATAAAATGTCTAAGGCTGCATCTAAGTATGTAGATAGTAAAGGAGGTAGAGTTGTAGAAGATATAGTAAATAGCTCGACTAATTATTTTAAAAATCTTATGGTATGACAAAATTTAGACAAAAACAATATACAATTCCGGAGGGTCACTATACAGGTCCTAAGGATATGGATAAGGTTCCAGGAGCTATAGAAGTAATCGGAAAATCTGCCTTAGCTGGTGCTGGTATTGGAGGAGTTACAGGTAGTCTCCTAAAAGATGCTAGTATTACCAGTGGTGCTATAACTGGAGGTAAATATGGAACTATAGCAGGTGTAGTATTAAAATTCTTCTTAAACTATTTACACAATCCAATGTCATCTATTAAATTTCAAGAAGTAGATAAATTAATTCGTCGTGAGTTTGGTATTTATAGAGCTTCTGGAGTAACTATAGGAGATTCATTAGATAAAAGAGCAAAAATAGATGAGAAGTTTAGTTTTAATGATCGAAATGTAACAGCTTATAAATTAAATTTTTCAATACAAGATAATTCCATTACCATGTATACTTTTGGAATGACCTCTAAGGAATTGGAAAAGACTTCAGATAGTTTAGACTATTACTGTAAGAAGTATACAGGGATGGAATATAGTAGTTATGCAATCAATTCTAGAAATAATTCTTATTCAGTGGCTATTGTATTTACAAATTATCAAGTTATAGCCAACTTTATAATGGAACTCAGTAATACTCTTGGAGTAAAAATAAATCTTCTTGATAACAAAGCTTTAGTTGAAAATAGAATTAAGGAAGTTGAACAGAAGGATTTTTCGGTTAAGTCTTTAAATAAATATGATTTAAAGAAATTTATTGGGAAAACGGGAAAATTTCTATTTTCCGGTAAATCTGAAGATCTTATCGGTTTAATTTATAGTGCTGCAGTAACTTTTTCTAATGATCCTGATATAATTCCTACATATCGAGGAGACTTTGGAAATAAGTACTTAGAAAATAGCCTTAAAAGACTTCGTTATGTTGAAGGTCTAGATTATACTGTTGGAGAATTTGGTGGAGATATAGGTATTAATATGTCAATGATCTCTGGAATATTCGTAATAACAGTAAATAAAGAGGATACCAACGAACTTAAGAAGATTGATTCTATTTTCTGGAATCACTTAAAAACGATAGTAAATAGGGTAGATACTGGAAAAGTAGTTGTATATAACTACACAATTAAAACAAGAAATGAATTTGATTTTATCTTAAAAAAATTCATGTCAACTGATGTAAAACCTAATATATTTGAAAAATGATAGTACCTAGAATTCGATATTTTTCAGATTTACAAGCTAGAAAGATGATAACGAAATTAACAGAGAAATTGGATAAAGATCGTATCGGGGATTATGAAGTTTCTAGTAAAATTCCCAAAGATGTAATTAGTATATATCCTGATCCATCTTCAATTAAAATATATATTCCAAAAGATCTTGAATATAGTCAGTACGAAATTGATGATTTCATTAGATCTATGGCAGCTCATATTAGAACAACTACGATCCTAGAGAGAGATATATATGTAATGAAACTATCAGGATCTCTTACTTTTGAACAGATATATAAATTAATACGTGAGATAATTGATACAGAAGAATTTTGTACTATTATTGACTGTGATTAATCTTTAAACTAAATATATACTATTATGGCGGATATGATTTCAAAAAACTTAGATAAGGCAAATAGGCTTTATTCTATTGGAATGAAAAATATAAAATTACAATTAAAACTTCTTGGGACTGAATTTGTAGTACTCAGACCAAAGAGTAATTCAAAATGGAAAAATGTTTTTGGAGGTACATATTCATCAAGTAGTACATTAGAGAACGATTATGATCAATTTACTACAATATTGATATTAAATCAGAATGAACTAAGAGATGTATGGAATCGAAACAGAGATAATCTAGAAGTATATACAGATGATGGATCTCTTGAAGTAGGGGATGAATTACAATATACTCGTGGAAAATATACATTCAGATTTAAAATATCTCTTAAAATGGGTTACTCTGAAGTAGCTGAAGTATTCTATGTTTATACATTGAATAGTATTATTGAAACTTTAGATATGTAATTATGAGAGAAAGAAATATAGAAAATGAGATTCTGAAGCAAAATAAAATTCCTGGATGTGATCAACTTACTAGACCTGAGGAAGTAAAAGCTCTTAGTAAATATCTTAAAAGTATTAGAACAACTCAAGAAAATCATACTTCCCTAGAGAAAGATAATCTAGAACTCCCTGGAAGAACAACAGGGAGGATTCCAGAAATTAATTCTCTCGAAGATTATATAGAGGGATTAGATGGGGTTCGTGGTATTAAAAGTCTATATAAAGAATCATCACGAGAACCACTTTCTGATAATAGAAACTCTGACTCGGCGGAAAATCATGGGTTGTATACAGAAAAGACACGTGAAAATCTGTATGATCCTAGGAAAACAGAACTAGAGAAACATCGTGAGGATATAGTAAATAAAAAAAATATCCTTGAACCAACCCTAGAAGACCGCCGAGAAGAATTAACTGAGGAACCAAAAGAATTAAAATCTCTAGGTACAGAAAAGTTAAATCTAGAAGGAGTTAGAGATGTAAGAAATCTTTATATAAATACAAAAGAAAATCTTAAGGTTCCAGAAAAAGATCTAGAGTTAGGAAAAGAAAGAGAATCTCTTATTGATAATCACAACCTAGAATTAGATCTAACAAGAATAGACCTTGAAGGATTTAAAGATTTATCATACAAAGAACAGCTCGAAGTAGATTCTAAAAATGAATTAGATACTACTCGAATATCTTTAGAAAAAACAATTGAAACTTCTGAATTATCTAGTTATAGAGAAGATCTTAAAGAAACGCCGGAGGAATTAGATAAGTTAGAAGATCACAGAGAAAAATTAAATAGTGGAAAAGATAATCTAAAAGAACTTGAAGATACTAAAGTTAAACTCAGAAATCCAGTAGATGATGCTGAACTTTCTAAAACCAAAGTATCTTTAGAGAGAACCGTAGAAGATAAAGAGTTAGAAACTTATAGGGAAAATCTTAGGAAAACGCCGGAGGAGTTAGATGAATTAGAGAATCATAAAGAGTCTCTTAGAAGTGGGGAAGAATTAAAGAGTTTACCTGAAGATAAAATAACTCTTGGAGGTACTGTAAAGGTATTAGAAGAACTTGGAAACACTAAAATAGATTTGGAAGGTACTGAAGAATCTGAGATATCTACTTTAGAGGATTATAGAGAAAACTTAAGTGTAGAAGATAATAATTCTCTTGAAGATACTAGGGTAGATCTGAAAGGTACTGTAGAATACGAAGCTTCTGAGTTAGAAGATGCCAGAATCAACTTAACCGGAACAGAAGAATCCGAACCTAAAAGTCTCGAAGATAAAAGGATAGACCTAGAAGATACAAAGGAGTCTGAACCTAAAGCTCTAGAGAATGAAAGAATTGATCTAGAAAATACTGAAGAGTCTGAGATATCTACTTTAGAGGATTATAGAGAAAACTTAAGTGTAGAAGATAATAATTCTCTTGAAGATACTAGAATAGACTTAACTGGAACTAAAGAAGCTGAGATGTCTGAACTTGAGGATTATCTTGATGATCTAGAAAATACGAAGGATTATGAGGCTTCTGAGTTAGAGGACACTAGAATAGATTTAACCGGAACTAAAGAATTCGAACCTAAATCTTTAGAAGACGAGAGAATAAACTTAGAGGGTACTAAAGAATATGAATCAAGTTCTTTAGAAGATGAAAGGATAGATTTAAAAGGTACAGAGGAAGCTGAACCTGAAAGTCTTGAAGATTTTATAGATAAACTTGAAGATACTAGAGATTTTGAGTTAGAAGATGAAAAACTCGAACTCCCTGAAACTTCTGGAGATGGATATGAAGGTTATACTCCATTAGGTCCGGAAGAATTAGATAGTCTTGGTGGAAATATCAATAATTTCTATGATTCTCTCCTTGAAGTTCCAGAAATAGCTGATGCTCCTAGACAATCTGGAGATTATACTCCTCTTGGCCCAGAAGAGTTAGATAGTCTTGGTGGAGATCTTGGAAATTTTTACGATTCTATTCTAGAAGTTCCAGAAACAGATAATGAAAATTATCTTTCTCCAGAAGAAGTAGAAAAAATCATAGAAAATCCAGAACAACAATATAATTATAAAGATAAGTTACCTGAAGTAGCTAAAGGAAATTCAGCTCCTAGAGTAGAAACAGAAGGATCATATAATTATCTTTCTCCAGAAGAAGTAGAAAAAATCATAGAAAATCCTACTTATTTCTATAACCAACAAAAAGAAATTCCAGATGCACAAGCTCCTGATGGACAAGAAATTTATAAATATTCAGAAAATCCTGAACTATCTTCTGAACAAGTAGAAGGTCCTCCTATGAAATTACCTAAATTTGGATTAGAATCTCTTAATTTAAGTAATTATCTTAGATGGACTGCTGAAAAAGCCGTGGGCTGGACTGGAGTACATGGAGAGGCAAGACAACTTCTTGTTAATGAAACACTAGCTGGTTTGGTAGTAGCTAGAGACGAGCTTGAAAAAGTAACTAAATCAAATCGATATAGACTCCCTGGAAATGATGGCGGTTTATTGGGTGATTTAGTATCTGGAGGAGTTTCTGGTGCACTTGACAACCTAGGAGACAAGCTCGGAGATGCTGTTAATAGTATCGTTGGAAGCAAATCAGTAGATATATCTAATCCTTTGAATAGACCAGATGAAAATAAATTTAAATATAATGGATTTGAAGAAGCGAATACACGATCAACTAGTAGTAATGCTTCTAATCCTATAAAAAGTCAATCTGTATTTTCTTATGATGAAATCGAACTCTTAAGTAAAATAACTAATGAAGGAGCAAAGAAAAATTCATCATCATCCTTTTGGAAAAAAGCAGGTAGTGCTTTAAAAGATATGGCTTTAGGATCTTCTGGAGGAGAAAGAACATACAGTTTTAAAAATAATTATATTTCAGGTAAAGGTATATTAATTACTCTAGAGGAATTATGTGGGATATCTAGCGATACTGACGATACTAATACTGTAGAAGGTTTATATAATGTATTAAAATCTAGCCCATTTATTACAACTCCAGATAAATTTACCTCAACAGGGTATTCAAATTATAATATTCAAACATTAGATACTAATGCTTTCTGGGAAATTGCTCTTGAACCTTATGCAGGGCCTGAAAATGGAGATCTTAATTATCTTCCTGGAATCCACGAAATAAATATAAGAAATATCGTAATGCATGGAGTAAATACAGCTTATAATAAATGGATTCCATTTACTAGTTTTGATCTTCAAAAATCTAAAATGACATCAAAAACACTGAGCTTGTATGATGGTGAAATTAGTTATCCTGTTTCAATGGAATTTACTAATGAACTTCGAATAACTATTGCCGACGATCAATATAAATCTTGGAGACGATACTTTGAAGAATGTGCTAAAGCTGCAATTTATAATAGCGAAGGACATACATCTGATTATTATATACTGCCCCCGGATGAATATTCACTTACAGCAATAGATACTAATAATGTGTGTATTGCTATGTATAAAAATATATGCTTCAGATGTAGAATATATGTTATGACACCACAATATAGTACAATTCAAAAATTTGATTTACTTTTAGTAATGAAAGATTTTTCTGAAGAATATACAGGAGATATTGGAGATGGTGCAGGAGATCTTACAGTATCATTTAGTATTGTAGGGGAGAATCCAAATGAAGGAAAAATTCCAGAAGTTAAAGTAATACAGCATAAAGCTCCTGATAATTCTTCAAAAACGGATTATGGTTCTATAGTAGAAAGTGGAGTAAATTCAGTAATGAAACTAATTAAATAAAATAAGATTATGTATTTAAGATTAGGAACAACTAATATAAAGTACTCCACTGAACAAGATGATTTTACAGTATTTTCTGAAGTTGTAGATTCTAAGATGTCATATGAGAAACCAGTACTTGTGAGAACTTCTGATGAACTTGACATCTGGTTTGGATCAGATTTTCCCGGAAAAGATTATTACGATGAACTTTTAGAATCTGGAGTTACTTTATTCTTATATAGACCAGTTAAGGTTGAACAAAATACTAATGCTCCTGACTATATTGATCTAAAAGAATATTCTATAGATCAAAAATTATACTATAACTTAACAGAACTTCCAGAAATCGGAGAAGATAAGGTTTTGTATAAAGTAGTAACAGGAGAAGGCGAATATAAAGAGGGAAATTTGTGGTATACTCTATATATATATTATCTAGGAGAATATATGAAAATCCTAGAATTACCACAAAATCTTGACACTAATAATACGAGTTCTCTAGAAAATAGGGATGTATTAAACATAAATTATCCAGGTTTTATTGGACCTGAATATTGTTATCCGAAATATATAGAGGAAGGAGATGTTGATTATACTGAAAAAATTAATGAAGAAATATTATTATCTCATCTTCCTGACTTGCTAAGAGTATCAAAAGGGTATGAAACTTTAGCTTATTCTTTAGTATATAACCCTGAGATAGATTTTCACCCGATAGACGAGGGATTAACTTCTAAATATATAATCCTGAAAAAACTTAAAAATGACTCTTATGAAAATATAATGATTTGGTTTAAAGAGGAAATTAATAGTATCCCTAATATTCCAAGTCAGTATTATGATGAAGCAGTCGAGGTCGAAATCAAAGCCAAAGAAAGTAATAAGGAAATTTTCAAGAGGTTAGTAGAAGTTATAATTCCAAGTCAATTAGGTTATACAGTCGAAGGAAATATCTCGGAGGGTTACAAAATATACACATCATATTCTGTTCAGGTTACTTATTTTACTAATATTACTGATCTATTATTCGAACCAGATTTTAACACTACATACAATATACTATCAAAAATCTCGAGCGGAAGTACTAGAGTGAGATTTATATCTAAAACAACTGGTACTGAAGGTGGAGATCCCGAATACTTAGATAGTGATATTAGTGTAAATATTGAGAAACTGAAAGGAGATGATAAGTATAGAGTAACAATCGAGAGGTATAAATATCAAGAAATTTATGAAGGTGGTTTATTTACTATTGGACAGGAAAGACTTGATACTATAATTACTTCAGAGTCTAAGTTAGTTAGATGTATTCTCTCAACATCTTACATAAATCGAGAAACAAGTGAAGAGGTAGAATATAAAAAAGGTACTAAAGAATCTGAATTACCTTCTGGAACATGGTATCTTAAACGAGCCTGGAAAGAAACGGCCGAAGATATAAATGGGGAATATTGGAAAGCGGCAGAGGCTATTTTTGGATCTGACAACGCTGGAATTATCGATTATTTCTTAGTCCCTGATATCTATAAATACTCGGCCGGAATGAAGACAGGCTCAGAGACTAGTTATTATCCAGAATACGAGAGATTTTTAGGGTATGCAAGGAGTTTAGGTTTTCAAGTATTATTCCAAAATTCTGATAATGGATGGACCTACGTAGAAACTCAAGAACTCCCATCGGCCGAAAATATAACCTCAGGAACAATTTATATAGTATCACAACCCACTGGAGGAGTAAAATTCTATAAAGTGGAAAACGGAAACTTAATAGAAACAACTGATCCTGAGGAAACTAATACGGCCGGAAATAACTACGTCTTTAATTATACCTCTGACACTGATAATCGACTCTTATATTTTTATCGAGGGCAAACAATTTTCGGACAAGATAGACCTGGATATTATTTACATATTAGAGGGCTCTTACAAGATATTTACTCAATAACTAGCGATCAGATCTTATATCAAACACCTACAACAGATCCTTACACCTTTGAATCACCAGAAGAAAAACTTGAAGAATACAAAAGTAATTATCTAGTATTTAATAACCAGATATATTATTATAAAAAATATCAAAATGGACAAGACTTCAATACTTCAGGGTGGATGAGATTCTGTATAGGAAAAGTGGCTAGAGAATTGGAAAAGAATAAATGGAAAATTCTTAGTACTAAATCAGCCGGAGATATAAGAGCTAGAATAGAACAGATCTTAAATAGAATATCAGCTGGGTACTCATATATAGATTCATTAGTTATTACTGGATTTTACCTAGACTTACCAAATAACAGACTAGGACTTGAAGTGGAATCTAGAATGAGCGACTTAGTAGATAATGATATGACGATCGATATAACTTTAAATTACGATAAAAAATAATAAAAACTATGGCAAGCGTAGCAAGTTTAGTCCGCGGAAGTGACGGATACATGAAATTTATTGACTATCAAAGTACATATAAAGATAATAATAAAGAATTCCTTCGTGGTGACATGTGGGAACTTCAATTCATTAATGTACCTAAGATAAATAATTGTCTTAGTAAAACTTTGTAAACTGCTGGAAGATCAAGTAAAGATAAATCAGCAAAAATAGATAAAAAATCTATTTCTCAACGACTATTAGCAAAGAAAAGAAATAGCCATAGATTTCTTTTATGATATAGTCTAAACATAGAACAAATGTTTGAGTTTATTTCCCTGGTACTGATATTTTCAATGCTAGATTAAATGCCGTTCAGGTAGGTATTGATTATAGTGTATCAGGTTTTGAAAAGAGAATGCGTGGTAATTATACTATCATTCAGAAGACAGGTCAAAACACAGCTGGAACCCTGTCGTTGGCTTTTGTAGATAAGGAAGATCAGGCAATTACTTACTGGTTTGATAATTTAAAAGTTGTCCATTAAGAGATTAAAAGTTCCTTAATGAATCTTTGTGAACTGCTGGAAATATCTCGTTATAGTTATCTCCATCGCTTAAGATTTAGGATTAAGAGCGATGAACCTAATATAACGAAAAAATAATCAGCAGAAATAGATATGATTCTATTTTTCAACGACTAAGTACAAAGAAAGAGGGTTAAGCCATAGTTCCTCTTTATGATATAGTCTAGTATGATTTAAAACAAAAACCATAAGGACTATCGCCAGAAAATTGCAGATCGTGATACTAAATATTCTTTCAGAAAGGATGACTTAGTATGCGACCTTAGATTAATCTTAACTAACTCAAGCCGTATCAAAGTTCGTACTCTTAATTTCTATAACTGTATTCTTCAGGATGCACCGATCGACGAAAATGGTTAAAAAAATTTTTAAGGCCCACTAGAAATAGTAATACTCTAGAATGTAGTAAGTAAATTCGGTGAAAGGATAATCCCAATACCGAACTGAGAACATAAAAATTCTTAGCGTAACGAATAAAGACTTACTAACTTATAATGAAATATAAGTTAAATTTATATTCTGAACATATAATAAAATATTATAGTAACCTATTGCAAACAGAAGACGGAACCGATTAATTGCTTAGTCGCCTATTATATAATAGGAAAATTATACTAAAATGCTGGAAAATGTAAAACATAAATCAGCAAAAACTATTAAAAATAGCTTCTCAACGACTAAATGTATAACTATGAAAAATAGATGATATAGTCTATAATATATTAATATATATTAACAAATGCGAGCAGATATCCAAGTAAGCTTTTTCAAATGAAGAAGCATAAAGTTTATATTACTTTATGAAAATTCTATTAAAATGCTGGAATATCAAATAGATAATCAGCAAAAATTAGAAAAGATCTAATTTCTCAACGACTAAATATAGAACTAAGTTTGAAATATAATTTAGATGATATAGTCTATTCATTGATAAAAATAATTAATGACTTTAAAGCAATTTGAACATTTTGGAAAATTTCATGGTGTTTTCTACAAGAATTGCTGGAAAATTTGTATCTTTGTATACAAATAATCAGCATCCTAGATATTAACATAAATCTAGGTTCAACGACTATGTATGTAGACTGAGGAAATTCCTTAGGTGATATAGTCTGTCATGAGGCGAAACTCATTGATTAACGTATGAAAGAACTTTTGATAATATTTAATTAATAAACTAGAAGTATCTAATTTATTATTTCTTATGATTACAGTAGGGAAGGGTGGATCTGATCAATCTACCCTTCTTCATAAGAAATAATATTAGAACTTCCTAAAACTGTAATCAATATGGAACATTTAATAAAAGATACAAAAAGTTTTATTCAAAAAAGTAAAGAAGTATATGGCGATTTATTTGAATATGATAAAACAAATTACATTACTTGGAAAACGCCATTAATATTAAAGTGTAAACATTGTGGACAATATTTTGAAATGACACCAGCAAAACATTTAGGAGTATTAAAGAAAAGACCTAAATATGGAATAATTGGATGTCCAGAATGCAATATGAGGCATGGATTAAATATTAGAAGAAAAAATATATCAGATAGATGGTTTAGCAAAGCAATAAGTAAATTTGGAAATTGTTTTGACTATTCCGAATCAAAATACATAGATAATGATATTCCTATAAAGATATTATGTAAAAATTGTAATAATTATTTTTGGCAATCCCCACTAGAACATTTAAGAAAAGATCGAGATTGCTGTCCTAGCTGTGAACGATCAAATAATTTTATTAAAAAATCCATAGAAATATATGGATTAGAGAGATATGATTTTACGAATGTAAAATATAGGAATTTAGAGACATATGTTAGAATTTACGATAAATTAAATAATGTAGATTTTTTAATACTTCCAAAAGATTTTTTTAAATGGATACAATTACGAAACTAATGGAAAAAGCAGTGGAGAAAAACTAGTACTGCAATGGTTTGAAGATAAAAAATTCAATCTATCCGATGAAGTTACTATAGAGATAAATAATGAATTTAAAGTTAGAGCAGATTTTATTATATATTCATCCACAAAAGAAGTAACATTTTGGATAGAATATAATGGAGCACAACATTATGAATTCGTAGATTACTTTTATAGAGATAAGCGATCCTTTCAAAAACAACTAAAAAGGGATGAAAACGTTAGAAAATATTGTAAGGAAAATAATATAATTCTTATAGAAATTCCATATACTTACAATACCTATGAGAAAATATCTGAAGTTTTAAAAAGAATTCTCATAGAAGGTGAATCCCCTGATATAATAACTCAGCCAAAAATAATACAACCAACATAAAAACTAAAGAAGAGTGGCTTTGATCGGCTACTTTTCTACTAAACACTAAAACAAATTATTATGAATTTATTAGATATATTATTCCCTAAAAGAAAGCAAGAAAAAGAAGAATTAAAAAATCTAGAGCCAGAGATAAAAAATCTAGAAATTACTTTAGGATTATATGGAAGAACTAATACTGAAGTTTATTACGATCCATTATATGAACGAAATAGAGGAAGAAAATATGATCTCAAAGGCCGAAGGGAATACCTAGAAGACCTTAGAAAACGATTAAACGATGGATATAAGAGCTTAAATGTAATACGAGCTAGTGGATATTTTAATCCAGATAATTCTAATGAAAAAGATACTTTTAATCCCATCATAAAAGAATTACCTAAACCAAGTAAGATTGTGTATGTAGTATTAATAAGAAAAACTATTAATATTCCAAAAACAATAAAAATAGAGAACAGTACTAAATATAAAATAAAAAGTACAAACTCTGAATGTGATAATATAGAGGATTACTATATTATAAGAGAGTTGGATGAAAATACTAAGAAATTTATTAAATCTCTAATATGATTATATTAAGAAAGTACCCAGAAGAACAGAAAGAATTTAGTATACTTTCAGAAATATCTCGATTGGGTTTAAAGAAAGGAACAAAAAATTATATCAGAAAACGAAAAAGAGATATAGTGAATAAATTAATTCAGAATAAACGAGAGTTTCTTGCAAAAACAAAGAAAACAGAAAGAAAATTGACTAATCTTCGAAAAGAAACAAAAGAGAATGAATTAATAGCCGATAATCTGAAAAAAGAAGCTAATAAAGTAAACGCTGATATAATACCTAATAACAAATTTTCTAAACTGATATATCAACCTAAAGGAGACAAATCCTATATTCTCAATAAAGAAAAGAAAAAATCTACTCGAGGAAATGTCTAATGATAAAAGTTTGGATAAAGCTAGTAGAGAATTGGCCAAATCAAGTTCGACCAAAGATGCAATTATAAATCTCAACGCTGATGCAATAGGAAAAGACACCCCATTTGCTGCTCATGAACTAGGTCATGTTAAAAATAGTAAAAAATCTATTAATTCTGCAATTCAAAAATTAGCTGATAAATCTAATAATAGTAAAGGGATACTAGCTGATATTGGGAAAAGAACTATTGGAATTCAAGAAGAAAATAATGCTTGGAAGAATGGAATAAAAGATTTAAAAAAGGCTGGTGCAACAAAAGAAGAGATTAAACATGCTAAAAATCTAGAAAATGCTGCAATAGATACATATAGAAAAGGAAATAGTTTAAGAAATAACTTAAATGAAAAGCTATTAAATAAATTACATCCAAAAGAAATAGATAATTATAAAGTATTTCCTGGATCTCATAAAGAAGAAAAAGATTTAATGGAACTTTTTGGAGATAAAGGAAGAACTGAAAGACAGAAATATAATTTAAGAAGAAAAATAATAAATAAAAAGAAACCTAAATAATTATATACTTACTATTGTATAAAAATAAATAAAGAGATTTGGAAATTAATCCAAATCTCTATCAATAGCATAATAACCCTCTGGAATATTCCATATCTCAGAGGGTAATGCATTTTTAGGTACTTCTGTATTTTCGTTAATAGGATATAACATTACTATTTTATAATTACATTCTAAATGAGATCTTATTATATCTTTCTCTTCATCAGTAAGTTTTTTCTCAATTACCGCTTCTTTGACTATTCTTTTCATAATTCTACGTATTTAAAGTTTATATTACATATACTAGGCTTTCAAATTGATAAAAGGGAGGTTTTATATAGGTTTGTCCCTTATTTATGAGGACAAAGGAGTTTTTCCCTTCCCCTCCATTCGCTATTTACATAGCTCATTACGGGTCGCTACGCTCACAAGACTGAATAAGATATATCAGACAACAATTTTCTCTTTTAACATATTTTATATTTTTAATTATTATTGACACCCCTTTGGCCCTTCAGGCCAGGGGCGGTGTCTCCATTAAAATATAATAAATGCTCATAAGAAATCTTGAACATGAATATTCCATGCCTTTGGCATGATCTTATGTTCTTCAATCTATATGAGCAATAGTGTCACCGAATTTTCAGATAAATATATATATACTATTTTGTATTTTTGGAAATCTAAAGTGACAAAATGCATGTAATATCCTTTCAATTCCTTATTATCGAAAAGGGAATCCTCCTATGTCTTCAATTTTTAGAGATATAGGATTTTAACTGGATTCTCTATTAGATTAATTAAATTAATAGAGGATATAATTATGCCTATACAGAAATTAAATGATTATGTAGTTCCTAGAGGGATTAGATTTATATCAGAACTAGGAACAGATTTTAGATTTTATAAATTCCCAGTAAAATGTATAATAAATAAACAACTTCCAGGATGTGGTTTTACAGAGTATTGCTTGAGAGGTCCTGAGAATGTAATACTCTGTTCCCCTAGAAAGATGTTATTGAAGAATAAAAAGGATCAACATGGAAGAGAGGTTTATTTAGTTGTGAATGAACTAGAAAAAGAAGTAGCTGTAGATAAGGATCTCTCTAAAGTAGATAAGTCTAGATCTCAAGCATTTATAGAGACTCTTAAGGAGATGGTTCATGGGAAGGATACGGTCTATAATAGATTAATGAATGAGATTAAGGATTACCTGGGAGAAAGGAAGTACCTAGGAAAACCAGCTAAAATTCTTGTAACCTACGACTCATATAGAATTGTAAAAGATATCCTAACTTCGCTCGGAGTTTTCGAAGGATTTTATACGGTAATCGATGAGTTTCAGACAATACTTCACGATTCGAAATTCAAGTCTAATACTGAATTAGATTTTTTACATCACTTACATCAATCTCATAGTGCATTATTTGTTAGTGCAACTCCGATGTTAGAGGAGTACTTAAATATGTTAGATGAATTCGATGGTCTTCCGTATATTAATATGGATTGGGATTCTCAAGATTCAACTAGAATTATTAAACCAAATCTTAAAGTATTAAGCATGATGAGTGTAGGTACTAAACTCCCAGAAATTATTCAGTCTTATAAAGAAGGTAATTTTGAAAAGACTATAGTAATGGTAGGAGGCTACCCCAAAGAAATTATATCAGACGAGGCTGTATTTTATGTAAACTCTGTAAATCATATTACCTCTATCATAAAGAAGTGTGAACTTAAACCAGAAGAGGTTAATATATTATGTTCAGATACCTCAGATAATCTTAAGAAAATTCAGAAAAAACTAGGAAAAAAGTTTAAGATAGGAGAGGTACCTTTGGAGAATGAAAAACCGAAGATGTTTACATTTTGTACCAGAACTGTATATCTAGGAGCTGATTTCTATTCAAAATGTGCTAGAAGCTTTATATTTTCGGATTCTAATATTGACTCTCTGGCCGTAGATATATCAGAAGACTTACCGCAAATACTTGGACGTCAGAGGTTGCAAGAGAATCCGTGGAAGAATGATGCAGTATTTTATTATAGATCTACTTGTGATTATAGAAAGATTAGTCAGGAAGATTTTGATAAAGAAATAGAAAGAAAAAAGAAAGCAACTAATGATTTATTATCTGCTTTTAATACTGCATTGGATGATGCTAAGTTTACATTAGCAGAAGCTTATCAAACTTTAGCTAGAACTCAGAATTATAAAGATAATTATATAGCGGTTAATGAACATCAGGGAGGTACTCTTATTCCAGCTATTAATAATTTAGTATTGGTTAATGAAATTAGAGCTTTCCGGATACAACAGTACGATTATAAGGATAGATTCACTGTATTTTCTACTATACACAATACTCTTACCCCTGATGACATAGTAAATCAAGAGGTATCTGAATTTTTAAAATTATATAATGAGTTAACAGAAGCAAGAAAAAAATTAATATTATTGTGTGAGTATGGACTTTCAAGAGAAGCATTAGAAATAGTATTATCTCAATTAAGTGATGGGGATAGTATTAAGTCTTACTATATCTCACTGGGGCCAAATAGACTGAAAGCTTTAGGATATAAAAAAAATAATATAGAAAAAGAACTTGGGATAGTAGTATTTAGTAAAGAGCTTTTAGTAAATACTATTTTTTCTAATTTTTCAGTGGGAGATAGAATAAGTCAAGCAAATATAAAAGAGATTCTTGGAAATCTTTATGATTCTATTAATTATACAGCTACTCCTAAAGCTACTGATCTAGGAGAATATTTTATTGTAAAAGAAGCAAAATTAAATGAAATATTTCCAGATGGTTCAAAGAAAAGAGTAAAAGCTACTGAAATAATAGGAGTAAAACCAGAGTATAGTACTATATATAATAATTTAAAAATAATAAATAAAGAAAATGATATACTTAATTAAATCATCAGGATATAAAGAACTTTCTGATGGTAGTATAGAAAGTTTCTTTTTATTAAAAATAGGTTATACGGAAGATTCTAATAAAAATACTAGATTTTCTCAATATAGAATGCATAATCCTACTTGTAAGATACTATATGAGGTTCCAGGATTAACAGAGGAAGATGAAAAGAATGTTCAGTATAGGTTTAGAAAGTATTTATATCCAGAATATGGGATGGAGTGGTTTGAATATAATAAAGAGATAGTAGATTTCTTTAGTGATCCTAATGTAGCGAAAAATATAAAATCTCTCCCCAAGTGTCCTGTTCTGGAGCATAGAGAGTTAACTAAATTAAAGAAAGAAGTAAAAGTAATTTTAGAAATACTTAATGGTATAGATAAAAGTATTGATATTAAGTACCTATATAAAGAGGTGTTCAATAGAAAACTTCGTTCTATAGATTTAGTATATGAATTTTTAGAGTTAAGTATTGATAAGAATATTTTAGATAAATGCAAATATCTTTTAGAGTGTAGAGAAACTAGTATGTATTGTAAAAACCCAGAAGTTAATAAAGAAGTATCGAAGTTTCTAAATGAGTATGAAAATCTAACTTTGTTCAAACAAAAGCTTAAATTATTATGTGAATATGGATTATCTAATCAAGCTATACAAATAGTATTAGATCAGATTGGGGAACATGATAATATTAAATCTTATTATACTATTCTTAAACCACAAAAACTAAAAGCTTTGGGGTATGATAGGTATAAAATTGAAAAAGAGTTAGGTATTGTAACATTTAGTAAAGAACTTTTGGTAAATACTATTCTCTCTAAGTTTTCTGTTGGAGATAGAATAAGCCAAGCAAAAATAAAAGAAATTCTTGGAGGACTATATTCTTCAATTAATTATACAGCTACTCCTAAAGCAACTGACTTAGAAAACTTTTTTGAAACTAAGGAGGCTAAAGTAAATGAAATACTTTCTGATGGTTCTAAGAAGAGAGTGAAAGCTACTGACATTATAGGAGTTAAGCCAGAGTATCAAGAAATATATAATAACCTGAAAACAATAAACAATATTTTATGAGGTAAGTGTTCGATCTTGCCTGGGACATAATAATTCTCATTCGCCAGGAAAAGGTGGGTGAGAATTTTGTTTTGGAAATTCTAAGAAGAGAAAATAAAAGGACGAGTTTCCTCATCCTTCTTGTATAGTAAATAGTTCTAAAATTTTATCTAACTTTTCTTGCTCAATTATTCTATTAGTTTCTGTATTCATTCTCCAAGTCCCAGGAAGTTTTATGGTTGTATCTGTTATTGAATTATCTGTATCGAGTAGTATAGATTCCACTTCAGAGGGTAATACAATTTCTGCAGGCTCGGAGGTAAAGATAGATTGCTGATTTATTATATTGAGCAATTCTTCTAGGTTAGTGAATTTGTTATGATCTATTATTACATATATTTTACAATCTTTTATTCTTAGATCAGCTGTAGGACCTGTAAGTCTAATAAATTCATCTATTACGTTTGTTGTTTTTATTCCTATCTTCATATTCTTTGGTTTTAATTTAACATATATAAGGCTTTGGTATAAAAAATAAGGTAAAAGATAATAAATTTCTTAAGTGATGATAATAAAACGTAAATTAATTTTTGATAATCCTGAACAAAGAGAATTTGGAGTTCCGTGGAAAAAAAATATATAAAATATGGAGCAAAGTCTATTAAAGATCGAGGCTTAAAAAGAGGAATAAGAAAGCTCAGATTTAAGATTTCCGATGATATAGATAAGTCGATTAAGGCAAATGATAAAGCTCAGATGGCTCTTGATGCATACACTGAAAATACAAAATTTCCTAAAAGACCTGAAGTAATGAAAGCTTTAGGTCAAGAAGCAAAGAAAAGAGGAATAGTTGTAGTTAAAGGGAAGAAAGAGTATAAACCAGTAACAGAAAAGGGAGTAAAGTTATCTCCTGATAGAAGTGAAACTTGGACATTACCTAAAAAATATACCAATAGAAGAGATAGAATTAGATATACTAAGTCAGATTTTCCAGAAGACAGGGAACTTGGAAAAGCTTTATCTCGAGGTAAGCGAGCAGTAATAAATCAAAAGGGAAGTCAGGCCGTGTTTGCTCATGAAATTGCTCATGTTATGAATCAAAGTAAGTTAGGTACAGGAGTTGTATCTAAATTAAATGGTGTGACAAAGCCGATTTATCATAAAAGTAGAAATAAAAATGGATTAGGAAATTATCTTTTAACTTCTGCAACAGGAAAGGTTTTAATAAAAGAAGAAAAGAATGCTACCAAGACTGCAATGAAACTTTTAAGATCAGCTAATGCAAATCCTAGTGAAATGATTGAAGCTAGGAAAGAATTAGGAGCGGATCTTGGAACTTATATGCATGGTTATAAATCTAGTAAAGGAAAAATTTTAAAAGGGATAATAAAACCTAATAGAATAAAGAAGAAAAATAAAAAGAGACCTTAAGCCTCTTTTTCACGAATCTTAGAAATTAGATCATCTACATATTTTTCCGCTAGTTCTTTTGTTTTAAACTTATTATCTATAGATCCGATTGTATAATATCTCTCAGGATCTTTTAGAATTATATCGTAGAATGATTTAAAAGTTTCTAAGTCTTTCTCTTTGATATTTAATATTTTAATACCATTAGGAATATTATACTTTTCCTTAGGTACTTGAATCAATGTAATAAACGAAATTCCTTGTTCAAATACTTTAGCTGTAGTTGATATTTTTGAATTTTGTTTATTAGGTTTTACAATTTTAATAATATCTTTTTTCATAGTTTTATATATTTTGATTTTCTTCATATATAAGGCTTTTAAGTAATAATAATTGTAAAGTTCTATATACCTTTAATGGAGAGGGTGGTGTATAGACTTGTTCTTCTCCTCCCGTGTAATAATATTTTTTTATGATTATTAAGAGAAAATTATTTAATGATAATTCTCATGTTCCTTACTTTATTGATGGTGAAACGAGTGCTAGTAGGAGATATAAGGTATTAGTGGTTGATGGAAAGAAGAAGAGGAGACGATACCTAGATAATTACCGAAAACGCACGAAAAATGAGTTAATAGAGGAAGGATATTATGATGAACTGTAATATAAATAGAAAAGAAGATGATAATAAAACGTAAATTATTCTCCAAGACAAGTAAGGAGAAAAGAGAAATGGCTGCAGATAACCTTGACAGAACTAGAAAAGGTGTAGCAACAATCTATGGAGGTTTGGCTGGTGCTGGTATTGCTGCGGCTGGACATCTACATCATAAGTCTGAAGCAAGAAAGGCTCGTGAAGAATTGAAGCGTAGGGGAAAAGAATAAGTGATATAAAATGAGAGTTTAATGTAAAATTTGATAAAATTATGAATATATTAACAGCACAATTGCCATCAGGAGGATATGGTTATAAGTTTCCGAGTGTTAAAGTTAGTCCTATGACATTCTTAGAGATAACTAGATACCTTGAAAATCTACCCTCTGATGATCCGTTAGAAAAATACTTATATGATATTAACTTACTTATTCAGGAAGATGAAACTATCTTAGATTGTTACTTAATGGATGTAGATTTCCTGATATTCTATAAGAAGCTATGTACTGTATCAGGGGAATTATCTTATGAAATAGAAGTAACATGTCCTGAATGTGGTAAGAAGATGAAGAAAACTATATCCTTCGAAAAAGATATTCACTTTAAACAGATCGATCAAAAGATTATGAATGGTGCTTTTATTGAACTTGGAGGGCATAGATACGAGACTATAGTTCCGACAGTTAGAGAGTTTATGAAGGTATTTCAGACTTACCTTAGATATCGAACTGTAACTGACTTGAAGATGATTAAAACTATAGCCTTGATTAAAGATTTTGATTATCAGGGAACACAGATCGAGAAAGATGTCTTAGGGGCTACTCATGGTGATGTTACTCTCTTGCTTGCTCTTCGTGACTTATATTACGATAGACTTGAACCTATTCAACTATATTGTCCTGAATGTAATAAAGGAAAGAAAGCGAAAGAAAGGAGGAGTGTGGCAGTAAGTGTAGAATCTCTTACTGTCGACTTCTTTCGAGACATCTGTAACAATTCCCCAATTGATGGATCTAAAATTTTATTTAAATAAGTTTCTCAAGGCAGATGGGATAGAAGGTTATACTCTGAGTTCTCTTAAGGCGCTTCGAGAGTGTTATGAGAATTTCCTTGATACTACTGAAGGAACTGATCCAGATTTCCCACTTCTTAATTTTGGTGGAAAGAAGGGGCAGAGGCTTAAGGGTATATCAGCAGCACAACGTCAAGCCTACTATGAATCTGAAGCTGAGAGAAAAGAAATGATGGGTGAGGGAGGAATAATAAATGTAAACCTCCTAGACCTATAAAATATAACTCCCCTCTATTAAAAGTTGATCTAGTGGGGGGGTTATATTAGTAAAAATTCCCCTAGATCTTTATTATAAAATTATGATCATTAAGAGAAAATTATTTAATATTTCGGATCGAGAAGAGTTAGAGAGATTAAAGAGTATAAAGCCAACACTAGGAAAAAGATTGGCTGCTACTGGAGCTTTAGGAGGAACTGGTGCTCTTCTAGGTCTTGCTGGAGGAAGAGGTGGTGCTTTATTAGGTGGAACTATAGGAGCTGCTACAGGTGCTTATGTAACATCTAACTACTTCAGAAAAAAGCAAATAAATTACAGAAGAGAATTGATAGTGATAATATAAGACGTAATTCTTTAATAGATAACAGAAGAATTAATTGGGAAAATCAACGCCCTATGACATATGATCAATTCTACAAGAAATATCCGAAAGTAAAATCTGATATGAATAGAGTTAAATTTAATGAAAATTATAGATTCACAGATAATTCTATTCCAGATTATAATCAAATAAAGAATATATGGGGTGAATTTGATCCTAAACGTTATATTCCTCTTGGAGTTCAGGATGCTTATGAAAGTTCTTATATGTTTTATGATACAAAAACAGGTGATTATGTAAATGTATGGAGTGATATTGAGGAGCCAGAAAGAATAAAGCGTTTAGATGATTATAAGGAGTTCTACTCTTAAAAACATACAATCCTGGGAGAGTTTGGGATAATAACTGTCCAGGAACTAAATTAAAAAATAAAATTATGGCATATTGGATAGATGAGAATTATATAAACATAGAAAATATATTAAGATTTAGCGAATATTCTGGTTATAACCCTGGGAGAGTTCGAAAATTTCCAAAAGAGAGTGATATAGTTTCTATTATTGGAATTAGATCTGATAGAATAGATGTGTTTATTTTACTCAAAGAAAATAAATTTGATAATATTCCAGAAGATACTTTATTTATACAGACTAATGATTTCAAGAGATTAGTACTTTCAGGTCGTTATAGAGGAGTATTTTATAAAGGGAATATTAATACTGTCGATAATTACTATGCTCTCGAATTATTAAGTAATTATGATCTGGTTTCTGCTGAGTTACTTAGATTTATAGAGGATACGAAAGAATATATAGAAAATAATTGGAGGAAGAAAGATGAAGAGAACTAATTTAATAGATTGGATGTTTGATGACGGTGAATGGCTATCTTGGACTTTATCGTTATTAGTTCCAGGTATTATTGTAGCTGTATTATTCATTCCTGGGTTAATAATTCTTGGAGCTTTACTGTTAATTTTTGGGGTCATAGATTTTATTACGAAAACCCTAGAAGAGAAAAATGATGAACAGTCTATCGTAAAAGCCAGTGATGAGAAAAAGAAAGACTCTCCTAGGTTAGTAAGAGGAGTCCTAATCGATAATAATGAATATGATAAATCTTTTAATCTTAAGAGATGTATTCCAGTTATTATGATAAGAACTGATAAGTTAGATAAATATACTATTTCTAATGATACTGAGGTAATAACAGTAAGTGATATATATGAACATCACCTAATAACTTTTATGGTTTGTGATGAGAGTTTATATAGTATTCTCAAAGTTCCCGGAAAATTTTGGTATAATGATGATTTAGGAGTTATATTAGGTTTTGGAAATAAAGAGATAGATAAGTTTGTTGAAAAATTAAAAACTCCAATAATTACGGTTTGAAAAAGTAAGAAAGAGAATGTGGAAGAAAAATAAAAGAGGAAATTAATCCTCTTTTTGAATGGAATTAATATATTTTATTGCTTCATCTGATAGATTTAACTGACTATTTACTATATTAAATTCGCATACTGTAGGTAAAAATATTAATATGTAATCTTTATTATTCGGTATGTAATTTTTATCAATTAGTTCAAAGTCATCTAATTTGTAATCTTGTAATATATTAATTTGTAATAATCCACAAGTAATATCATTTAATTCTTCATTAAGTTTTTGAATATTACCTTTATAAAACTGTTCATACTTTTCTTTCTCTAAGAAAAGATAACATTCTACAGGTGATAATGCTAAATCACAAGCGCAATTATCATGATCGCTGTAGTTAATAAATTTATAAGCTTTTATTATATCTTTCTTCATAATCTTATATATTTCTATTCATATATAAGGCTTTAAAATTGTATGAAGATTAAGAGGGAATTATAAACAAAATAAATTATGATTATAGTAAGAAAATTAAATACTAAAACTTTCACTGGCAGAGATCTAGTAGAAAGATTATATTCTGAGGGTTGGGAACTAGAACAACGAGAATATGGACTAGTAAAAAAGATACTCAGAAAAACTGTTAGACCTATCTTGAATAGTATGATAAGTAACAAACAGAAATCTATGGATAAATTAAACAAATCTATAAAAGAGGATTATGTTTCTGATAAAAGACCTGAAATAATGCAATCTCTTGGAAGAAAAGCAAAAGAATTAGGTGTAAAAGTACTAAAGGGTAAGAAAAAAGATAACTTAGGATCAGATTCTATAGAAAGTTCAAAAAGATTAATTAAAGAAAGAGAGAAAACAGGAAAGAAAGCAAAAATTAGATTATCCCGCGAAAACAATTGGGAAATAGATGCTAAAAATATAAAATCTATTGAGAGAAATAGGTTAATTAATAGTAATAAGCCACAACAAAGAAAATTAGGAAAGGCAGCTATTAACAATAAATTTGTCATTAATCATAAAGGAAGTCAAGCTTCTTTAGCACATGAAATAGGTCATGTTATAGATGATAGTAGTAAAGGAGTATCGAAAGAATTTATTAGTAGAGTAAAACCAAAAGGAATCTCTGGAGCTATTAAAGAATATAAAAATGCTTCTAAGACAGTCGAAAAAGAGAGAAGTGCTAGTAATAATGCTATAAAACTTTTAAAAGATGTTGGAGTTAAGGGTAAAGAATTAAAAAGAGCAGAAAAAGAATTAAATGAATCTTTAAAAACTTATAAATTATCTAGATCTAAGAAAGTATTAGAGGCTTTAAATAGAGGATTAGATGATCTAACTCCATCAGAAAAAGAAAGATTAAAGATTAATCGAGAAAATAAAATAGAAAACTTGAAAAGATCAATAAAGTCCGTATTTAAAAAGAAATAATATGATAGTAGATTACATAAAGACTTGGATTCATATAAAATCTATTGAATTTTTTCTTGGAATAAAAAGATCCTATAGTATAGAAAGAAATAATCTTAGTAGATATTTAAAAGATTTAATCAATTTATCTAGTGAAATTGATAAATTAAAGGAAGAATTTAATATTAGGATTAGTTTTTGTTTGGTAGATACTAGTAACTTCTATCCGGATATAAGTATAGTAACCAATATTAGGGAAGAACTAGAGCAAGATAATAGAGTAAGAGATATTCTGATAGATAAGTTAGATTCCGATAGTGTTATAGATTTTAAATTACTTCACAATACAGGATATTATTTTCAGGTATATTATCTTATGTGTATGTTTGGGTATGAGTATATAGATGATGTTGAACAAAATGAGATGAATAAACTTATACCTTTGAAATATGAGAAGTACTATTTTCATAATAATAAATATAGATTATTGGATTTATCAACTTATCATAGTATGTTCTTTTATAATGATTAATAAATAAACAATGGCTGTAGAAGATATAGAAAATAAAGTAAGAAAAATGTCTTCCCAGAAACCAGAGGATGGGAAAGACTTACAACAACTCCAAGAAGCACAAAACCAGATTGTTCAGATAAATGCAGAACGTCAGAGGAACTTACAAACAGCTAGACTCGAAAATAATGCTGATGCGGCTAATAATGAAACTATGAGTCAAGCTGTAGAGATGGCTGCACTTGGAGGATTAGGTGGAGCAGCAGTACAACAACAAGTACAGGCAATGAATCCACAAACTCAGGCTGTCTTAGGAAAATATGGACTTGGACAACCTAAAGTACAGCGAACATCTTCAAGGAGTGTACAAGTAACTCCACAGAAGATAACAATAAATAATAACACTACGAACACAACGACTAATAACGTTGCTGTTCCCGCTGCTAATATTGGTGGTCCTGTCCAAGGGAGAATATTAGCAGTAAAACAAAATCCAGATGAAGGACAGGCTCGATTTAAAACTTGGATATCTAATGCCTTTGCTAAACAGAATCAACAAGCAGCGGCCAGAGAAAAAGAATATCAACGTCGTGAGTGGTCCTTGACAAGAAGTACTAATAAATTAATGAAACACTTATCTGACTTAGGAAAGAGTGTTTCAGAGAGATTAGACCCTAGGAAATTAGCATCTTCGGTAGGTGGACAATTTAAAACTATTCTCTTCCTCTTTGGTACTATGTTCTTAGCAAAAAATTGGAAAAGAATTATTAAATTTGCTGCTAATGTAGAGACTTTCTTTTTTGGAGAACCTGATCCAAATGATCCCAAAGCTCCAAGAGGCAGATCTGGATTTTCTAAAATGTTAATTAGTTTATTTGGAGGAGATCCTAATAGCAATAAATCTACTATACTAGGTTCATTAAAAGACTTGCTTTATACAGGTGATGAAAAGCGTCCTGGAGCATTCGACTACTTATTTTTAAAGATAAAGAATTATTTTTCAGAAGGTGCAGAGGCGATAAAAAATTTAGAGTTGCCAAAAATAGATACAGATGATCTTTTAGGTTCTTTAAAAAATATAGTTGGATATTTTGGAAACGTTATATCTACGCTATTTACTGGAGCAGATGGATTAAAAAAAGGAATTGATAATCAGATAAAAGAGGTTTCTAAAAATTCTAAATATGGATTAACTAGTGATGGTAAGAAAGATTTATCGTGGATAGATGATCGTGCGGATGTTAATGAAAAATTATCAAATTTTTATACACAACATTTTAGAGAATCTTATGGAAATTTAAAAGGTTATGAAGACTTAATAGATTCTAAAGGTAGGTTAACTGATATTGCTAGAGGAGATATAATTCATACAAGGGATAAAGATGCTAATAATTATGTAAGATATTCAGATGTTACTGAATCAGGAGAATTGACTGGTACTGTAGGTTCTACATTTAGAGCTTCTAATGCTGTATCAAGTATGTTAGGTGATAAAAAAACTGTCAATACTGTTGGAGTTACTAGTTTACTCGGAGATATTGAAAAGGCAGTAGATAAAAATGAAGAATCAGGAGATAAGAAGGGTATAGCTATCGAATCTTCAGAATTTTTAACAAGAACAGGACTAACTTTAGATGATATTGATGAATTGAAAAAACGTGGAGATATCACTGAAGGTAGTTTTAAATATGTTTTAGAACCAAAAACTTTAGAGGAATTAGCTTTTGAGTATAAAAATCAACCCCCAGGACCAGAAGAGGCTGCATTAAAAGCTGGATTACAAACTCATTTAGAAAATGTTACTGGTATAGGGGATTTAAAGAAATGGGGTTTTAGATTGGCAGGGTTAGCTGGAGGTATTGCACTTTGTTTTGTTCCAGGAGGACAAGCATTAGCAATTCCTTTGATAGCTGGTGGATTAACTGCTGGTGAGTTAACTGCGCAGGCATCTCAATCACCATGGGTTAGAGGTGGATTAGCTGCTTTAAATACAAAAAAAGCAAGAGTACTTCCTAGATATACTATGAGATTAGTTGATGTAAATGACCCTAGACCAGGAGTAGATTTAGGTCGTATGGGAGATATGTCAACAGTTACTGTACCTAAAAATCAGAAAGATGCTACTATAGTTAATGGTTATAGAATTAAAAAAGGGGTAATAAATAGGATTAAAGACAGAATTGGTGGTTTTAAAACGAAAGATAAAGATGGAAATGTATCTTATAAATCATTTGATATAACTGATTCTGAAATAAGAACTAATATGGATAAGCATGTTAGAGGCATACAAACAGCTCTTCATGGAAAAGTGGCTGAAAATGTAGATTATGATTTGAATAATTACAAAGGCATCCAAAATGTACTGGATCTTAAAGCCAAAAATCGTGCTTATGAACAAGAAGTATGGAATAATTCTCCTATGAAAAAAAGTGGCGAATATATAGGTGATGCAGTAGATGGTGTGAAAGGGTATATTACAGGAAATAGACCACCTGAAAAGATAACTGATGAGGTGAGAAAGGCTAGAATACTAAAAGCCATGGATTTTGCTATGAAGGAACTTGGGATGACTAAAGAACAAGCTGCCGGGTTAGTTGGTAATTTTTTAAGAGAGTCTCAATTAGTTACTACTGCTAAGAATCCAGACTCTCCAGCAACTGGAATAGCTCAGTGGTTAGGAGTTAGAAGAAGAGCTTTTGAACATGGTAAACTTAGTGAGAAAGAAAAAAAAGCTGGATGGAAACATTATGATGGACCAGGTTCAGGTAAATCTTTGGGAGATGCATCCTTTGAAGAACAACTTCAATTTGTTAAGTGGGAAATGGAAAATATTCCGGCTTATAGAGAAGGTTTGAAGAAAATAAAAGCTTCAAAAGATCATCTTGAAGCAGCTCGAAATGTTTTTGGATATTATGAATTTTCAGCAGGTCCAGAAAAATCAGCTCAACATATGGAAGATAAAGGGCAAGATGGTTGGGGATCCTTGAAAAAAGGAGAAAATTTTGCAGGAGATGCTTTATTAACTTACAACTCTTTTAAAGGTGATACTCTAGAAAATACCAATACTAATTCCACAAATTCTGAAGAGTCTATTTATATGGCTGATGCTTCATCTACAACTCCAGATAATTATGTAGAACAGAGAACAGATAAAGGATCTAGTATATCTACTTATGATTGGAGTACTGCAGGTGTTAATTCTTTTGGAAGTGATTCTGGATTGATAATGGCTCAGAGTAGTATTTTAGCTCCAGAAAAAGTTACTCCGAATACACCAGCTTCAGAAAAATCTATTCCAGGTAATACTTCAGAATCTGCTGGACGAGAATTAATAGCTGATGCAGAAAAAGATAAGACGGAAGATCTTTATAAAAAAGTTTCTGATATTAATGAAAATATAAAACTTCTTTCAAAAACATCTATAGCACAAGCAGAAGCAATTAATAATGTTTCTACAGCCATAGCATCTCTTAAGTTTGGAGGAAATATAAATATGGGTGGTGGAGATGGAAGAACTAAAGTACAGAGTATTACTACTCCCCCTTATAGAGGATAAATTATTTAAACAATCATAATTATGGCTGGTATTACTGATGAAGAACTAGATAGGGAACTAGCAAGATGTGGATTTAACCCTAAGGATGATAATAGTGGGGCAGTTGTTTCTAGACATCATGCATTTTATTATGATAGACAAATAGATAAAGTTCTTACTCATATAACTCTTCATGCTAATTCTTATTTAGATGGAAAAGGGGAATGGCAAAAAATGGGTTCATCCTATTCTTTAGATGAAGAAGGTTATAATACAGTACCTCTTTATAAAGGAATTCTAAATGAAGATTTTATTGTTCAAGCTGGTAATTCCTGGACTGATTTTGGAGATGATCCTATAGGTGGTATGTGGAATAATCTAAAACCTTATGCTCCATATGCGAAAGAACTTACGAAAACAGCTGAATCAATGTTGAGAGATACAACTGGAGACAGTACTGTTGAAAAACTAGCAAAAAAAGTATTATCTGGTATAGCTACTGCAACTGGTACAGCATCTAAACTTCTTAATAGATCTCTTGTAACTCAGGGGTGTAGATTTTCTTACTATTCTGGAACTAGTACTAGTTTTGGAAATTTAGCTATGAAATTTACAGTACTTCCTGATTATTCTGGTGGAGTATTTAAAACGGTTTCAGAACAGCTTCAAGAGTTATATCCATATATAATGGGTAAATATACTCAAGGAGTTGTTGATGAAAATGGAACAGTACTAGGATCAAAAATTGAATCTAATAAAGAAGGCGTTAATACTGGAATTACTGGAGAAGATGGAAAATTGCTTAATACATTTTTTAGTTGGCAAATGCCTCCTGCTGGATATGAGCCGGATCTTTTAAATATGGATACTATCTTAACTGGTACACTCAAGCTAAAATTTGGGGCTTTTTATGCACTAAATTCTCTTGTATGTACTAATGCTCAATTTAGTTTTTCAAAGCAAGTAGTAAAATATTGGGATGCATCAAAGAAAATGAATACTTTAAGTCCATTATACTGTGATGTTATTCTTAATTTCCAACCATCTACTAAATACTCTGATATATCACTTCAGAAATTTATTAGTGGACAGTCTACAAAAGATTTTATTACTGCTGCGAAAAATAATATGAGAGATGGTCTGAAAAGAGAAAAAGATAAAATAGATAACTTATTAAAATAATAATATGCCATTAAATACAGCAGAAAAACCGGGAAAAATAAAAACTCCTAATCCTCCATCATTAGGAAGTATGGTTAAATCATCTCCTTCTGCCCCAAGAATTGAAGTTCCACAACAAAAACATTATGGAGAAGGAATGAGTAGTGGAACTAAGGTTAGTGGATTTTACTATGATACTAATCGTGGTAATGATTTAATGTCAGTTTCTCTTCATTATAACTCTGTTCTTTATGATGATGGATCTTGGGGTGAATATCACGGTGCTAAAGACGATGATGGGTATTCTTATGAACCATTATGTAGAGCTATTATGTCTGAAGATTATCAAGCTGCTATTTCTAATTCTTGGTCTGAATTTGGAGATGAAAAGATTAATGATGTATTTAATCAATTTAAACCTTATGCACCATATCTATCATTTTTCTCTAAAGAACTTGAAAAAATGAATAGTGCAGAAGAGGAAATGAAGACTGGATCAGAAGAGGATAGGATGGCTATATTTAGTACTATTGGACAAATATTTGATAAAACAACTGATGTTCTAGAAAAATTAGCAAAAGCAGGAACTGATTATTTAAATAGAGCTTTAGTAACTAAGACTGGAAGATTTTCTTACTATTCTGGTACTGGAGTTGGATTTGGTAATCTAACGATAAAATTTACTATATTTTCTGATTATGTAGATGGGAAATTCAAATCTGTATATGATCAGATTATGGAATTATATCCATATTGTTTTGGAAAATTAGTTAAGTTTTTAAATGATAGTGGAGAGCCAGCAAGTAAAGATGATACTGAAGTAGCGTTGATAAAAGAATTAGTTGATAGATATTTTGGTTGGCAGATCCCTCCTGGTGGATTTAAAGCTGAGTTGGATAATATAGATAAAATACAATTTGGAACTCTTAAACTTAAATTCGGCTCACTTTATGCTATTGATAATCTTGTTTGTGAGAGTGCTACTTTCCAAATGTCTAAACAAATGATGAAGAGATGGGATACTGGATCTAAAGAAAATGATCTATGTCCTTTATCTTGTGATATTACAATGACTTTCAAACCAGCATCTAAATTTACTGATGTTAGACTTAAGAGATTAATAGGAGGAGATGCTACACAAAAAGAAAGACAAGCGATGGAGTTAATATTACAAGATAATATAAATAAAAAAATAGAAGAAAATAAAAAATTATTAGGAGGATAAAATGTATACTAAAAAAGATGAGATAATTAGCAATAAGGAAAATCTTTCAAACTATATAGATGGAATAGATGTATATAACTCTAGTATATTAGTATACTTAAATAATCCAATTATAGAAAGAGAATCTTATGAAATAACAGCATATGAATATAGACCAGATCTTATTGCAGAGGATTATTATGGTTCTACTTCATATGCTGGCCTCCTAATGTTACAGGCTGCTAGAGGGCTTGAAACTTATAAAAGAGGCGCAATTTTAAAATTAATTCCAAAAAGAGTATTAGATAACATATTAGGAAGTTTATGAAATATATTAATTCTTATAAGGTTTCTATTAATTTCACTCCATGGTTTGACTCCGGATATAAATTTGATAATATCCATATGTACGAAGAACTTGGTGGAAAGATAGCTAGTGGGGAAATTAGTATGTCACATGATGGTTCTGGGGAAGCTCTTAAATTAATTACAGATCAATATACTGGACAGATAACTTTGGAGAAGGAAGGTGGAAATATTTATACTATTGATGTTTTCATAATTAATAAAAAATATTTTAAAAACTTTTTAACTCTAAACTTTATCTGTATAAAAGATAAGAAATTTTATACAGAACTTATACAAGCTGAGTGGGATGATATTACTTCAGCTATTGAATCTTTATATCCAGGGAAAAAGGATATAAGATGTAAATGTGATATTAATAATAAACTTACAATTTTCCAAAACTCGGAAACAAATCAATCATTATGCTCTAAGTTATCATATGGATTTAAGAAAAAATCTATATTTGCTTATGGATGGGAAGGGTATTTAATGAAAGAGATTATAGGTATTGATCATGGAGGAAATCAAGAACCATATTATAGCATAGAAGGTTCTTCTGAATTCTTACAATTAGATTCTTATAATCTAAACTATAATCCTTTAATTTATTATACTCCAACTAATCCATGGGAACCAGTTAAAGGAGATGAGAATAATGGAGAGCAAGCAAATAACAGTACAGATGATTATACAGATCTTCAACCTAAAAATTCTAGAACTCTTCAGTTTTATGAAGATTATACAATAGTTGGAAAAGATTTTGAACAACTTATGCATAATTACTGGAGAAACTTAGGATATATGAATTCTGATTTCTTTACTGCATTTAGAATAAAAGATTTTGATATGCCTAAATATAAACTTGGTGATATCTTGAAGTATAAACGTGGTGAGCAAAAAACAGAATTACCATTTAAGTTATTCCTAGTTCGATCTAATGAATTATTTATGGCTATTGAAGATTCTAGTTCTGTAGGCCCTGATGGAGAGAGTTTTTCTTGGACTTCATTGTTATCAGGTGTAGAAGAGAAAGAAGAAATATTACCAATTGTAGATCCAACAAATTAAATAGAAAAATATGAAAGAAGCAGATTTATACTATACTGGAACAATTGTAGAAGTTTTAGATAAAGTATTGTATGAAATAAAGGTGGATATCCCAGGAATAAAATCGGGAGTTAAGGCATTTCCATTTAGAGGAGAAGTAGATGAGCCAAGAGTAGGTGATTTTGTATTTCTTAAGTGTCTTGATCCAGTATTTCAGAGTTATTACTTATATCAAAAAATAAAAGAAAATGATTATATAGGTTTTAGAAGTAATGGAAAAATGGTAGATATTACACCTGATTATATAAGGGTTGCTATTTTTGATCCAGGAACTGAGTATAATGATCCAAATAATAATCCTAGACCTGAACCAACCGATTGGGTGACTATAGATAAAGATGGAAACATGGATATTAATATGAGATCTAATGTAACTATCAATATAGGAAAAAATTGTGATGTTACTATAAATGGGAAAACAAATGTAGAATTAGTTGGATCTGCAGTAGTTAAAGGATCTGATATTACACTTAAAGGTCCTGGAACATTAACAGTAAAGGGTAAAGTAGTAGCGGGAGGACATACAGCTCTCGGACCTTTTGTATTATCGCCTACTTTCTTAACTCCAGGATCTCCTATACCTACATCAGATACTATATTATTAGAGAGTTGATATATTATGAAAAATTTATTAAGTGCATTGTCTGCTAAAGCAGCTCAATCAATATCATTAAAGAAATATCAAGATTCTCTTCCTGAGTTTAAGGATGAATCTAATGAAATAAAAGATCCTGAAGCAAAAAAGAAATATAAAGAAACTCTAGATAATGCTAAGGAGGATATGAAGAAAAGAGGAGAGGAAATGTTGGATAAAGCTAATGAAAAACTTGGTCAGATGTATAATCAAATGATAGAAGATTTCAATGAGCTTGGACAAGATTTAGGTCATCTTTCAGTAGGAACAGCTCAATTTGCTGCGAGAATTGCAATGGTTCCTCCAGCATTGATTTCTGTAACTCCTATGGGTCCTGGCGTTTCTGCTCAATTAGCTCCTCCATTACTTCAACAACTTAAAGCTGAAGGAGATAATCTTAGTGCAGTTTATGATAGAGTTGATGCTAAGGTAAGTAAACTAGGATTAAAATCTCTTATGGGAACTATACCGGTCGTTGGATCTGTAATGAGTATTGTAGAAACTACACAAACAGTTGCTAAACCATTAATTGCACTAGTTGGAGCTAATGTTGGTGATATCATTGATGATCTTCCTATTCCTGAAATAGAAATACCAATACCTATTCCTGACTTAAGTGCAGCAAATTGTTCTGCTTTTTCTCCAAAAGATTTAGATCTTACGAATATATCAGCATCTAACTGTAGTAAATTTGTAGCTCTCAATGATGATAATCCTACAGTTAAATGTAATAATTGTAAAAATTATAAATCAAGATTATGAATTACCTACTTTCAACAGGTCAAATAACAAATCAAGTAGAATACTATATTATAGATCTTTTCAAACTCTACTTAAATATCTGGCCAAAGGATATTCCAGGAGCATCTAAGATTGGATTTAACTTTATTTTTACTAATACCAAGAAAAAGGATTTAGCATCTGAAATTACTGGTAGAGTAGAACAGTTAATAACAAAAATAAAAGAGAAATTTACAAAAACACTCGATATAAAAATTGTTTCACTCGACCTAATAGATGAAACAAAAGTAAAACTAGTAATAAGTGTTAATCAGGTAGAATCTGACGATATACTAGTTGATATAAATGAAACAACAGGATAATTATTATGAAATCATTACAAGATTATATAGATATTTATAGAGGAATAGCTAATAAACTTAATATTACCGGAGATTCTGTAGAGATTTTGTCTCAGATGTTAGCTAATGCATCTTTTATTAGTGAAGTAGAAAACATAGCCTATACACAAGAAGCATCTCTTGAGAAATCTACACTTATCAATTCAAAGATTCAACACTGTGTGGATGATATGTATTCGGTATTTCGTGGTAGTTGTCCTCGCGTAATTCTTAATATAAAACCTACTAAGTATTTAAGCTTTAATATTTATGATGAAATTATAAGTTCTAATAGTTTTAAGGCTTACTATTTAGGGTATTATGATAAAAACTATACACGGCCGGAAGGTTATGGAGATGATAAAGACATAGCTGGAGATGAAGGTTTTGTATATTCTCCAATTACAATGTCTCCGGCCGTAAATGATACTGATACTTATACTATTATATGTCTAATTGCAAAAGAAACAATTTCTAGGAAGTGGATCTTAAATCAAAACAATACTTACTATGTTAATTGCTTAGAAAACGACCTATCTGATGATTTTTGGGTTAAAGTTAATGATAATTTTTTCCCAACAACTAGATTATTCTCAGGACATATTTTAGATGGTAGTATTTTTGATCTTACTCTCCCTGGATTTGGTTCTAGACTTTATGTAGCAGATATTTTTAGAACAGTAATGGAAAGAGAAGAAACACAGACTCCAGCAAATACAACAATAGAAGCTCTTTATTATAAATTCTCAACACTCTCGGGATATAATACTTCAGAACTAAAGAAGCTTAATATTCGTGGAGCTGAGATGGTAGAATTTGATCCTTCTTGGTTGAGTGGACGAAATTATGAGATCTTAGGAACTGGTCTTGCTAGTATGTCTGAAGTTGATAGAGATAACTTAATTACTATTCATTACAAAGCTAATCGTGATAGATATGTAAATTCAATTTTACGTAGTAATTCTGATATCGGTACTGTACTTGAAGAAACTTATCCAAATAAAATTATTTCAGGTGGAACAACTTATAGATTTAGTAGTTCAGCACAAAGTAATTCTATCACTATCTACTATGTTCCACACTCTAATTCTACAATCCTAACAGAAGATGAAAAAACTAATTTCATTGAAACTAAAGGAGCTTACTATATAACTGATAAAATTACTATAGAAAGAGGATCTCAATATACAGCTATCTTTAACTTAGATGTAGAGATATATCAGAATAGTAGTATAGATTCAGAAGTTGGTGATATCTTGGATAATTATAGTAATAAGTTCAATATTAAATTTCCAGAGTTAACAGAAGAAATAAAATCTCTTATAAGTAAAATATCTAATGTAAAGAGAATAATTGACATGGAAATAACTTATACTAACGAAGATGGTTCTGTAGTTTCTCCTGAGATTGTATATGGAGAAGAGAATGTTGTATACTTCTCAATTAACTACATTATTAATTCAGTTATAGAATCATGAAAATATATATACCTAAACACTTAAGAAATATAGAAATCATAGATCAGCTTTATAGAATGATTGAGGATTACGAGGAACAATATTCTTCGGTAGTTTCAACTCAACAAGGTTCATTCGATGATTACTATATTTATTCTGGAAGTGATCCGGTGAAGAATTTCTTGAGATTATGTATTCCAAAATCAAGTCTCCCAGATAACCAAGATTACGAAGAAGTTATAAACTATCTTAGTAAATTATTTTACAGTGTAAAGGGAACTATTCAAGTATTTAATTATATGATACAATATCTTCCCTTAGATTTTGATGGAGAGATTATATATGACTCAGGAGAAATAACAGTAAACTTTGAGAACTTAAGTGTAGAAAATGAAAGCTTATTTTACGAACTTCTTAAGAAATTTTTAGATGCACTTATATACTATACCAGACTAAATACTAATATAGGTTCTGGAAGTATAGATCTAACAATTCAAAGTAAGTTCCAGAATTATATTGGAGCAAACTTAAGAAGCTATAACAAAATGACAGTAACGCCCTATGAAATTGATTATTAATAATAACAATTTTACGGATATCGGAACAGTAGTGTTTTACGGTCAAGATGACCTAGATAACCGTGAATACAGTAAAGTCCAGTACAGATCTAACAGTTCTTTACTTTACAATAGAGACTTTAGTGAGTATGACTTTTCGTATAATATCACTAAAGATAAATTTAATGATAAGTTTTTAGTAAATTATCTAGGAGAAAAAACCTTGAAAGAAATCGGAGAGACATCAAATTCCCTAGAAAAAATAGAATCAATAATATTCCCAACATCCTCTAGAGAAAATTTAACAGAGGAAAATGATAGATATTTCGGAACTACTATAATATCCAATCAGGTATTCGCGCTTTTTAAGGCCGCCGCTGGAATTAAACGTCTGGAGTTATACAAGGGGATAATCGACAAGAATAATAACAATTCTAAAGGTAGTGACTTTATAGATACTGATTCAATGGCCGCCGCTGGAATTAAACCTACTTCTACTCCTAACTTTATATTGATTTTAGGAGAACCAGACGAAACTACAAGCGGCGAGGATTTAGTAAGCGAGAAAGAACTCCTCGATGAAGTTACTGGAGAGAAGATGATTTGGATGCTAATTTCTAATAACTCCGAGGTGGAAAGTGTAAATCTATCTTATAAATCATGGGTAGATAGTACGAATCCTAACAGAAATATGAATAAATATCTTCTTAGAAACGATGAATATTGGTCTACGATAGATTCAGTTGGGATAATAGAAACTGTTGAGGATGTTCCAGAAGTTTTAATTGATGCAAATTCTAGTACTCTCTTAGGAAATGAGAAAATAGAAGATAGTAGATTATTAATTCTAGGTAATAAACGAGGATTAATTGAAATGTATAAAGGCGCCGAAGATTACCCCAAGTATTTTCCTTTTACTACATACAAGATTGGAGATAAGGTAATTCTAGGTGGAAAAGTTTGGGAATCAGTATCAGATAACAACTTTAATAATAATCCGGCGCTTTCATCTAAATGGATTCTTTCAGAGTTTCTAAATATAAATAAACCAATTAGAGTGGTTGTATCAGTAACTCCAGAGATTGGAGGAACTTGTAACCCTATCGGAATAATATCTATCCCTTCTGTCAAAACTCCTATTGATTTTAAGATATACCCTAATCCTGGATATGTTTTGAATGAAGATGTACCGTGTTTACTTGATGTGAAAGATTTAATTCCATTTCCACCAAGTAATAACTTTAATTATAATATTCCAAATAACCTAATAACAGTAACTAATTGGGAAGAAGTTCTAAAAACAAATCACCTAATTTTCAATCTAAAATATACAGGTTCTTATATAATTCTGAAAGCTAAAATATCAGGAGAAAGTGATGTATACGATTATGGTGAATGGAAAAGAAAATTTGGAGAAAATAATTTTATAGTATCTGAATTAATTATAGGTGATGAAACTAAATATGATCCCTTTATACAAGAGGATGGTAAAATAGATGTCCTAATTAATCAGAGAGCAGAAATTAGAATACCAGAACTTTCAGGGTATATTATTTCAAGAGTCTTAGCAAAATATGAAAATGGAGATCCAGATGCGCCAGAAATATATTATCCGGAACAAATCAATACTACTAACAGTATTGTAATTCCCGAAGTTAATTTCTCGGCAGCTACTCTTACATTAGAACTTAGCAGTAAACGAGTAACTATTAGTATTATAGAGTTCTCTGGGTTTGAAGTATCTAATAATTCATTAAAGATAAATTCTGGAGGTAACGCTGTATTTAAGTTTATTTCTGAAGATTATCCAAATAGTAACTTAGAAAAAGTTATTATAGAAGACTCTCAAGGAAATTCATTAACTATTAATAAGTTTACAGCAAACGGAAGTATTCAAAGTTTCGGTACGTCTCAAGTATCACTTAGGGCTGCAAATATAAATACTCCAGAAGAAGGAGAGTATACCTTGAAGTTAATGAATATATATTATAATACAACTATAAAACTTATAAAGAGATAATATGATACTAAATAATACGCACGTTCAAGGAATGTTTTTGTATTCAGAAGAAACTGAATATGAGAAAGGGGATTTTGTTGTCTATGGAAATACTATCTATATTTGTACAGCTAAAAATCCAACTAATAAAACAAATAATACTGTTTCTGGTGTTATTCCTGAAGAAAGTTCAGATAATTACTCACCATATTTAGGAGATAAATTAAATAATATAGAAGAGTATTTTAATTATATAAATCATTCTGAAGAAGAGCAAGGAAAGGAAGATAAATTAATTACTGCACATCTTTTATCTCAAATTTTATCTACATATATGATAGGATTTGATGAAAAGGGTATAATTTCTGAATACGTCTATCTTAATTCAGGGAACGATTCATTATCCATTTCATCTGAGTTATCTGATTTTTTAAATGGAACTGGAATTGATTCTAAAAACGTCTTGTCAATGATCTTAATCTCTCCGGAAATTAATAATGCTGTATTTAAGATATCGAGAAATCTTCCGGAAATAAGTGAAGTTATATTTAATGATGCTTCTAGTATTTATCCAGAAGATGCTAATTATGTAATTCTACGACAATATACTTATACTAATGAACCTAATTCAGATTCTATTTACAGACTTCAGGAATTAATAGATCCTATGGGTTCAGTTGTTAGGTATAGGTACGGAAAAGGTTATAATAACGGAGATCAGAATACTTTTGATAGTGTTACTTCTTGGTTGCCTAGTAGTATTGATAAAGAATGGATGGAGAATATAAAAAAACTTGAAAAACTTTACTTGGATAAAATCGAAGAATTAAATAACTTAGAAAAATCATTAGTAAATAATTTCCGTTTTAAAGAATATCCAATTCCAGAAACAGCTAATGTAATAGAATTTCAATGTACTGATAATACAAAAGATAATTACCTTCCTGTATCTGGATTTGATAAGGAGTCATTTATTCTTACAGTAATTACACAGGAGAATAATATAAATACAACGATTTCCATAGATCTTCTTGACGCTTATATGAGTCATGATGCAATTTCTAGTTATTATTTAACAGATAGTAGTGCTCTTGTTATAGTTCCTGGAAAGACAGAAGGAAATAAAGGAGAAATTGTTAGGCTTTATGTAACTAGTGGAAACATAGTGAATATATTTTATAGAGATAAGTACAAGAAATGAAAAAGATAGAATTAATAACCACTACTTCCGATAATATTTCTATATCACAAGTAACAGGTCAAGAAGATGAGAAAGAATATTACTTAACTGGAAATAATCGAGCATTAGTATGTAATGATTCAAATTACAGAATGACTAGAATATCTGAGCTAAGTAATAAATTAAAACTCAGAGATTGGAATGTAACTAATCGGAGGTTTGTTATCCCAGGTGAAGATGGCTCAGAAGGGAATTTACGAGTATGTATTGATGATTATTCTAAAGGTTCTGGAATAATAAATGAGGTTGATGAAAATACGAAAAGTATTGAAATTGATAAATATGAATTAACTGAAAAAGAAAAATCTCAATTTAATTCATATCTAGATTACCTCAAGAATAATAAAAATAATTACTTAAAAGAAATATATAACTTATATAATAGTATGAATAATAACGAAATTTATTTGTATAGTACTTCAAAAAATGTGGTTGATATTCTAAACAATTCTATTACTATCGATGTTATACCATTCAATTCTGATATCTATACCAATACAGTAGATTTAACAGAACTAATGAATTACTCTGTTAGTCCTGGAGTTTCTACTAAAATTGATCTTGGTATTCAATATTCTAAGTATGAAACTAGATATGTTGAAGATCCTGAAGACAAAGAAAAATTAATCTTAGTAGGTAACGAAAAACTATACTCTAAAGAAACAACATTCTCCGGACCTAGATATAATAAACAAGGAGAATTAATTTCCAAAGATTATATAGAAGAAATTGGATCAGATATTGTAATTGAATGTGTTAATAATATTATTAGAGTTGTATCTAAATCAACTGACATAGATGAATGTATTATTAGTAATTGTACAATAACTTATGGAAAATTATAATACAGGATATAGTACTTACGTTATTGGAAATTCTAGTAATATATCCAATAGCTTAGAAGTAATACTATATAATAAAAATGATAATTGGGATCCTAAGTTACCAAAAATATCTCTCTATAATATCGAACAAGTTTACTCAGGACTACTTACTTCCTCTGGCGGTAATTATATCAGATTAAATCGAACTACCCCAGAGGAACCCTTTAAATATGAAAATAATCTTCCTTCTGGATTTACTGTAATAATTTATATGAGTGTAATAGATAACACTCCTATTGGTTATACAGAGTTTCTAAATTCTCAGGGAAAAGGTAGTAATATAAATATTTATATATCTTTAGACTCTAGTATATCTAGCCAAATCCAGATAAATCTTAGTAATTCCTTAGATCAACTAAAGAATAACTCAACAACTGGGAAAAACTTCTTAGATAATGTAAATTTGTATAACTACTCTGGAGCACAAACTATAAAGCAAGACCTAGGAGCTGATAATTATCCAAGATATACTTCTCACGTATACCATATTCAAGATAATGAACAAATGAATCTCCTCTTAGATTATGGTATTTGGAATAGTACTGGTTTTCATAAAATTAATTTGAATCATGATGTTAATATAGATCCATACTCACATAATTATGAAAATCATCAAATTGGATTTTATGGAAAGGATATTGTATTATATTCTTGGACAGGTAATAAGTATTCTATCAAATCTTTAGTGAAAAAAACAAGATTTGGTAATCCTGAGGTATATACAACTTCATCGGGGGCAGACTATTCTATTTTCGAGGATATGAGAAGTAATCAAGAAATATTCTATTTTTCAGGAAGATTTATAATTACTATTGGAACTAATTATCCTAGTACTCTTGAATTATATGATATAGAGAAAAGTCAGTGGATTTCAACAGACTATCAAAACTTTTTCTTAGATACTCTTGATCCTAGAAGTAGAATTATATCTACTCCTGGAAATATCTCTAATAAAAGTATTACTAATTACATTCCAAGTATTAATAGTACTTTTCTAAATTTAACTGATTATACTAAATATACGAACATTAATATTATCAAAAAAGTTGGAGATTGGTATGTTTTTAAAAATAAACAATCCTCACAAAAAGATTTTCATATTTATAGTTGTATTGATAGATTAGTATATACAGTAAATACAGATGAAAGTCCAATACTGATTAATAACAGTCTCTTAATGATTCATACAGTAGATGAAGATCTGGGGTTAGATTATTATACTATCTATTATGAACCAGGGATTAGTTATTATACAGAAAAAGCTAGGGCAACATCAAGAAATTCAGAATTAGAATATTCAGAAGAACTCGGGATATTAGTTAGTAAGGATGAAGAGTTTGAAAAGTATAAGGGGTATTATAATGAGGGAAAAATATTGGTAATTCATCGAAATAATCCAACAGGTATATTTGGAACTATTCTTACGGGATTTAGAAGAAGCTATTTCAAAGCATCTCTTAAAACAGAAGTACCAAAAATTATAGCATCTATCTCTGGACTACTTTATTATATCGATGAAGATGGGTATTTAAATTATATATAAAATTATGAGAGTTATTTTTGAAAAAGAATTCTTAGAGAGTATAAGGAGGATAGATAACACACTAAAAATAACCAAATATGTAATAGGAACAATTTATAATTCATATACAGTTGGAGAAGAATTCATGGAGAAATTATTTTCAGGATCTTATCTGTATAATGATGTTAGAAAAACCTCAGAATATCCTCTAAATTCAATCTGGGATAGTAATAAAAAACTCTTAAAGATTAATATTGATATCCCAGAAGAAGAAAAAGCTGCCTTAGTTGAACCTAGCTCAGAGTATTGTTTTATTTATTGTTATGGTATATATCCAGATCGATCGGAAAGAATAGCATTTATAATAACTGAGCTAGAGGCTGCTGAAAGAAAAATAATTAAGTTCAATAGATTAGATTTAAATATATCATCTAATCTTTTTGAATTATCTTTTCCAGAATATACAGAAGCAAACATTGAAACAATAGCTGATAGTGATACTGTATTTTTGGAAGGTATAGGAATTGATTATGGAGTTAATATCTTTACCTCACTGGAAGAAAAAATAGTAACAAAAAAATCTTACTATAAGTATATAAGAAACAAGAAAACAAGTGGATATAGTAGTTCGTTCTTATACAATAATATATCTGGTGAAAAAATATATAATAACTCTGTGATTAGACAAATTACATCTATTCTATCGTTTTCAGCATTAGAAGATACTAGTAGTCTTAAAAAATCTGGAGGGTATATAAATCTATTAGGAACATTAGAATGTGATATGTATAGATTGATAAATGATTATAATATTTCAAAAATAAAGGAAAAGGTTAAAATAGATATAACATCTCTGCCTGTAATTGAAATCTTGGTGAAAGAAAGTAATGGACTGGAGTTTAAAGTAGATCAGGTGAATAAAAGATTAATATATTCTGCTAATACTACTGGAAAAGAGTTAAATTTAGTGATAGTCTTAAAAATTACTAATCTAGATCCAATAACAAAAAAGACGAGTACTATAGAATCAGGAGAGATTAGGTTAACTCAATTTGCAATATAATAAATCATGAAACTATCTTTAAAAGAATTCGTTGAGGCTATAACAGAGATAGATAAAAACATAGGATTTTCGAAGTTCGTGAAGTATATTTTTATCTTCTGTTTAGTCTTAGCTATATTTAATTACAAAACTATAATAAAGGATACTATAGAAATATATTCTGAAATTTCTGATAAGATACACTCCGAAAAAATAGAACTTAGGGATCAGTTATTAGCAGAATTAAAACCTCTCCTTACAGAATTTAGAAGTAATTCTAGAGCTGATAGAATATTATACTTCGAATATCATAATTCTAAAGAAAATCTAGTATCTATTCCCTTCAAATACGTAGAACTTCTCCAACAAGATAATGGTTTTGCTGTACCTTCCATAGATCCAGAACAGTATAAAAGTATAAATACTGGATTAATTACTAGTATCTATGAAGATATTAAGTTTGGAGAAATTGTATATTGTGATGGTCCAAGAGATAGCGTATTTATGGAAAAATATCCTGGAATATATGAATTAGTAAATAGTAGAGATGGTTCTAAAAGACAAATATTTATTAGTATTCCTGGAATTAATCAACCTATTGGATTAATTATTCTGGAATGGATAAATGAATCTAATATAGAGTTGAATGTAGAAGAAATTAAGAAAACTGCTACTTATAATTATATACCACGAATAAATGCCTTAATTCTATCAAAGTCGCCCGATAGAAATAAGTGGTTATAATTATGAATAAAATAAATAACAATAATTTTTATAAAACAAAAACTTATGAACGAAGAAGTTAAAATTTATGAAGATGCTGCTTGGGGTAAGTATGGAAAAGATATTATTCCTAGTAGATTTTATCAGGTCTATAAAATTGAAGGTCCTTGGTTAGGAGATGATGAAAGTACTTGGTATGAATTCGATAGTGAAGATAAAAGTGCTACAGTTTTAGAACCTGTATATCCTAATTACGAAGTCAATAAATATGGTTTGACTGGTGATAAAGAAGTGGTTAAAGTTACTATTACTCCTAGCGAAAAACTTAAATCACAATATCCAGATGCTTTAGTAAGTATTGATGGTAAATTCTATGATCTAGGTATTCTTAATAATCCTGTTGAATTCTATATGGATAAAGATCATAAAATTTCTATTATTTGGTCTACTGCAGAATTAGTTGAATCTTTCCGAATTATCAAAATTAAATAACAGAAATTCTCTTCTGAAAGCTTCAAAACCTAAATTATGAGAATAGACTTAGAAAAATTATAAAACTAAGTCTATTCTTTTATTATTTTATTCAATTATAAATAAATAATTATGAGTAGTTTAAATTCTTTTCAAATACAAATTTCCAGAAGCAAATACATAGAACGAGATAGAAGTATAGCAAGATTAAGATTAAATCAACATGAATTCTTAATCGGAGAGCCTGTTATGGTTAGATATTATTCTAATCCTGAACAAACAGAAACAGATACTATATTCGCTCTAGGTATTAAGAATGGAATAGGAGAAGACTGTTATCAAGTTGTTACACTTGGCGGATTAGATTTAGTTCGAGATGTAGTAACTGAACTTCCAGATGTATCTCTTCTTGTACATGGAGAATTATATCTTTACAAGGATGAAGATGGAATTTGGAATTATGTATACGAAACTGGTGGGGTTAGACAAATAGAACCTATAACTGGTGGTCCTTTCATTTTTAGTAATATAGAAGATAAGTATAGATGGTTTTATCGTGATGGAGTATTAAAACGTGAAGATGATTTTTATACTAAGTCCGAAATTAATGAAATGATTTCTGGTTGGGATGTTAGTATTCAAGATGCTCTTAAAAGTCTAGAAGAAATTAAGGAGTTAACTTATAAAAATCATTCAGCTACATTCCCATTAAGAGTTAGTTTTTATGATTCTAACAGACAAGATGATGGCACTACTCCTCTATATCAAACTGGAATTAGAACCGCTGTTAACTTCTTAATCAGAGTAACAATCCCTGATATAGATATAAAAACAGGTGAAGCAAATACATATGAAGTTACTAATGATTGTATTTTAGAATTAAATGGTACACAAATAACTCTCCCTGAAAGTAATAGATATACAGTCTTAGGTCTTACAAATACAACAGAATATAGATTATCTGTTAAATATACGGATCCAGATACAGGAATTATAAGAACTGCAACTTCATATTATACAGTTAAGTTTGGTTACAATTTCTACTATGGACAAATTCCTGAAAGTGGGTGGAATATAACAGAAGCTGCTTTAAATTCTCTTGAAAACACTGTAGTTGGAAATGAGAAATCAATTGTTACTTTCCAAGGAGATCTTAACTCACAGAAAATAGCTTTTGCATATCCAAAACTGTACGGAAATCTTATGAGTATTTATGATACAACTTCTGGAATGAATCATATAACTGATTATTCAATAGAGTCTTGTAAAGTAAATGATATTGATTACAATGTTTATGTAAAAGATGTTGCATTAAATTATAATAATTTTCAACAAGTTTTTTCATTCTCATTACCAACATTCTTCGAAGGAATATCTACAGAAAATTCTAGTGTAAATGCAACTGACTTAGAAAATCTGAGACAGGAGATTTTAGGTGGAGCTAGCATAAATTATAATACTCTTGGAAAACTTGAACAAATTATTAAAGGATTATCAATACGTGAAGGCTTTATTGGTGGTCCTGGAATTAATTTAGTACAACTTGAAGATGGTAGTACAGAAATTAGAGTCAATGTTGATAATTCTAGTATTGTAACTGATTCTAATATGTCTATAGCTGCTAAGAATATAAGCGGTGGAAAATATTAATAAATAAAATAAATTATGGCAAATAAAATAGGTTCAAATTTTTTATTACCCGCTAAAGTATTCCTAGATAAAAGACAAGGTATAGTTAGTGGAATAGGAGAATTAGGAACATGGGATTATGATAAATACCCTATTCCTGATGGATTTGAAGTATTTGTAGATGGAAAATGGTATACTTACTATAAGGATATAGAAAAAGATTCAATTACAGGCTTTTTCAGAATTCGAGATGGTATTAATGTACTTCAAACCACAGGTTCATCTGAGGATGATGTTATGTCTCAGAATGCTGTAACTAATGCATTAAACGGATTAAATGAGAGAATTCAAGATATTATACACAGTCTTGGAACAGTTCTAGAGATACGATTACTTCCAGATTATACAATTTTGGGTAATCCAACAGTAGATGGAGGGCTTTATGAAAATGGAACTAGAATACAACCCTCTTTTGCTTGGGAAGTTTGGTATAATGGAATGAAATTAAAAAGAAAAGATGTTAGTGTAAGTATATATATAAACGGAAGTTTTTATTCTGGAGGAATGAATAATCCTAGCGAAGATGAAGATGAGTATACTTGGGTATGGATTTATAATCAAAATATTTCAAGAGATACTGTAATTACTCTATCTGTTTTATACGGTAATGGTAGTTCATCAGACTCTATTGGATCTGTTAGTATCTCTAAAAACATTACCTATGAATTTATTAATTCTAGAATTTGGGGTAAATCTAAAACAAACGATATTAGTAAGATTGTAATTGACGGAAAAACTTACGGAAATAGAAGTCTATCTAAAGAACGTTCAATTGTTTTAAATAATGTAGATTGTAGCGTAGATGATGAAGGTAATGATTATACTTCAGGATTATACATATATTACATGATTCCTACTGAAATTTATGGAGAAGTTAATGAAAGTGAAGATCCTATAAGACTTTTAACAGGAAATATGGAAAATAACGCTTTCTCTTGTAAATTTGGTGAAGAAGATTATTCTGTAATAGTATTTGATTATCCTCAAACAGGAGTTTTAAATATAGAATTTAAATAATATGGAAAAAAATAAAAAAGGTATAAATGTTTCAGCTCCTATAGTTCCTTATACTGATCAAGATACATACCCTACCCATGAAGCAATTTATGGAAAAGGTGGTTGGAAAAGTGTTAGAACAATAGAAGATCTTAAAGCTATTCCAAAAGAAAGACTTGAAGATGGCTGTATAGTAAGAATTGTGGAATCAAGTAGCTCTTCAGGATCTGCAGTTGAATTTTATTACGATAGTAGTATAAAAGATGGAGCTTCAATACCTAGTTCTATCACTGATCCAATTGAGAGAGAAGTTTATCCATATAAGTTCAGAAAATGGGCTCCTGGATATCTTCCTACAAAATTGAGTGATCTTGAGAACGATATGGCTTTTATTGCAGAAGTTCATAATACTGAAGAAAATGGAGATTACGTATATTTAGATCCAAATAATGCAGATGATAAGAATGCTATTGAAAAAATTCTAGTAGGTAGAGCTAGAGGTATTTATCAAGAATTAGCATTAGCATTTTTAAATAAGAATTCATCTACTACAGTTAAAGTAGATACTAATGAAGATGGCGTAGTAGATGGAAATGATAATAGTATTCCAATTCATGGTTTAGTTACAGTAGATGATACTGGGAAAATACCAAATGATCTTCTGGAATATCCCGGAAAATATGTAGAATCTCTTGTAGCAATATTTCCTGATGATTTTTGTTATGATCCTCTCGATCCAGCTTCTTGGTGGGATACTGATGACAAAGGAGTACTTGTAAAAGTTGCACCAGGAGGACCAAAACCAGCAGATTATCCAAATTCAGATCAATCTGAAGCTTTAGGTTGGGATCATCCAGAAGTAACTGAAAAGGATCAAAAATATTATATCTCTGAATATTACAAAAGCAGTGGAAATAGTAATAGTATAGTAGATAATGCTTATCGAAATAAAGTAGCTGTTGTAACTTCTAGTGATCCTAACGATTTTTCTTGGACAGCATCAGATCCAATCTGGAATGATATTATTTATGTAGATGAATTTAGAAGAACTGCATTTATTGTTAAAAATGATGGTATTATTGTAGAAAAAAGTATTGGACGTGATTTAATTCGAACTATAGAAGAATTAATGAGACCAGCTACGATTCTAGAAGTACCTACAGAATGGAATAACTGGGGAATATCTGCAAAAGTAGCTTATCAGATTCTTCTTGAAATCGATAAAATAGTTGCTTGGGGAGAAGATATATCCGATGAGAGAAATCAGAGAAAAGAGGCTGATGCTGCAATAAATGCTAGAATTGATGATCTTTGGGATAAACTTAATGCTCATATTCAAGACAAAAATAATCCTCATAATGTAACTCGTGAACAACTTGGTGTTGGAGAAAGTGATGAAGTTACGTTCTCTAAAGTTACAGCTAATGGATTCTTTATGTCTGTCGGATCTGCTGGAAAAATGGCCTCGAAAGAAGTAATGATGAGTGATCTACCTGCTGAAGAAGAAACTCACGAGGAAGAAGTTATTAGTGCCGTTAGCGAAAAAACATCCTCGGCACAACTATTAACTCCTCGTGTAAAAATATCCAGCAGTAATAATCCATCACTTAGAGTAGGCCCGAGTGATGGATCTTATGAATGGCAGGAAGAACTTAAAAATGAAAAAGAAGAACGTGAAGCCGCTGATGCTGAATTAAATAAGAGAATTGATGAAGTAGAAGCAGCTATGAACGCTCACATTGCTAGAAGAGATAATCCTCACGAAACTAATCGAGGACATCTTAAGATTGATACTACTGATGCTGTTGTATTTAGTAAAGTTAATGCTCCTAACGGTTTCTTCCAAGCTAATGGAACTCCAGCAGTATTTAAAGTAGCAACTCTCGATCCAAAAGAAGAAAAACTTAATGAACTTGAGTCTAAGATAAAAGAACTTGAGGCTGAAATTGCAAAACTTAGAAAGGTATGATTTCAAAATTAATAAAAAACGGAGAAGATATATTTCTGCAAACAACAACTAATGCAGTAATTGATTCTAGTAATAAAACTCTAACTACTATCATTCAAGACCTAGAGAATAATATTTCAGCACTTGAAGCAGAAAATGAAAAACTCAAGGAGACGATAGAGACATTAGAGAAAACACTTACTGATAAAATAACTGAACTAGGAACTAATCTAACTACAAAAATAGAAGAGGTAAATACTAACCTAACTACTGAAATAGGTAAGATTAATACTAGTATCACACAGATTAATGGTAAGATTACAACTCTTGAAAATAATGGAACTGACTACGAAGAAAGATTACAGATGCTTGAAAAGAAAACTCAGAGATTGGGTGAATCTGGAAACTTTAATCAACAAGTTAGCGCTCCAGGATTTTTCGAAAGATAATATAATGGGGAAGAACGATTATAAGTTCTTCCCTTTATTTTCCTTATATATGTTATGAAAGAAATTTATATAAACTCGCCATATTCGATTTGGAACGAACAAGAAATAATAATTCCCATAAAATTTCCATTCAGATCTAAAAAACATATGATGGATACTATAGGATCTCATTGGGAGGATCCAGAAAAAGTACTTAATATTCTAGATAACAGAATTAAAAAGGGAATACTCTTCGATATGGTCTTAAAAGTTAGTAATCGAGGAGGACAATATAAGAGATTTGGAATTAAACAATTTAGGTACTGGATATCTTTTCGACCATATATATTAAAACTTGAGGAACTTAGACTTCATGAGAAAAAGATTAAGAAAGGTAAGTATATCAAGTACCTAATTCCTAATCCTAAACAAATTTCACCATATAAGATGGATCGAAAGACTTTCTTGGAAGATTACAAATATATGAATAAATATTATGATTCTGTTTTATTTAAGTATTCTCTTCACTATGTCTTATATAACTTAAAAGCCTTATAAGTGTATTATAAACTTAAAAGAAAACAGATATGGAAAAAGAAGAAATTTGTTTACGTCTCATGGAATTAATGAGGGTAGAGACAATAAATCACAACTTGTTTTTAGCTAAGCAAGGAGATTATGAAGAAAAATCGAGGAAAATTAAAAGAGAATATTTCTTCGAGAAATACAAAGAGTACAAAAATGGAACTTTCAATTCATTAGAGAAAACGAGGAATGACTTCAAAAAGGGGTATTTTGATAGGATAGAGGAAGTAAGAAAAAAGTACAGTGAAGATTGCATAAATTTTCAAAGAAATCACGAGATGCTTATTTGGAAAATTAAAGATCTGTTACACACTGCAAGATTTAAATGTCCTGATGAAAATGTTATAAAGGATGTTGAAAATTTCTTAAAAACCTGTGAATTACTTAGAAAAGTAGCAGAAGAAATCAGCCTTGATCAAATTGATAGTGAAATGAAAATGGAAAAACTTAGGGAGCTTTTATAAGCTTCCTTTTTTATTCTCCTCAAAGCCTTATTAATGATAGTTTTGTTTAAATCAAAAAATTCCCTGGTCTGTGAAGATCGGGGTTTTTGTTTCATTCCTTGAAAGCCTTATATATGTAAAAAGAATTTAAAAGAATATGGAAAAAGAAAACAAAAAGAAAGAGAAAAATTATTGGAAATTAGCATTTATAGGAATAGGTCTAACATGTGCGGTTGTCAGTATAATTAATTCACATAGAACCCAAAAAAAGTTAGACATTGTCCGTGGAGAAAATCAAAATCTCCAAACAATAAATAAATCCCTTCTGAGACAAATTCAAAATTTAGCCTATCAGAATGGGAAATTGACACAAAAAAGAACTTAAAAATAAGAATATGGAAGAAAGTGTTAAAAAAGAACAACGTCAGTATTGGGCGGTTAATAGAACTTTTCACAGTTCTATGTTCGAAGAAGTATTTAAAGTAGGAGGGAAAGTAATATTTTATACTATCTCTCTTGAAGAACTAAAAGAAATTAGTGAAAATACTCCAATTAACATGAGATTTTTAGGGAATGGAGTCCCTTATAAGAACGCATTAGATAAAGTTGGAGTTAAGTACAAAACAATAACAGATGATGTAGTGTTATCTCCTAGTCGTAAGGATGTACTTTACACTATTATTGGTAACACAACTGTTAAAGAAGATCAAATGGAATTTCCTGACTATACGATCATAGAAGTATATGTTTGTGAAATATGCCGTTAATTAAAGTAAAACAATAAAAATAAAAAAAATGGAAAGACTAGAAAAAAATGCTTACCAGGAAAAATTGGTAAGAGGTCTGTTAAATTCACTTAGAGAAAATAAAACTATCTCAAACGTACATGTAAAAAACTTAATTAGCGAAGTTCATAGTGAAATTGGAAGAAGCTTGGATAAAGCTTTAATCAAGAGAAAAGCTGATGAGTTGTTATTCACATGGATGAACAGTGAATTAAATATAGTGAAGAAAGAAATGAAAGGAAAAAGAACTCCACTTGTTATTAAGCTGAAAAATGAAGAAGCTATGAATGACGAGGAGTTTGAAATCTTCACTGAAAAAATACTTGAAAAGGTATTAGTAAAAGAATCGGGAAGAGTAAGAAAAGAGCCGGAAATAAAAGAAGAACCGGAAGAAATAACTATTCCCTCGAAGAAAAGGAATAAAGAAGAAAGAATTAGAATAAACACCTTAGACAATATCATGGAAGCGCTAAGTTATTCTATTACATATAACAGAGGTGACGGAGTAACTGGAAATAATGTTGCCAAGGTATTAGGTGTGAAAAGAATAAATCAAATCCAAATAAAAACTTGGGTAAATGGTTTATCAAAACATTCAGTAACGCTAAATGTATATTATGACGGAAGAAATGATAAGTTGGTATTCAGAGAAGCGGAAAAAGACTTATCTATCTGTTGTGAATTATACAGAAAGATTACAGGAAAAGAACCAAAAAGAGAATATTTAAAACTCTTAAGTGGTAAAGAAAAACCGAAAGTATTAGTAAGTAAGACTAGTTCTGCAATAGTAATGAAGGAATCAGTCATTGATAAGAAAATGATTAAAGAAGATTCCTATGAAGATTTATATTATTACGCTGCAGGAATAATTGTTGAACATAGCTATAAAGCGGTAGATATTGATTCATTGTGTACTAATTTGAGAAAATTAGGATATGATGTATCAAAAACTGAACTTCAAGGAATCCTAAGAAAAAGAGCTGAATTTTCTGTAGTAAGATATGGAGCAGCAGTAGGATTAAATGAAGGAGGATGGAAAACTTGGGATGAAATCAAAGAAAAATTCAATCCCAAGAATAACATAAAATGGGTAGATTGTAGACTATCACTAACTCTGGAAGAAATAAAAAATATCTTTCCAGAAACTGAAACATTGTCTATGATAACCGAAAGAGATGGATTTTATAGAGTATATTATAATGGATCGCTCACTGAATTAACGAAGTGGATCCAATTAGCGACAATATCCATCGGAGCAGAAAACTTAAGCAGTTATATATTTGATCAAGATTTAGTTAAGAGAATCAAGACAAGAATAAATCTGCTTAATGAATTTATGCTGAAAGAGGAATTAGGATGTAAATTAGAAACATTATAATCCCACTAATAATTGATGAAAACCGAAAGTCTGTGAAGATGAGTAGGTTTTTATTTTTTGTCCCTTCAAAGCCTTATTAATGTATGAAATAATCTATAGAACTTGATATATAGTAGAGTTTTATAGATTTTCTTTTTACAACCCTAGAAACAATAACTTAAAAAATTAAAATATTATGGATTTATTTGGAAGAAATAAAAAGAAAGAAGAAACTGCCGAACTAAAAAGACAGTGTGAAAAAATCGAAGATAATATCATAAGATTATCAATGGCAATATCAGATAATCGACAAGATATTTGGGAGATTTCAGAATTGGTTAAACAAGGAGACGCGTTAACCGAGAAAATAATTGAAAAAATTAATGAACAAGAAAAGAAAGGAGGAAAGTGGTATGAAAGAATTTTTAGAAAATTCTGGTAAGGTTATAAATAAACTTACAAGAGATCAGTCCTTTAATAATCAACAACTAATAAATCTAAGGAAATCTGCAGAACAAAGAGTAGCATTTCTAGAAAATGTTTTGATTTCTAAAGGTTATCATGAAGACGTTATGGAGATAAGAGAAAAATTTGCTCTCGAAGAATTAAACAATAAGATGATGGTTCGAGAGGAAAAATTACTAATTCTCCCTAAGTTTGAGCACTTAGTATTAGCAGCACAACAAGAAATAAACCCAGAACCGAATTTTAGTGGTATATATCCCTGGGCAGAATCTTATAAAACATTAGATCAGAGGTTCAAGGATACAGTAGACTTAGACCAAACTGAACATTTAATTTGTATAGGTTCAGCAATGGTAGGTTTTGCGGTAGATATGGTATTTAGAGGTGGTCCGGAAAAAGTTTCAGGAATTTCGGGAATGATTCAGAGTCTCTTCGATAATAAACTTTCAGAAGAGACAGTGAAAGAACTTGAAAAACAGGCTAAAGTAACATTTGATCAATCAGTTAACTCTCAGAAATTTGTAGAGAGGGCTGGACATAAGATTAAAGGACTATCACCTAGTCTTCATCATATTACTGGAGTAGGTCATGATCCTAGTCCCGCCGGTATAGTAACAGGAATAAAAGACACGATGAAAAATACGGCGACTTTCATGGACTCTGGAGAAATTCGAACAATAGATATGGAAGGATTTTTTAAAGACGGAAATAAGAGAGTTGCTGAAAAATTAGTAGATGCATTTAATCTAGTAATAAAACATCAACTTTCAGATGTAAATGGAACCAGAGGATTACCAGCGCCGTTTACTTTCGTGATTGGATACCTGGAAAATTTCGGCGACTATGGACAATTAATTTTTGGAATAGTTGAGAAAATGTACCTGGAAGGATATGATTTTAGATATCACCTTTCAACATATCCAGCTGCATTAATAACAGATATCCTAGTAAGAGTATGTTGGGCAATAAAGCTAATAAATGAATCTGAAGGTAAATTAACAATAAAGAAAGTAATCCCTATGGTAAATTTAAATACTATAGAAGGATCAAAACTCGGAAGAATGTTATTTTATACTCATTTAGAAGCTGTAGCACTTAATACTGGATTTATAGCTGTTACTTTTAAATGTACGGCTGGAAAAAGTTTACTCAAATTTAATTATGGAGAATGGGTTATGTTAGCAAGATATGGCATAACACAATCTAGATGGTTAATCATAAAGAAATCAAAACTGAGAGATAAATTTAGAGAAGGAAAATTCGAAGAAGCAATGAAGGATTTTGAAGAAACTTATAAAGATTTATTTGGAGGTTATATTATTAAAGTAGAAGAGGAGGGTTAAAATTTCCCTCCTTTTTATTCTCCCCTCAAAGCCTTATTAATGTATAAATAATAAATTAAAAATTAAAAGATTATGAAAGAAGAACAAGACGAAAAAAAGAAGAAAGGATTAAGTAAGAAAACAGTTAAATTACTGATCTTTGGCGGAATTGCAGTATTGGTGATCGGAGGAATTGTGTATAGGTTAAAGACTTCGAAAGGAAAGACGAAGTTGATCAATGAAGGGAAACCGCTAGATTACTATTACAGACAATCAGGAAAATATAAACTGGCTCCTCTTACAATGGATACAGGAGTCGGAACATTAAATCTTTCAAACCTAGAGAATACAAACGGAGATTGTTTTTCTTTGGGTTATATAAAAGATGTAAAACCTCTTGGAGATGCAACAATTGAAGGAGGTGATGTAATTAATGTAGAATCTGGAAAAACTACGAAAGTGAATCTAACAACAAAAGTAGTATCACTTGCCAGATTATTATGTGGAGCAGAGTTCGTTAAAACAAGCTTTGAAGTAAGAGGACTCTAATAAAATATAGAAGATAGGACATTCAAAAATCCTATCTTCTTTTTTTCTCCTCCCCGAACAAACAAAAAAGAAGAAGATATTTTGATTTATCTTCTTCTTAATTTTATTCTATATTACAGTTCCTTAAGAGCAGCTTTTATTGAACCTTTAATCATCTCTTGAATTCCTTCTTCAGTTGTCATTGCTCCTGATAATGAGAATTTCCAAGAGTTTCCTTCTCCAGTTCTAACAAAAGTACCAAGAACTAATGCTTTCTTACCAATAAAGTCTGGATTATTGTCGATCTGGAAGTCGGCGAAAGTCTTAAGTTGATTAATCTTATTACTATCTATTACTTTCATATCCGAACTATAGATCTTCATAGTCGCCGAAGGAATATGATCGAATACAAGCGCTCTAGGATCTCTTCCCATGTGCTGATAAATATTCAAAATCACAGTCATATATTTTACTTCCGGCGCAACTTTTCCAAGCTCCATTCGAATTAACTCATTATCACCTTTTGAGTTATTCTTTCCAGTTAAGTCATCGCCAAGTAAACTAGCAACTGAACCATCTTTAGAAGTTTGATGTCCGTAATAAACAATATCATACTGTTTCTTAGACTTATCAAACATTACAACGCTAGCATCAAGATCAATATCAAGTTGTTTATCAGGTCGGAATGTTCCAGGATTATCTACTACTTCAGTTTCGATTATCTCTGATGGACCTGTACCGAATAGTTTTTGAAAGAAACTACCTGTCTTAACTGTCTTTCTTTCAACATGAGTCCTTCTTCCAGTTACTCCACCTTTGATTACTGCCGGAGCCCATCTAAGCCCTACATAAACATAATCAAAGTTTTCACCTTCTGTTTCTTGATTTTTTCTTAGGCTAATTGTTCTTGTACCATTTTTTCTTAAGCTAATTACTCTTTCTTCCATAATTGTTTATATTAAATTAAACTGTTTTAATAATTTCATTTCTAAGTATATCCCGAAATTAGGAGTTGTTTCTGGGTTTATTAAGATTTCTAGAAGTGTTTCCGGAGTTTCTTTTAAAAAATCTACTTCATCTTTTGAAATAAGACCTTTAAAGAAATCATCCCTAAGAAAATCAGATGTTATATATCTTGCATAAGAATTTCTAGATAAAACAACTAGATTATTTCCTAAAGCTTTGTGTGAGTGAAATTCAAACATGAGCATTCTTGAATAATCATTATTACAGCGTAATGGACCTGCTGCTTTATAAACATTCACAACACTATCACTATATATTCCAGGATGTTTTAAAGATTCTATCGGAAATTGTAAAGAAATCTTATCTAGGTTGATATCTTTCAAAAAATCATTATATCTAGCTTCAAACAAATCTCGACGGTCTTTAATTCCCGAGTGATCAGTATTATAATCCATACTCCACACCTTAAATTCCGGAAAGATTAGATATTGATATATACCTCTAATATTCCCTAAAAAGCATGTATAATGAATCGCCCTCATTAAATATCTGACTCTTTGAACTTAAGGCCATATTTTACCAAACTCTTAAATAAAGTTTGGTTAGATCCTTCTCCGAGTGCTTGGAATTCCCATCTGTTTCCTTCAACCCTAGAAAGTTTCCCGAAGACTAGAGTAGTATCATTCTTATAGTCATCATCTAATTTATACACAAGTTTAGCAATATCTTTTCCATCTTCGTAAGCTCTAACTTCTGCACCATCAATCATTTTAAAAGTCTGTTCTCTAGTTCCAGAATCATAGATATTAACCAAAAATAGAATATCAGTTATATTTGGATCAACTTTCTTTGGGTAAATTAGAACTTCCTCATTACAATAACCATCATCTCCAGATTCATCTTCAGATCCTGTATTATCTCCTCCATACTGTACAGCTTCGAATGGATCTGTTAACATTCCTTCCGAAGTTTGTAAGATACTAGAATAAAATACTAAATGATCTGGACTAGGACATTTACCCATTTTATTGAGCTCAACAGTAATTAAATCTACGTCGAAATCATAATTACTACTTCTAAGAGCTCTAGAATTAGGTTTCCAAACAATTTCTACTTTTAATTTACTCAGACCTTTCTTTAAACTTACTGATCTTTGTTTTGTTAATGTAATTTCTCTTTCAATTGTTTCCATTATTGTTTTATTTTTAATTACATTTATAAGAATTTCAAGGATTTACTATTTTAAGCCAAATATTTAACTAACTTACCTGCTGGATCTGAATAACCTTTAAGTTGATATAAACAATTTGAGATTATTTTAAATAAATAATCAGTGTTCATATTTATTATCCTCTTCGAAAAGTCTATTGTGGTTCTAGATATAAGATATAAACCATCCCAGAAATTAATAGATAAGTAATTTAATTGTCCTGTTAAACAAAGAGCAATATACTTAAAAAATGATCTATAAGTCTCTGAATCATAAGTAAATCCTCCATTTGATCTTATAGCATTTACATATTTTAATTCTCCGGACTTTTTCATTTTAAGTATATCATTCTTTAGACTATTTATATAATCTATTGCAGAATCTTCAACATATTTTTCTACAAAATCTGACCCTAATTTATTTTCTATTATATTCCTATCCTCAATTTTTATAAATCCATATTGAGGTGAGCCAGGTGGAACAGCTAGTTTTCCTTGAGTTTTAATCTTGTCAAAGAACCCATCTATTTGTGTCATCCAATGTTCTAGGTCACTGTTTTTATCATCATAGAATTCAATCATTTTGATTATCTCATATCCTATTTCATCATTGTACTTAGATACATAATGTAATGAATCTGCTCTAGTTTCTGCAAATTCTTTTTGAATTAATTTTCTTTTTATTAACATATATAAAATTAAAAAATAATAAATTGAAGAGAGTAAACTTAATTACTCTCTCTCTTTCTCCAAATTTCTTCTTGATCTTTCTCAGCTTTTTCTATATCTAAAAATCCTGTTTTCCGATTTATGTATTCTCCCACCTTATGCCCTGTATCTCCAAAAGGATAATCTGATAATGTCTTCAATAACCATCTCTTAGCTCTTTTATTCTTAGATATTAATAATAACTTAAGAATTACATTAATATCCTCGGAACAATCCAAAATAGCACTATCTAATACACGAACACTATAAGCATACATGTCATCCGTCTTTCTTTTAATTTTTAAGAAAATAATGTTAATATAGAATGTTGGAGATTTATCTAATTCAGAAATTTCTCTTTCTACTATTTCAATTAGTATCCTTCGATCTTTATAATAATCTTTTGTTTCATATTTCTCAAGATCGCCAAATGTCATTCGTTTCTTTTTTCTCATAATTTTTTCTATTTTTATTCATCTATAAGGCTTTTAATGTTATTTTCTTTTTAATAATTCATAACCTCTAATCTGCTTTCTAGTTCCATCCTCTTTCTTTTCATACATAACTACTGATTTAACGTCAAAATAGTTTTCAATATCACTAGCTTTCGGTGTAGCATCATAATTAATAGAATTATAAAGATTTCCAAGTTTTACCTTGAGATCTGATAAACTATACTTCTCTCCAGGATTAAAATTTAAAGTAATAGTATTAATTAATAACTCTTTACTAAACGTTACTATTCCAAGTTCTTTTTTAATATAAGTCTTACTATAAGTTAAAGCTTTAAGTTTCTTAGGCCCTAGAGCGAGATAGTAAGATTTAACTTCATCAGAATCAGCTATTTGTCCAAGAACTATATTTAATTCAATATCAGATATAAAATTGTATTCACATAACATTTTAAGTTTATCATGCATAGTAGTTAATGTATCATAGATACAGAAAAATCTTGTTACATCTCTATTTACTATATCATCAGGAGTAAGTTTGGAATGAACTGAACTAAATACACTAAATCTATCCTTATAATCCACCTGCTGTATCTGAAAAGCTCTAATCTCATTAACAAGAACTAATTGATTAATAACCGGTTTAAGAATAACATCTCCAGTCTGAGAATTAATAACTTTATTTACAGCTATATAATTATCTCTATAATTTGCTGACTTGGCTACATATTGATAAGTTTTTGCTAAATCATATTTATCTTTATCTAAAACAGTGTTATATGCAGATAATAAACTTTCAGTAGATTTATTTTTGCTATCTATTATATTTTGGAAATCTTCTTTCTTCATTTCTCTATAATCTGCTGTAGTTCGATAATAGAAAGTAGCACTGTTTTTCCAAGGGTTATCAAATAAACGCTGACGTCCAAGAATCTGAGGTAAATCCTCCGCTATATCAACAGCTAAACAGTCTGAATTAGAATCACTGAAAATGAAAGATCTAGCGCATAAACTATAAAAATCAGCACCTAAGTATACAGTTCTGGTACAGAAAGTAAACATTTTAGGTTTAACTCCTTTTAATGGTACTTCTCCTATAGTAAAAGATTTTCCTAATTTCCTTTTTATTCTTTTGGCATTATCTTCTGTATTGCTACAAAGTATATTGCATTGTTCAGGAGTAAGATTATTCTTTTTAATCATACTGATAATATGATTAACACTATTTACATAGAATACTGCCTCATCTGATACTATTCTAGTAGGTACACCATTCTTCATAACAGTAATTTCTTCAAAATCGTTATTGAGATATTTTTGAATTACTTCTTCTGCTTTAGTTCCTACTGATTTCATCGTAAGAATTTTAAGAGAAGGTTTTATAATTCTAGATGAATCTGAACTATACCAATCTAATTCATAGTAAGGTAAATCTTTAAATTCATCTAACATCTCTAAGTACTCATCCATCATTGGAGTTGCACTAACGAAGTATGCAGTTGGAGATTGTGCTAAATATGTCAAAAAACTAAGTTCAGTATTACTCTTAAATCTAGCATCATGTAGAATACTTTGAAATTCATCCACTACTGTCACAAATCTATCAAATATTCTAATTTTCTCAAGAATATCTTTAACAATCCTGTAAGAATCATATGTTACAAGAATTTTAGCAGGTTGATTATTTAGATATCTTTGATAGGTATAAGTATCGATCTCTCTATATAGTCTTTCATAAATTTCAGAATTATCTTTCTTTTCTGGTTCATCTTCTTTTGGATTCTTTATAGGCTTGGAAATATCTTTATCGACTTCTGCTTCTATTTCCATTTCATTCACAACCAAATAAACACTATCTTTATGTTGATCCTTTTTATTCTTAAGTAACATTTTCCTTGGAGAACATAGAATAACATTTTCTGGTCCTCTTAAACAGTATTCAGTAAATCCACAGCCAGGTAACTGTTTATTAATAATACACTTTACTGGGAAATTAGAAAAACAGAAATCTTTCCATTCTCCTATATACCTAATTCCTCTAGGTACAATAATTTTTTCTCTGTTCATGTTTTATAAAGTTTTTAATTAATTTAATTTATTATAGATTCTTTTTAATACAGAATCCAGTTACATAAAATTGAAGACTAGGGATACCCTTTATAATCTTCATTCAATTGTAAGGATTTAAAGTTAGTAGAGACGCATTTTGATGATTTAAAATCGGTGTATTTGGTAATAGGTAAAGTATATATTTTCTTATTAAAAAATATCATCAATTAATATATTCGATCTCCCTTTGGGAGGAGATCGAATTCTTATACTCCATTTATCCCCTATATAGTTTATTCAATCTAGAGCCCGTAGGGCCCTGGAGTGAACCCTTTAGTGGTGAACGGAAGGTATGATAAAGGGTTCCTTAGTCCTCAAAAATAAATTACAATAGAATAAAAATCTTATAAGTGTTATGAAGTTACCAATAAAATTTTACAAGTTTATCTCTAATATAGATTATTTTTCAGAGATACACAAATATCATAAACATGAGAATAATGAAGATATGATTATTGATTATATGATAAGTAATCTAGCTTTTCTTCTAACTCCTTCCAATTTTAACCAAAGAGCGTCTTATTGTTTTAATAATTGGTTTTCTATTCTCTTAGAAATAGATCCGATTAAGTATGGTTGGGTAAAGAAAGTTGACCTACAATTCTTAAATAATACATCTGTAACTAAACAACAGATTATAGATTGGGAAGTACTCAATTTTACAGGGAAGAATAGGATTTTCACAGTAAAGAGAGAAAAATGAAGTTTTGCTACTTTAAACTTCTAATTTCCTTATATGTGGAAAAAAGAGCCCCAGACTTAATTGTCCAGGGCGTATTTGATTATTTACATAACCAAATTGAAATTGCTTTCAAAGTCTTTAATAATATTTTTATTAAAGTTGAAGCTATGAGAGATATCACTAAGATTATTCTCCCAAGAGTCATGAACACTGTAATGAGCATGACTGATGAATAAAACTCAGGTGTTTGCATTTTAATTGAGTTTTTTAAATTAAAAATATAAAAGATAGATCGTCATTATATCCAATTTCTTTCAATACTTTAGGATTTTATGACCTCATGATCTATCTTCATATATAAGGCTTTGAAGCATTTCTAGAAGGAAGGGTAGTTTTAATACTATTCTTCCTTTGATTTCCTTATAAGTGTAGTAATAATTAAAAAATATAAGACTATGGAAGAAAAGATCGATTTACCAGAGAAAGGAATAGTAGTTGGCTTTGAACTTGAGAACTTAGAGGATTACTTGAATTGTACGGAGCATTTAGTACAGGTTCATGGAAAGTTTGAGGTCCTAGCAGAGATCGAGAAAAAAGTAAAGTACGAAAAGATTAGACACCTCGCCAAATTTCTCATGACGGAATATAATCCAGAGTTAAAAAGGAATGTGGTTTTTAGGTTGTCTAAGTTTAAAGAACGTCATGAACACAACGGCGAGACGGTTTATATAGCTTATTATAGGTTTGATGGATTTGTATCACTTTAGGAAATATAGGGAGAGACTTTTAAGGTTTCTCTCTTTTTTCTTTCAGGTACAACAAAAAGAAACTACACTTATCCATCTCGGACCAGTGTAGTTTGATTAGAATTATAGTATTTTAAGAAGTTTATCTGAGACATTATCGATCTTTATAGTTTCGTATGTTCCATCTCCTTTAAGCCAAATTAATCTTCTCCCCAGGATCTTTAAGCCAATTGATTCTAACATTAATTGATACATGCTAAATTGTAGGGTATAATGTCCTAGGGGTTCATCTATTAAATTATCAAAAGGAGGATACATTGTGATTCCCTTCGACCTCTGATAATCTTTCGTAAGTTCTTCATTTGTTTTCCAGTCTCCTATAATAAATCCAGGGTTATCAGGGGAATCATAGTAGAATAGAAGGTCGGTAGTTCCACAAAATTTAGTATTAATTTCTGGGATATACTTTGATGACATCCTGAATTCTGCACCGACCGGAATTATCGAAGGCGGTAACTCAGAATAAAATTTGAGGATACTTTCTTCTTTAGGTGCGAAGGGAATTAACCAACCCTCCTCTGGAATATATTGCCTTCGGATATTGGTCGGAATTAATTCAGGGTAACCACATTTTATCCATGTCATTGCTTCTCCAAATTCATGATACTTCGTTCCTTGTGTTACTGATTTTACATTTTTATATTTCCATTCTCTGAGGACATCTTCTTGAGTTCTTCCATTCTTTTTTGCATATCGTTCTGAGATTGTATGTTTATCGAAGGGTCTAACAAAGTTTTCGATTATATTAGAAACTGGTGTATATTCTTCAGTTCCTATAAAATACTTATGTCCTTCTTCTATAAATGTTATATCGGAAAAATGTTCAGATATTAAGTTTCTTGTTGTTTGTATAATTTCTTCTGTAGTCATATTCTTTTATTTTATTATCATATATAAGATTCACTAGTGCAGAGAAGAGCAAAATCCTTACTTATGATATGAAAATAATGATAAGTTTTGCAGATTTTGAGTATATACTAGAAAATCGAGTAGAGTTTAATCTGCTAAGTAAATTTAATCGTACTAAAGATCCAGAATTAAAAGCTATAATTTCTTTAATTCTTCTTGCTGAATCAATATCTAATGGAGCAATAATAACTTTAAAGAAATTAACGTTTGCCACTGCTTTAGAGGGTATAGATTTATGGAGAGGGAAAGTTAATACTAGAAGTTATGCGAAGATTAAAACAATAGGGGATTTGAAAGAATGGTTAAGATGTAATTTAGTTGGAAAATTGATAACAATAAAAAGACATGGAAAAAAACGAGGTTAGAGTTATTGATTTATTGTTATCAAGAGAAGAAAATTAAGATCCGACTTTCACAAGCCAGATCTTATCAGAATGATTTATATAATTATTTTTTATTTTTTATGCATATATAAGAGTTTGGAGGATTGAGAGATGATATCAATAATAGATGTTTTAAATAATGGAGAAGAAATTGCAAAGTATTTAGAAGTAAGATTTCATACAATTAAATATGCTGATGACTATTACCATAAGTTTATCTTAATTCATTCTTTGTGTAAATATGCGAATAGTTTAGATCCAGTTTATCACACTCTTATAGTATATCATACAGAGTTGATTGGGTGGTCTAGTGAAATCGATCTTAATAGTATAGGAAGTATAAAAACTAAGGAAGATTTAGCAATATGGCTTAAAGATAATTTAGTGGGAAAAATAATAACACTTAAGAAATATGGAAAGAATAATGATTTCGTATCCTGAATTTTATAAACATCTGGATCTTTTATATGAGAAAAGATTAGATTATAAAAATTATAATAATTATATAAAGTCTTTTAAGGAAAGAATGACAGAAGATGAACTAGTATATTATTTACTGTCAAGTATATCTTGCTTTATTAAATCTTATAATAATCAAGGATTTCTTTATATATTGGGTGTAGTTATGATTTTTATAATTAAAGCACTTGAAGAAATAAATCCAGAAAAATATAAGAATCTAAAATCTCCAAAAACATTTCTTATATCAAAAACATTTAATTCTCAACAGGAAGCTCAAGATTGGATTTTAGATAGATTTTTAGGAAGAATATTAACACTTAAGAAAAATGGAAAGAATAATGATTTCGTATCCTGAATTCTTAGAAAATCTAGAAGAGTATAAAAATAAATACTCTGATTCTAGGGGTTCACTTCAATATAGAGATAAAACAGAAATTATGTTGATTCAAAATTTAATATATCGTTTGGCAGATATTCATCTTTATATTCTTAGTTTAAAAATTCAAGAAGCTGGAGGAAGTTTTATTAGATTAAGTATTCCTAGCATTAATAGGATTATAGATGAATTAATAAAATTATATCCAGAAAAATATAGTAAGTGGGGATATATAGACTTAGACTCATTTAATCTACTTTATGGAAGTGATGAAGTTATCTTAAAGGAAGTAGTTAAATTTTTTATTGGGAAGATTTTTACAATTAAGAAAATAAATGAAAAGAAGTCTTATACCGTTTTTAGAATTTCTTAAGATATTAGATGATCCAGAAGTAAATTCAGCAGGACGTTTAAATCGATACTTTTCTTGGGGAGAAGATACAAAACCAGTCGAACGAGGAATGTTAATTGGGATAGGGCTACAATTAATAAACTCCTATATATTTTTTGATGAGTCTCATAAATTTTCTAAGAACTCACTTCAAAAAGTTGATAATATTATAGGTCATCTTATATCAATATTTCCGAAAAAATATTCAAAGTGGAGGAAGATGAGCCCTGAGATATCAAGAGTTTCTGAAAATCTCTCTGAATATTCATCAAAAGAGGAATTTATATCCGAGATAGCTTGGATATTTGCTGGAAAACTTTTTAAATTAAAAAAGACAAGAGTTTAATTCTCTTGCCTTTATTTTTCTTTTTGAAAAAAAAACAATAGAAGAATTTCAAGACCTTTTCATTTTACTTGATTATGTACTCTTGTAAAATTACTTATCTATTATTCTTCCATCTACTTGTAGGACTTTAGCATGAAATTAACTACTTAATCCTCCTACACTGTTAACCATATACAACAAGGTAGCTTATAAGAAAATATTAACTATCATAAGCATATAGTTAATTTAGGTTAGGCTACCCGTGACTTCCGCCCGGACCGAACACCTAATTCTTTCATATATAAGAATTTCAGGGGTTTAGAAATTTCTTCTGAAAAAAAATGGTAATGGACCAAACTTATTTCGCAATCCACTACCTGACCTGATAAATATTCCAAAAAGTCGTACTTACTTTAAGTTCAATTTATCTTAGCTAACCTTTATCGCTACAAGGGTATATCTTTTTGAAGTTCTAATAGTTAATTTCTTAACTATCATGAGTATTTCCCAAAGATAATAATTACAAATACCTTTATAGAATTTTACAGTGACCTTAGAGGTATATAAAATTTCTATCTTCTACCATATATAAGAATTTCAGGGGTTTAGAAATACCCAAATTTTTGTAGATTATTTATTAATTCTTGTATATTATTATCTATCTTTTCTTTTTCCATGTTGTTCCAATTAACTCTATCATTTTGTTCTGGATTACCAAATATTCGAGTTATCCAATAGGGGATTTTAGTTCCTCTTATATTATCCCATCTAGATGTGTTTGTTTTTTCAGAAAGTGCCCATAATACTTCTTCTATTGTATATAACATAGATTGGTGAATATGTAATGATACTTTAAAAACAGATCTCATTATTCCTATTATATTATCTAGGAACATATTTAATTGATCTTTATTAGTAAATACTCCAAAATTTCTCGAATCTATATTATAAATATCTCTCAAAGTTAGTATTATTCCTTTTCTAAACTTAAAATTATTATAACCTCCGATATATCTATAAAGTTTATCTATGAATTCTAAGGCTCCTTTATTACTAATGATAAAGTTATTAACAATTATATCAGAAAAATCAAACATATAGTTATTATATACATTTAATCCAGATAAACTACTATAACTATTTTTAATATTTTTCTTGATAGATTTATAGAATTTACCTCTTACTATAGTACTTTTTCCATATTCATAAAAACGATATGTAGGAAGACCATATTTGAAGTACATATAAGTATCTCTAACTCTATCATCAATAGCTTTTTCATCATGAAAACTAGAATCAATTTCTACAATGAATTTCGCTTTATAAAAGAAATAATCAGAAAGTATATAATGTTTCTCCCAAAGTTCTGTTCGAGTTTTTGGAACTTTCTCTTTAGTTAATATTTCTTTCCAGAGCTCTCTATCCATTATTGGAACGGGAAATTCTTTTATATACTTTGTAAAATCTTTTTCTTGCGTTAATTCATTTTTTATTTTTTCTATATCTTCTTCAAACTTTTTTGAAAAACTACTTTCATTAGCGATAAGAGCATCTCTTCTATTTTTAATAATAGAGATGTGAGTGTTATCTTCTTTTAAAAGATACGTTGGAATGATATATCCTTGTTCAATCTCTTCTGCATAATATTTGCATCCCATAGCAAATATCTTAATTAGGTCTGTATTCATAAGTTATATTAATTTTATTTCTATTTATAAGGTTTAGACCTTAAGAGCCTTATATGTGTAGTTTATTACATGAAAAACAAACTTAAAAGAAATGAAAATTGAACAAGAATTAATCGATGAATCTTATAGAGGATTCGTAAGAAAAGACCTAGTAGATCTATACCAAAGATTTATAGGTGAAAGAAGTGGAGGGAAGGTACGTAATTCATCATTATCTAATGAGATAACTCCTAGTAATGATGTAAATGTTAGTGAAAGATTTTTAAATAGACAGAAAAAGAAGGGGATTAAATTACTAAGATTTCCGAAAACTATTCATATAATTAAAAGATGTTATGAAGAAAGGTTTGGTGGTTTTATTGAATCTGTCTATACTGTCGAATACGGAATTTTGCACTTAATGTACTTTGATGAGAATGTGTTAATTGAATTCTCTAAAACATTTCGATCTCTTGAGAATGATAATATAGATGTATTGAGAGAAAAACTCAGAACTGTATTATCTGGAAAAATTATATGAGATAATAAATTCATTTCTGTAGATAGAATAGAAAATCTAAGAACCAGAAAATAAAAAAAATTGAAGGAGACTTTTTACAGTTCTCCTTCTTTTATTTTTTCTTTTTAGGACATAAAATCTAGCTTTTTTGTTTTTACTAGATCTAAGTCATTAAATGGAGTACCTTCGATAAGATTTACTCCTGTTTGTTGTAAAATCCATCCAAGTCCGGTCAAGTTTCCATATTCATCTACTACAATCTTTTTATCCCATATTGTTAGTTTAGGGAAATATAATTTGTAGTCCGGGAAAATCATACTCCATTCATCTTCATTTCCTTCTAAAAATTTATCTAGTTCAGGGTGAGTATTTATTTTTTTTGTTCTCCCATTCCATATCACATCAAAACACGGCCGAAGAATATATGGACAAACTTCGACTCCCTGACACTCTCCTGGTTCTGATGTTCTAGAAATAACTTTACATTTATTTCTTACCAGAGTCATTATTTTGTCCATTGAGTAGTCGGCCGTATTAATTATCACTATCTTTCCGGTTATATATGTTGGATTCTTTGGGTTAACGTGAATTAGACTACCTACCGAAGGATCTATCTCTTCTTGTAAGTAAATAGCCTCGATAAAAGCATCTAATCCATTCCCATAATATACGGAATTCATTTTTTTATCTCCTTCCCTAGTAATATCCCAGCAAATTCAGTAAGATCTACATCCCTAACAAATACATCAACTGGCTTAATGAATATAACAGTCCTTTCTACTATTGTCCCATCTTCTCTTACTGCTGATACATTATATAGGTTTTTTGATATTTTAGGGAGAAATGATTCAGGTACATATTTCCAATCAATTGCCATAGCTTCATCATCAAACATCTCTGATACTAGGTATTTTTCTTGTTTCATATCTTATATTTTTTAAAGTTGATTAATAATTTGTTCAGTATATGCTACCGGATCGAATTTCTTAAGCTCTTTCAATCTTGTCTTGAGCTCTTTTATACGATCCGAAGTATCTTTATTTTTTCTAAGGTAACTGATAGGCTTTGACATAACAGAACTAACTATTTCCTGAGGCATTCCAAATACTTTCATAATCTCTTCGTCAGTCGCTTTTGGATTTTTGTTTAATATATAATCCGAAATTAATGGAATAGCCTCTAAAACCGCAATATCAAAAGTAGTTTTTTCTATCTTCTTCTGATTTACTTTTACAATTAGATCTATGTAATTTTTATAAGTATAATCTAACCAATAATATAAACCAATTCGAAACATTGTGGATCCAGTAGTTACGTTTGTTGTGTAGTTTGTAGCACTATAGCAACACTTTCTTGCTAGATCTTCAATTTCTTCAATAGATATTCCTCTTGCTCCTGGAACTTTAGATATTACCATTTTAGGACCATTAATATCAGTAAGATCTTCCATATATACTTTTCCTTCTTCTGCAAGTTTTTTAAACTTTTTAAAATTAGGTGTAAATAAGAAAGTATCTCCTTCAAATAATATTCCTGGATTACCAAAATCATCAGTTACTCTTGTTAATTTGTATGAATATATTACTCTACCTTTACCTGTTTTCCATAATCTATCAAGTTCTGAATTTTCTTTGTCAATTATTAAGTTTGCATTCGGTTCTAGGAGTAACGGGTTATTATTTATATAGGCTTGGTATAATGATTTCGGACTAAAATTCGGATAATCATTCTTAACACCTATGCACAGACCAGTTACCGATGTTTTCATGTAAAGACAAAGAGGTATAGGAAGTGGAAGATAAGATATTTCCATTGGTCCTACTGGCGATTCTACCATAGGAACCTCTTTCCACAATTCTCCAAGTACTCTATTGTATACATCTGAAACCATTTGTTTTGTATATCGAGGAGCGGCATACTGATTGTATACACCATTTATTTCCGTATATCCCCATGAACCGTGACCTTCAAAAACTCCAGTATGTACGAGATTAGCATTAAGTTCTTCAATACCGGAAAGACTATGAGGATGATAGTTTGCTACACTTGAAATTACTGTAGTACTAGGTATCATCTTCCCTTTTGGAAATTGAAGAGCTGAATATATTAATCTTCTATAACTAGGTTTACAACCATCTTGTATAAATGCTGTATGTCTTTGATTATTAATATAATTACCAAAATCTAAAAAAGCATCTCTTGCTATTTCTCCAATAGCTTTTTGTTGAATTAATTCTTCTTGTGTAATTTGTGGTAATTCTATTTCTTTCTTTTTTCTAGCCATATTATTCAATTATTCTAAATTCGTCTAAATTATACCAAAAATCTTCAGATACTCCTGCTTTTACTGAAATCGATTCTTCTGAATTAAGATTTGTTATTTTTATTGAGAAAGACATAATTCCTCCTCCAATTCCACTTTTAGATATAACTACTGGTGGATATTCTAGAAGAATTAGGTCTCCTTGTTTAATATCTCTTATAAATTTTTCAAAAGTTTTACTCGTACTGTAGCTCATTTCAATACATTTCATTGAAATTACCTGAACTGTATATTTTACTGTAGGTAATTCTTGTATATTGAAATTTCCCATTTTAAATGTTTCCATGATCTATTACTTGTATTTCTTTCATAGCATCCCAAAACTCATTAATTGCACTTCCAGGAACTATTATTGATTTATTACTTCTAAGATTTGTTATCTTAGTTCTTACAGATATTCCTGACCGTGAATTTCTTTCAAGAATAGGAGGAATTTCTAGAAGAATTATATCTTCTGGGTTAATTCCATCTAAAAATATTTCCCTTTTCTTATTACTTATGTAGTAAGTATTTTTATCCATCTTAGAAATTACTTTAATAAAATATTTCATTGTTGGTAATACATCCCTACTATTTTCAATACCATTAATTTTATAAATCTGTAAATCCATTATCAATTATTTTGAATTTCCCGAAATAATAATATAAGATATTTAATTCCAGAGTGCTAAATTTCATACTCTTTTTATTCTCTAAATTAGTAACTGTGACATATCCTTGAAGTAATAATGAATATGAAATCATTACTAAATCTCCTTCATTCAGATATAAGTTTATGAATTCTTTTTTCTCCTTATTCATTAACCTATAAATTTCAGAATTTTTATTAGTTAATATTTTCTTAGCTCTATCACAACATATATTTTGTGGTTCACCAAGTAATATTACTATTTTAACTTCTGGAATATTTGGATATTTATAAGTCTGTGAATCCATATGGATTAGTTATAATTCCGGCATCAAATAATAGTTTTTTTCTTTCTTCAATATCTTCTGTCAGTTTCATACTATAGTCGAAACCATCCGGAGTTACTTGAATTAATTTTCTAGTTGCCGGATTATAAAAGATATCATAAATATCTTCAGAATTAAAAGCTCCTAGACCTTTTCTGCGAAAAAATGGTTTACTCGGATCTAATCCTATCGGAAATATTCCATTATCTTGTAATGGATCTCCAGGATAGAACTTTTTATCACCTTGTTCAAATATTGGTGACATTATTTGATAAACCATTCCAAAATCTATCAAAAATCTTCCGAATTTTCCAAATAAATATAGAATTAATTTTTTTATCTGTTCGCCATCAGGGTCCGCATCAACTGCGATAACAATTTTACCATAACGGCTGTATTTTTTTATCAATTCATAAGCTTCTTCAAAAGATTTTGCATCCTTTGTTACGTTATTTACATCCATACCAAGTCCAATTACTTTGAATATAGTATGAATTTCTTTATTATCTAGTGCCTGATCTACAGTCTTATCTAGCACCGAAAGTATCTTACCTCTTAACGGGAGTACTGCGTGGAACTGAGTGTTATGTCTTCCACTTTTTAGTGATCCTGCTGGACTTAGACCTTCACAGAGGAATAATTCACAATCCCATCTGTTTTTTCCAGTTGCATCACTAAAACCCTCTATTAATTCAACCCTTGACTTAAACATATTTCTTCCTTGAGCGTCATCAATCATTTTTTGCGCTTTTTCAGCTGCTGAGAATGATCTCATTGAATTATAAATAGTATTTAATCTATCTACATGTTCTTGCCAATAGTCAGGATTAGATCTAAATATTTTTATGAATTCTTTTACTAATGCTCCTGTGAAATCTGATTGTTTTACTTTTCCAATAGATTTTAATCGTACTTTAGTTTGACTGTCGAACGATATTACCTCTGCCAAGAGCACAACACATGATTTAAAACCATTCATAGTGTATTTATGAGTAATTTTATACTCAGCTCTAATCGCTTGGTCAAAACATGCTTCTACATAATTTAAATGTTGTCCCGTATTTACTACGAGACCGTTCACACTACCATAACTACTTTTATTAGACATCTCAGGATCTACATCAAAATATATTAAAACTTTTACTTCTGAATTTTTACTTGTATCTTCAGGAATAATAGTTTTAATAATTTTGTATTTATAAATATCAAGATCTGCAGCTGTCATATTTTTTCCGTTTGCAATAACAGTTACTTTTCTTTTATAAAATTCCTTCATTATAAGAAGAAAGTAGTTTAAGTTATCATATGGAATAACAACTCTAGGATCAGGAACATATGTAGTACCTAGTTTGAATAAAACCATAGTACTCATTCCTGTTGGTAAATTCACACCAAGTTTTTTATTTACATCAGAAAGTTTCATAGCACCTTCAAAAGTAAGATTACCGTAATTCTCATATACAACTATATAGAATAGATCTTTTTTACTTCTAGGTCCTTGTGATTCCCAAAGTTGTTTTACTTCTGGAATAGATTTATCATAATTATCTTGTGTAATCTTTGATAATAAAATATATTGTTCAGAAAGGGCACAGGTACAAGCACTTCCTACACCGTGACGGCCAATGTGAGCGCCTGTATCATCTCCCTTCCCATTAAATTTACTTCCGGAATTTAATGTACTTATAGATAAATGTGCCATGGTTTTCCCAGGTATCTCACTCATTCTTAGTGGGATACCCCAGCTATTATCTGCTACTAGATTAAATCCATTATAGTTTTCTGTATCTACTATGATTGTTGTTGCATCAGGATTATCGTAAAGTACATCTATTGCATTATCTATAATTTCTCGAAAAGCATTACATGCACCTTCACAAGGTTTTCCTGATGGATCTGGAGCAAGAGATCCTAACATGTAATCCGGATTAGTTAATACATTTTCCGGCCATTGTAATAATCTAATATCTCCAGGTCCTTTTTTCTTATTTTCTTCCATAAATAAAATTTAGTTTATTAAAAAATTTAATATTAATTAAATATGTTTTCATTTATAAATATTGGGAAGATAACACAATAATACCTTCCCATCTATAAGGTTTACATGTCTAATGGTTGGTTGTTTTTAATATCATAAATTAATTTATCTATATTGTGATAAATATAGTATGGGTAATCATAATTTGATAAATTGGTATTTAATGAAATATAATAGATTTCAATAGAGTTATTTTTTGCAAATCTATTTTTTATTATATCATGTTTTCTACATATTAGAAATTTTTTATATACTTCATCTTCATTAAATCCATCTTTATGATAATCTATTTGCATAAAATGTCTAGGTCCTTGTACTTCTATTAGTATTTTTCTGTTATTATATATAAAATATAAATCAAAAGGTAATGGTCTTTTATCAATGCACTCAGTAAATTGTTTCTGAATTTCTAAGTTTTGTATTTTCAGATTTAATTTTATTGATTCGCATACATACATTTCCCAAGAAGATCCATATATTGATCTGGGAAATGATAATTTATTTAAAAATCCTTTATTTCTGCATTTTTGCCATAATCCTCTAAATCGTTTATTAAAATCACCTTTCCCAATTATATTATTATCGTTTATAAATTGTTGAAATTCTTCAATAGTATCAATATCTTTCCAATGATTAAATATATTTTTTGGTTTTCTTTTAAATACTAATTTATCTAAAATATGTAATTCATTTTTACATTTTCGAAATAATCTTCTATATTTTTTATGAAATTCGTATGAAGATTTTATTCCTTCAGAGTCAATTAAATTTTGTACTTGATCTAAAGTTACCGTTGAATAATTCACTTGAGGGTTTGGAAATATTATATTATCTTTTCTCGGATCTTTCCTAAAAATATTATATATACTTCCAAATCTATTTTGTAGATCTTTTTTATTTTTTATATTATTCTTATCTATAAAATCTTGAATAGTTTCTGTAGATAAGAATATATCATCATACTTACTCATTGTAGTTTAAGTTTTTTAATTAATTCTGTTTTTTCTTTTGCTGTAAGTCCTGAAGAGAGATTAGTTACTTCTATTTTTCGGCCGGCAGATTCAAGTAACTTAGATATTAGACCGAAAGAACTCAGGCTTATTCGGTCCTTTCCTTCAGTTACTATAATATCAATGGCCGAAGATAATAGTAATTTTTCTAATTCAGGTGTATCTTCTGAATCTAGTCCAATATTCTCTTCGACTACTTGACTTACTATATATCCTTTAGCTGAACAATATAGTAATAATCTCTCTTTTTGTTTTTCTAATTCTTCTTTTTCTTCAGAGCGTATATATATAGCTACAGTCGGATTAGGTTTTTTAGGATCTTCTTCAATAACCCAGACTCTACCTTGTTTGTCTGTTTCCATTGAGATTATACCTTTCTCCTTCCAACTATATACTGTACCTCTTGAAATTTTTTGAACTTTACAATATTCACTAATTCTATATTTCATAACACAATAAAATTAAAGATTAAACAACTTTATACATATATAAGGCATACATTAGAAAAAGGTAGCGAAATGTGGGTTATTTTTGATGTTTTTAACCATCTTAACCTGTAAAATGAGCCAAAATAACCCACTATCCTAAGAGAGGTTGATTTTGCTCTTACAGATGGTTGAGTTCCTTAATAATGAAGTTAAAGAAAAAATAAAATCCCTAGAACCGTTTAAGTCCTAGGGTAAAAGAATTAATCTACTCTTTTATTTTTTAATTTATCACACTCTATTTTTGTTCTTGCCAAAGCAATAGCGTGATTGAATATATCTATGAGAATGTTATCATCCTCTAGAAATATCATCATTAGTGTCATGATAATTGCAATGATGATATGTTGAATAATTTCTTTATTATTCATAGAAATAATCATTTTAATTACACCTTTTTCTACGGATTAAATTTATTCTATGAATTTTTCTTTAACTTTAAAAAATTAATGCTAGCTTCTTTTGTATATCTGCAATATATACTTTAGGAGCTAGCTCATTTATTTTCTCTTCATATATAAGGCTTTGAAACATTTTTAGGCGGAACTAGTTTTTAATCGAATTCTATATCACTGTGCAGAAAGAAAAAATAATACCTTCTAAGAAACCCTATTAGCCTTATATATGTAATAAAAGATAGAAATATCTGATATTATCTAAAGACATAGTATATCTAATTTAAAAGATATATTATGTCTTTTTTACTTTTTGAGACAATAATAACGCAATGCCTGAAGCAAATAGAAGGCAAATAAAAATAATAATTATGAAAAATTTAAAAGAACTTTGGTCAGCAGTATTAGAAGGCCAAGAAGAGCAAAAGAACAATTATTATGCAACTCTAGTTCAAATTGGAGTTCATGGTAGATCAAAATTTTATGTATCAGAAGATGATATCGAAAATCAATTCGGCGAGAATTTAAGAGAACTATTCATGCCGAAAGATTGTAATAATCGCGTAAGATCGATTATTGTAATTAAAAGTTTAGATGAGCAAACAGAAATTAAACCAAAAAGAGTATGTAGGACACTCTTTATGTTAAAACATTCTCAAGATCAGGGAAATAACGAATTTACCGCTTGGTTGGAAACCTATAGAGGCGAAACCGTTGGAACAGAACTGACTATAGATGAGTATAGAGAAAAGTTTACAAAATCATTTGACATAACAACTATAAAATGTTGGAAGGATATTCTCGACTTGTTTGAAATCTAAAATTATTATGTATGGAGAGGAATTTTTATTCCTCTCCTTTTTATTTTCCTTCAAAGCCTTATATATGAGAAAAAACATACTCCTTAAGCAATAATAAAAAGCTTAGGGAGTTTTAAATTTTTATAGTATGAAAAAGACAAATAGAGAAAAAATCAGAAGAGAATTTCAAGAGTTAAAAGTTAAGTTTGAAAAGATTAATTTCAAACAGGTAAAACTTGAATTTGAAAAAGGAACAATTACTGAAGACGAATTTATTGAGAAATCAAGAGTGGTCTTTGCATTAAAAGCGAGGTTTAAAAAATTATTAGAAAAAACTAAGTACCTAAAATATCAAAGCAAGGCGATTAAGGAACTTTATGGGTCAATGAGAAAATATTGCATTAAGAGTGATATTATCGATCCTTGGTATAAAGAGATAATAAAAAATTTACAAGTTCCATTTATTTTAGGATTAGCCTTAGTAGCTAGAGATCGAGAACTAGTAAAGTTCGGTAAATCATTTATTAATGGGGTTAAGAAAGTAGTTGTTTAGAAGAGGGATTAATTTCCCTCTTTTTATTTTGTACGTTGAAAAAAAAAGATAGATATAGTCTTACTATATCTATCCTTAATAATTTATTTATTCTTTCTATAAGAAAGAGTTTCCGGATTATTCATATTTTCTTTTTGAGTTACTTCTCTTAGATTAGAGTATTCATTATTAATTGTCTCTACAGATCGAACAGGTTGAATATGATCTATTACATTATTTTCTTCTATCTTTTTCCCAGAAATAGTTTCATAAACTAATCTATGAACTAAAATTGATTTTCCTCCGATTTTTATTCTATACCTTTGTTCTTTTTCTTCTAAAGTACCTATATTTTCTACTCCATTAATCTTTAGAATTCCACAAAGATTGGCTTCAACTTTATGAGAGGTAATAAATGGGTTAAGATACCATCCATTTTCTATAACTGGATGACGAGATTTATAATCTTCGAGTGTTAAGTCTATTCTTTTCCATTCATAACCTTTGTAAGTAATTCTAATTCCACATAACACTTTTCTATAGCCTGGAAAATATTTCTTTAGTTCACTAGCATTATACCATTCTTTAATAACTTTTTTATCTTTTGGATCGATTTGAAGATACTTGTATTTATGACAAAAATTATTTAATCTATTCTCTGCCTTATTGTTTTCGCTATAAGTAATCCACTCCAGATTTTCTTTGCAAAAATTTAAGGGATTTAAATCTTTATGGTTTATTATATTATTTACTTCTGGATATAAATTAGGAATAAATAGATAAGCGATTAAAGAGTGATTATAAACATGAATACTAATATCAAATAAAGAAAAGCTTCTTTCGGGATATATTCTTCTATTTGAAATTTTATTTTTAAGATTAGATTTTCTTACTTTTCCTTTATAATTACATTGAATTGCGCCATACTTATTAATAAAGTATATATTAGATAAATCATAATCTAATAATTTCTTAAAATTTTCATTTCGATCAATTAATTCAAATTTAAAAAATTTTTCAAGATCTATCCATTGATTATCTGGAATATCATCATAATAGTACTCCATAAGATCATCCGTTTCACGATTTAAAACTAAAATTTTCTTTTCTCCAGAGTTTAATTCTACTTCTGCGACATCATAGTAGTCTTCGGGGTAAGATTCGTGATGTTTAAATAGGTTTCTCCATTCTGATGGAAGTTCTGTTTTTAAATGATTCTGTAACATAATTTTAATAAATTTTAAGGTTATATAAATTATATATCGAGTAACACAATAACAATTAAAGAAGGGTTTTCTTATAAGTAGCTAATTTATAATACTCACCCTTTTATTATGTTACTAGATCAAAACAAAAAGAACAACTACAAAATTTCTTTTATAATTGTTCTATGTCATGTATTAGGGTTTGAATTCCTCAGGCCCGCAAATTCTTATATATGATATGAAAACTTATATAAACAAAATTAATAACAGTTATGATTAAAAGTATTTTAGAACAAGATCTTTATTGTTTTAGTGTATCACATTTCTTCTCTAGAAAATTTCCAGATAGTATTGGAGAGTTAGTATTTTTTGACCGAAACAACACAGAGTACACTGAGGAATTTGTAGAAGAATTTAAAAGAAATCTTTACACAATTAAAAATCTTAAACTTCTTCCAGAGGAGTTTGAATGGGTAAAGAATAGAATTAAATACATTCCAGAATTTTATTGGGAATGGTTAAGACAGTGGAGATTCGATCCAGAGAAAGTTAACATTTCTTTAGACGAAAAACATCATCTTAAAATCAGTGTTATCGACAAAATGTATAGAATGGCACTTTATGAAATACCAATTCTTGCAACATTGTCAGAGATGATGCATAAAGAAGACAAGGTTGATATGTCTGAAGTCTTAGGAAAACTTGAAAAGAAAATAGAACTTTCAAATAGAGAAAAGCTTTGGTTCTGTGAATTTGGCTTACGTCGAAGATATTCATTCAATGTTCATGAAGAGGTAATTAGAATGTTGAAAGAGAAATCAACTTATTGTACTGGAACTAGTAATGTTTATTTTGCTATGAAGTATAATATGATTCCTCAAGGAACTATGAATCATCAGCTTTGTAGTTTTATGAATAGTATGTATGGATATCGTCAAGGATCGTACGTAATGATGGAAAATTGGGAAGATGTATATGATTCTCAGCTTGGTTGCGTACTTACAGATACGATAACTTCTAAAGCATTTTTCGATCAGCTTTCTAGAAAACATGCATTCTTATTTCCAAGTTTTAGACAAGATTCTGGAGATGAATATATGTTTGTGAATCTTATGATTAATCGTTTGAAAGAGCTAGGAGTTGATCCTAAAGATAAAACAGTGGTATTCTCTAATGCACTTGATATGGAAAAATTCAAAGACATTTCTGAATATTGTGCAGGAAGAATCAAAAAAGCTGTCGCAGGAATAGGAACTAATCTTACTTGTGATATTCCAGGAATTAAACCTGCTAATATAGTAATGAAATTAGTAAGATGTAGGATGAATGAAAATAAACCTTGGATTCCTTGCATAAAACTTTCAGACGACTTAGGAAAACATACTGGTGATCCGGCCGAAATTCAGTTATGCAAAGATACGTTAGGAATAGAGTAAAAAGGGGATAATTTCCTTGGGCTCTTTTTATATCAATGACTTATGTTAATAATATTAGATCCAGCAAAAATTAATCTTAGGGATGCAAAAATTTATACAACACAAGAAGAATTAGAAGAAACATGGAAAACGCCTTTAGATTCCATTCTTCCTTCTCTAGGTTATACTAGGACTTATTTTGAATTGATGAAGTCGAGTTTAGGAGGCGTTACAATAGGATCTGTTTATTATCGAACTGTGGAGGATCAAAATACGGCCGGTGATATTATTGAAAGAAATACATATATAAAAGTTCAAAATATAACTTATACATATTCGAGGTATTATGCTTTTTTAACAATTATAGAAGACGTGGCCGGAATAATATCTGTTTGTCAAGGTTATGTAGAGGCAGAAAAATTATTATCTGATCCTTGTATTGTTGAGATTGATAGAATTCCTATATCTATACGTGAAAGAATTATAAAACTTATTAATGTATGACAAAAAAGCGTGAAGTATATAATGAAATAAAATATGGTCTATGTGAGCTATTTCCGACAGAACATGGAAATTTCATGATTAATAATTCAGATTGTTCATTTACATATTCTAAGTTTTCTGATTCTGGAAAAATTTTATTTTATGGAGAGATGTCGATAGGTGATAAGATAGAATTTTCAGTATTTAGAACTAGGGAGGATTATCCAGATTGTATTGTTCTCTATTTTTCTTGGATGAATGTTTCCGAGATGAAGAGAGATGTACAAAAAACAGAAGAATGGTTGGGAATATTAAATAATGGATTTGAGCATGAAAAAACTAATAGAGTCTCCTAAAGAATGGCTTGAGTTTTATAAAAAACTAAATGAACTATACAATTTTCATCTTGAATACTATGGTCCAGAAAATGATTGTATTAAGGGATATACAAATCCTTATTTCTTACCAATCAAGTATCCTGTTATTATATCTGGATATAGTACTATTAGTGGTATAGATAATTGGACTACACTTACATTTACATTTATTTATTTAACTGACTTTTTTAAAGATGAAGACTGCTAAAGATTATATAGATTTCTTAGTACAGCGAGGATATAGTTCTGCAGGAAATCAATTTATATGTGGTTACTTAGAGTATACCGATTTAGAAAAGAAAGATACTTTAGGGCATGTTACATTATTTACAAGATATACAGAAGAATATACCAAAGAACTAGAATCTCTTCCTGAAGGGACTGAATTTGAGATTGATTTTTCGAGAGTAGAAGTCACAGGAGCATGGTTTAAGACTTTGATTACTTATCCAGAAAAGACTAATTCTTTTTGTGATGAAGGAACTGGAATAATAGTAGAAGGTAAAGAGTTCGAAGATAATTTTGAGAAAGTATTATGGATATCAGAGAACCCAACCGAACATGAATTAGGAACTATTAGAGCACATTATAGAAACTTAGAATACTTTATGAAAAATTTTAAACCAATTCTTATGAAGTATGATTTTTATGAGTGTTATGATTCATTTTGGGATATCACCGAAAGACATTCCTCGGCGCCTAGATTTGATTATAGGCATGTAAATACTAGATCTGATTTTGATATAGATTTTATATTTACAACTAATCCTATAACTGGAACTCTTGAGTGTAATGCGCCGAGTAAATTATTCGGTGATAAGTCCAAGGATTTATGTAGTTTATCTCCTGAAGAATTTGAAAAATATTTAATCGAGAATTATTTTAAGGATAATTTAAAATTTGAATATATTCTCAGTTCTGATCCTAGATATACAAAAGATAGTTACATTGAGATTATGAAATTAATGTTTTCTTTGAGATATATGGAAGATGGAATAGGTCAAGTATATAAAGATATAGATTTTGGGAAAATACCAGAAAAGTATAACGATTTAATTAAAGATTATAATGAAAAGAGGTGATATAGGATTATTATCTATTGGAATTAAAAGAAGATTTAATCCAATTATAGGAATAGGATCAAGTCAAAAAAATATAGTAGAAGTAGAAAGTTTATTAAAAATTCTAGCCGAAGAAAAGAAAGTACAGAAGTTTATAGATTCTTTACAACCAGGAGATATTATATACTGGAAAGATCTTGATGTGATAGAACTTGCATGGTTTGAAGTTAAATTCCTAGAGGTATTTGACATAGAAAGACGAGAACTTCGAATACAAGAGATTCATTCTTTTAAACAATCTGTTAAATTAATCAGTGCTTATGATTATCTTTCAGGAAGTTTATTAACTAAAGAAGAATATGATAATCAGACTATATAATAGATAGAAGAAAGAAAAAGAGAAGAACAATTAAAGTTTCTTCTCTATTCTTTTTTTACTTCAAGATAAATTTTGAAGTTGGATCATCTCCGATCTTATATTGTAACTTTCTGAGAGATCTGATAAATGCTTTTTTAGAACCGTATGTTGATCCTCTTTCTAGTATCATTGTATCTTCTGTTTCTCCTTTCCATTCTAAAATTTCAGGATCATCTTGAGATATAGATTTTTGTGTTCTTGCTATCACTACATTCTTCTTCCATGCATTCCTTCCATTCTTTAAGTTGATTCTTTTTAGTGAATTTACTGGAACTATACACCTAGGATTAAGTACTAATAAGCATTCTACATCCCAACCATAAAGATTAAAACTTTTTCCGTTATAGTATAATCCACTAAACTCAGGCATTCTAGTTTCATTTTGACCATTCTCTGTAAGTAATATTCCATCATAACCTTCGGATACCATCTTTTCAAAATCAATTAAATAATCTGAAAGAGCAGGTTGAAGTTTTAATATTCTTTTAAACGGTACTTGATATAAATCTTCTAATGTATCAATGATATAAATTTTAGCTGTAGAAGAAAGTTTGAATTTAAAATATGTTTGTAGATCTTTCTTCCAGGATTCCATTACAGATATTATAAAATCTCTCCATCCCCATTTAGAGTCTATCGGAGAAGCCCATAATCCAGCTTTAGGTTTACACCATCCTTCTCTGTTTTTAATCTTTCTGAATTTCTCTGGGTTAAATTTCTTTTTCCCATATACAACAAATTTTTTTTCCATACTTCTCTTTTATTTTGTACACTAATAAGGTTTTGAAGCGAAAAATAAAAACCATAGGATAATTTCCTATGGCATAACAAGTTCTTTCATAAGTACGTTGTATAATAAATTTATTATTTTCGGAAGGCATTTTTATACAACGTACATATATATTTCTTCTTTATTGGGTGGTGTAGCAATTAATTAATCTTTAGTCCTTCCTTTCCTTAAGATTTTATAATCGACCATAATATCTTGGATCTGGTGTTGACGAAGCTTCAATGATGTATGGAGATATTCTATTCCAATAAACGCCATTTCCCATATCAATAGGCTGTCGATATCCCCAAGGGTCACCATAGTAAGGTTGACTTAGATAACTATTTCCATCATTTCTAAATATTCTGCTAAAATTATCTACTACCATTGTCAATGATTGAACGAAAGTAAATAATCTTCCACAAGTATCCTGAACATTTTTCATTTTCTCGACAATATTACTATCATTCCTATCTCTCTTTACTTGTTGGATCTGAGTATTGTTATTTGATTGAAACTCTGATCCTGAAGAGAAACTTGGATCGTCAGGAATACTTTTTTGTCTAAAACCACCATTTTGATTGCCATTATTAGTATTGATTTTATCTACACCAATAAATACAGCTACGCCTGCAACTGCTGCAACTAATACTTTGAAGCCAACGCTTAAGATTTTACCGTAATTCATAAAGCTACTAATTTTTTTATTAAAATGTTATACTACCTCTCAGTAGCTTTACTCGTGGCTTCTCGTTTACACTCACCCGAATTCATACTAAATTTTTAGCATCAATTTTACTTGTTTTTTTTTTAATCACTAAATTGTTAATTTTTCTATTTGTTTTATAGACAGAAACTTTAGCGCTTATTTTTCGTCCATATATAAGAATTTCAAGGTTTATGCTCTTTTTGCTTTATTTTTTAAGTGAAAGCCTAATTATTGATAAGAAACTCTGTTTGAAGAGTTGATTAATAACTAAAAAATAAACTATCTAATGATTTATGGTTATATACGAGTATCTACAGAAAAACAAACAGTAGAAGTACAGAGGTACGAAATAAACAGGTATTGTAGGGAAAATGGAATTGAAGTAGATGCATGGATAGAAGAGAGCATCTCAGGGGCTATAAAACCTAGTGCTAGACTTCTTGGAAAATTAATATTAGATCGAATAAAGAAAGGGGATTTAATATTAGTTACTGAAATTTCTAGACTTGGAAGAAATGTATATATGGTGATGTCAATTATAAATCATTGTATGTTAACTGGAGCTGCTATCTTACCTATCTGGAAAGGGGAGATAATAAAAGAAGATTCTATGTCCGTATATGAAACCTTCTTTGATATAATTAGTGCTCAGAAAGAAAGAGAGCTAATAAGTCGAAGAACAAAATGTGCATTAGCTATGATGAAATCTAATGGAGTGAGATTAGGTAGACCTGTTGGAATTCCTAGGAAGCGTAAATTAGATGGAAAAGATAGTGAAATTACAAGATTACTTGAGAAAGGATTGAGTAAAGCAGAAGTAGCTAGAAGATTAGGAGTTAGTCAAACAACATTATCAGAGTTTATGAAAATAAAACATTTATAAATTAAAAAAGTTATGAATAATAAGTTTATTTTAAATTTGGAGAATCAATTTCATGGAATACACACGAGATTGAAAGAACTGCATTTCTCAGCACCCACTATGAGCATCCATAAATTAATTGATGATTTTGATGGTGAATTTCAAGATTTTGATGATGCTCTTATGGAAAATGCTCAAGCTCTCTGGGGATTTATTCAACCAGGAACATTAAGCCCTATTCTTCCAGAAGCATTAGAATTTGAAAATCTCTTAGTAGATATTAGAGGATTACTAACTGGAATAAAAAGAGAAGCTGGAGATGATTTAATGTGGTCAGGTATTATTAACAGAACAGATGATTTTTTCGAAACTGTTAATAAATATATTTACTTGATCAAAATATGTAAACATGACGCTGCAAAAAGCGAATAAAAAAAGAACTAACCTTGGAAATAAAATCCTTGGTTAGTTTTTTCTCTTCTAAATTAAACCTTCTTCTTTAGATAGTTTAAGAATAGAATAATTGTAATTGCTCATATAATAAGCAGCATTATCTATGTTTATTAATCCCTTTTCGCAGTTCTCTATTATTGCTAAAGAATTATACAAGATAATTTTAATAAATTCTTCTTCAGGAATACTCGGTTTTTCAATAGTAATAATATCCGAATTATGTTTTTTAAAATACCTAAAACTTTCTTTTGTTATTAAATCCAGTCTGTATACATATTTTGTCATATTTTTTGCTGTCCAGATTTTTCGGAACGGTTTTTCAAAATTATTTAAGGTAATTGAAATATAGTATTTACTTTTTCCTAGGTGATCATTACCTTTCAAAAAACTTACAATCTTTGAAACTTCTTGAAGATTATTTCTATTTCCTAGAAATGAAAATACACTAAAACTATTTGATATTATTTTATATTCCTTAGAAGTTAGATAATTTTGAGCATTGTGTATATCTACTAGTTTAAGAGGAGTTTCTATTACGTATGTTCTAAAGTTTGGTGGAAAAGTTATCATAATATTTTTTATAATTATAATATATTTCATTAAATTGAGTTATGGATTTTTTAAGATTAAAAAGTCCAGTAGTAGTGTTTATTACTTTAATTAAAGCTTTTCTAATATCTTCTGAATTAATTCCAGATATAATTTCTTCCTTTATTTTTGTAGCGTCTCTATAAAAATTAAAACAAATATCTTTATACTCTATGTGGTGTAATAAATAATTAGATGAAACTCTCTTTAATTGATTTTTTTAATAAGAGAATAATTCTATTATCTATTATTACATAAGTGTACTTATTAGTCTCAACACTACGATAATAGTATTCAATCTTTATCATTTTCTTTTTCTTTTTCTTTTTCTTCATAACAATTATAAGAGTTTAAATCCTTAATAATGTAATAAAATAAAAAAGAAAATGTTAAAAGATGTGTATTAGATTTATTAGAAAGAGCAGAATTTTTTAATAAAAAGTGTTACCAAGAAAACTTAAGAAGGGAGGTTGGTTCTAAATATGCATATTATGATATTTCTATATTTAATACAAGACTAACTACTATTCAATGTTCTCTTGAAGCTTTTAAAGGTTTATATGGAATTATACCAAGGTCAGAAGGATACGAATTAGCTGTTAATAATCGTAGAAGTTATTTGATCACTATCTTGTCAAATCTAACTACAAAAGAAAAAGTAAAGTGGATATTTAGAAAAACTAGTAAATTTGTTAATATAATTACATCCTCACGAGGGATAGTTGATAGTGAAACAGAAGCTTATATCTTTGGATATTTAGTTTCTCAACAACTTTTAGATTTTATACACATAGAAGATCTTCTTTTAGGGATAGAGAAGAAAAAAGAAATTTCTGGAAAACTATCTAAGGGTGATTTAAGTTATGTAATGTCAACTTTTAGAACTTATTATGATAAAATAAATAAAAATATTATTAAGATAGCTCCTCCTCCAGTAGATGGTATGGTTTATTCAACTGCTGGAGAAAGAAAATTTATAATGATGATTCCAAAAAGAAAAAGAATGACAAAATCTGAACTTTTAAATACTTGGTCTCATGAATTATATCATATAGCTAGAAATTCTTTTGGAGTAATGAATCGAGAATATTTTTACCTTGAAGATATTTTAGTTGAATATATGGAGAAATCTTTACCAATCTTAAAAGAACTTATATGGAAACGGAGGAATATGTAAAAGTAACTGGATATGTATTCTTGTATGATCTAGAAGAAGATTTACAAGTTGTTACTGTAATAAGACTAGAAGATGAATTGTCTCGTTTAGTGCTTACTCCATGGGATAATGCAGATCCTGAAGAAGTATTTTTTGGGTGGACTGATAATCTCAATACATGTTATATTAGTATTTCAAGTTTTGGTGAAGTTCTACTCTTAGATGCTTTCTTAGATAATGTTAAAGATCGTCTAATGGCAGTTCCAGGAAAATTAGTAGTAATGAAAGATAAAACTTATAAAATAGAGATATGATGAAGGTTATAATTTATTTAGTATTATTAGTTGCATTTATCCTATATTTAGGACAAACAGAAATATCATTTTCACCGTTTAGAATTAAAATAACTGAGTGGTATAAGCCTTTAGGAATAATTATTATGATTATCGGGTTTCTTATTTATACAGGAGGAAGTGAAAGAAAATCATTTAAAGATGGTTGGACTAAGGCAAAAAATGAAATAATCAATGGGAATAGATAGTTGGACACAGACTAGAGTCAAAAATAAAAATACTGGAGATATAGGAGTTATTTACAGTAGTGGTTTTGATTCAAAGGGACATTATTATAAAGTATGTTGGGGATCATCTATACTTCCAGAAAGAATGAGTATAGATGATTTTGATAAAAAATGTGAAATTATAGAACATGATTATACATCAATTATCCCTCAAATAATGGAATATCTTAAGGAAGAAAGATTAGCCAGAATTCCTCAAGCAGTAGCAAGAAGGTTAGATCCAGATTATTATAAAGTAGGTGATATTGTTTATTTTCAGTCTCCTGGATATTTATGGGGTAGTGGTGAGTATGCAGAATTTGGACCAAAATACCCTTTAATAATTACAGAAATAAGACAAGATTGGGGTAATGAATTTAGATTTAATATTATCTTAGATAGATATCGTCCGGAATCACCTTTAAATCCCAAAGGAGAGTTTTCGATTTTTTTCGATCTAACTAATTTTTATAGTACAGATGCATATAATAATTTAGCACGTTATGACAAAGAATACTAAAAGGAGACTATACTATCAAAAATATCTTCCAGGAGATATAATTACTTGGTCTTATGATAGTATTGATGAAATTATTCTTATTAAATTAGTAACTGGTGTAGTAGGATTATTTGGAAGTTTTAGATATGAAACTGTAGATTTAGAATTAGGATGTTCCCTAGATCATAGATATTATGGAGACAGAACAAATATATTAGTATCTAATACTGATATAATAAATAGCAGATTGATTTTTCGATCTTTCCCGGGAATTTCTGATATAATATGTAAGAAGGTATGTAAATTTTCTGGAGAATGTGATTTATGTAATTTTAAACCTTCTACCAGACCTAATGAATTCTTTTTCTCTGGAGATAAAATAAATAGCACTCTACTTACTTCTTATCCAGTAAATAATCGTAAAGGAATAGTTAAACGTGTGAGAATAAATGAAAGTATTCTTATAGACTTTGTAGAGGAATTATATGAAAAAAGCATTATTACTCTGGATTTCATAAAAAAGAAAGTAAAAGAACTTGTAACTCTTGAAAGTCTTGAATATGGAGTTTTTATGGAATATTCATCAAAGGAAGTAAGTCATTTTTCAAAAGACCTTAGATTATTTCAAAGAAGAGTATATACAATAGATTCAGGGAATTTAAATTATTGTGATCAATGTGTTCTCTCTAAGGATAATTGTAGTGAATGTGGAGTTATGACATATAATTTATTAGATAGTTTAAAATTATTAATGATATGAAAACAAAAGAACAATTAATTAAAGTTTTTAAAGAAGTAATAGAAGATATTATTTCTAGAGAGTATGAATGTAAGGATAATTATATAGAATTTCCAGAAACAGATAGATTAATATATGAATCAAAAATGTATAAGTTTATTCAAAAAGGAAGTAATAAATCTAAATTTCAAACTCCTCCTAAAATATATGTACAGAACATAGATACCTTTGAAAAAGCAAAGGAATTAGGTTCAGGATGTGCAGTCCTTAATATGGCTTCATCTAAAAGACCTGGTGGAGGAGTTGAAACAGGCTCTAGAGCTCAGGAAGAAGAATTATGTAGAAGAAGTAATTTGCTATTATCCCTATATTTATACTCTCCTGAAAAATGGGATGAATACTTTGGAGATTATTATTCAGGAAAAGTTCTTAATGACTTCTCCTACCCTATTCCAGTTTATGGAGGAATATATAGTCCAGGGGTATGCGTTTATAGAAAACCAGGAACTTATGAAACTGTAGGTAATTATTTTAAATGTAATGTAATTTCAGTGGCAGGAGTAGTAAGACCTGATATTGATAAGAATACTGGAGAAATGATGAAAAAATATGTTCCTGTTGTAAAAGGAAAAATAAGAACAATCCTTAGAATAGCTTTAGATAATAATCATACTAAACTTGTTCTAGGGGCACTTGGATGTGGAGCATTTAAAAATCCACCTTCTCATGTAGCAAGATTATTTAAGGAAGTTTTGGAAGAACCAGAATTTATTGGAGCATTTGAAGAAATATGTTTTGCTATTCTCGATGATGGAAATTCAGGAAGAGATCATAATCCAAATGGAAATTTAAAACCTTTCGCAGATGTGTTTGGAGAAAAGATCTAATTTATTAAAAGAAATTTGTAGAAGATTAAGATATAAACCTATTATAAAAACAAGTGATGGAAATTATACTAGAGTTACAGGAGTTTATTTTGATGATTCTGGTAGTCCTTGGTTTAAGTTGATAGGTTCTGATAATTGGTATACTTTCTCAGTAATAGATAAGATTGTTCTTTATTCTAAAAATCTCATTAACAAAGAAATTCGTATATCCGGAGAAACAATAAATCCACTTGTAAGATTTGCAGAAGAACATGCGAAAAAGAATTTTACAGATGAGGGAATAAAAGCATCATTGGATTCTAAAAATGAGAATTATGTAAAAGTAGTAAATGGTAAAGGAGAATCTATTGCATCATATGATAAAGATAAACCTTATTTTTATAATTATGGTGTAGACTTACTTTTAAAGTATATGATAAATTTAAAAGATTGTTCTGGATCTGATTTTGAGATAATTGAAGAAGATTCAGAAGATAATCCATTTTTATATTTTGGATGAATTATGGAAGTAGGAAAGATTTATGTAGATTATAAAGATGGACCTGATGGTTGGTTCGGTTTATTTAGTGGATGTGAAAGAGGAGTATTTAATTTTCCAAATAATCTTTGGAGATGGTATGTAATAGATTCAAGGATTGTTATTAATTATCCAAGAGTTGATAATTATTATGGTCGAAGAGTAGCAACTGTTAAAGAACTTGAGAAGATTGAGTCTATTCTTGAACATCTAGGGTATACTTTGATACCAGGAACTTCAGAGATTTCAGAAATACCTGTTAATAATATTTCAAAAATTATAGAAAAATTAGAAAGAGGTGAGTGGAGTCTTCTCAAAGAAACTGAAAAAATAAAAATAATAGAAACACTTAAAGGCTATGTTAACAACTGAAGAATTATTTAGAGAATATATTAAACTATTCACATTAATAGTAGAAACCGCCGGACAAACGGAAGGTAATAAGAGTTACAAGGAAGTTACTAGAGTTCTTAAAGAAAATGAACATATAGTGAAAAAGATAATTGAAGGAGAAATGTCTTTTACTCCATTTGTAGCTTCTCTTATATTCTTTATAATCAAAGATATTCATGGGACAGAAAAACTTAGTGGAGAGAATTCTATGGAAACTATAAAACCACTAGTAGATGATTTCTATGTGAGATATATAAAGAAACCTACTAGAAAATTTACAGCAAAGTATGGATTACCAGCTGTAGAAGATTTAAATACTTATATCAAATTATATCTTGTTTAATTAAGAAGTGGATATTTTTAATTTTGATATAGTTAATCAAGAAATGATTGGTGGATTAGTAGTTGTATCATATTCTTTTCATTACAATATGCTAGATTTCTCATATACTTCTCCAAAAACTAAGAATATAAACTTATGGCCATTTTATAAGAAGAGTTATAGTATTCCAGGAAAAATAAGTGATAGTACTGGTAAAATAGTAATAAATGATATTCTTAATCCTATAGAAGATGGAAGTATCTTAGAAATTAATGATACACCTCCTGGAAATGGACATAATAGTAGTTATAAAGTAGTATTTTATAATAAAAAATGTTTTCTGCTACCCTTCATAGAACTAGTTTTTGGAGCTAAGAAGGAATTAGATGAGAAAGCATATACTCTTATACCTACTGTAAAAAGATATGAATTTAACTTTTCTACTATAAAAGATTGGTCATCAATTAAAGATGATAGTGTTTTATGTAAAAAGAACATCATACAAATTCTAAAGAAGGTGAAAAAGACAATCGGTAATAACCTTATAATTGATAAACAAACATTGACAATTGTTAATAATTTTTATTTATGAAAAATTTTAAAGTAACATCAAAAGAAAATGGAAAAGAGTATTGGATCTCTAGAGCAAATGCAGTAGTAGGAATTGTATATACTAGAGATAGCAATGGTCGAGTAATGTTTTTAGTATCTAAACGAGGTTCAGGATGTCCAGATCATGTTGGAAAATGGTCAGTTACTTGTGGTTATCTTGATTGGGGTGAAACAAGAAAAGAAGCGGTAAAACGAGAACTTTATGAAGAACTTGGACTTAATCTTGAAATTTATCCCAATGAAGCAATTGATCATTTTTGTACTATAGATGATCCGTCTCGAGATGTTAGAGAAAACATAGTTTCTAGATATCTTATTCATGTAGATTACATAGCTACTCGGAAAAAATTAGCTGATAAGGAAATTAACTGTGATACCGTATCAAGAGGTGGAGAACCTAATGAAGTAGATGATATTAAGTTTATCCCAGCAGAAGATATTGATAGTTATGATTGGGCGTTTAATCATGATCAGGTACTTAAAGAGATTTTAGAATACTTAGAAACAGGTCGAAAACCTAAATATTGTGAAGAGTAAAGAAACTAGGGATAAGCTCTTCTTATGTTTAATAAAGATTAATAATCAGAAAAAATCCTAGTTAGTAATCAAACCCGAGGAGATAATTCTTCGGGTTTATTTTCCTTATATGTGATAAATATAAATAAATAAATATAGAATTATGAACAGATTTATTAATTGTGATTGTATTAAAAATAAGAAAGGTGAATTAATACCTTTATGGAAAATAGATTGGAAATTAGATAGTGAGTATCTTGATAAGGATGATCTAGAAAATAGTTTTATTGTTCCAGAAGATAGGAATATTGGTGATTTTATAGCAGAAACTGATATTGTAAAAGCTTTATGGGATTTGATAGATAAAAAAGTAGTTCCATGTAAAAGAGTTATTAAAATTTATTCTGACTCGACAGGAAGGGTTGGATTGAAAGAGGGTGATGAAATTTATGTTAAACATAAATTTAGCTCTAATGAAATTTACCCAACTAAAATAAAAACAATAACTCAAGGAATACAAGAAAATGTTTATTATACTACAGAAAATCATCTAAAAGAGAACTGGTTAGGATCAGATACTGAAATTATAGAAGATGCTATATTAAATGATATTCCTGGAAATAATGTTGTTCAGATAATAATATATAGGAAACATTATGTTCTAGAAGACGGAACTGAAACTGATTACGATTATGATTTTTTTAAATTAAGAGAAAAATGAGAGAATTTATTTATGCTAGTTACCTTCGAATTACACCAGAAGAGTTTTTTGATTTAGCAGCTAAAGAGATGAGTAAAGCTTATGAATCTTATAAATCTAGTTCAGAAGCTTATAAAGATCCTTTCCTTCAATTTTGGGTCTATATAAATCCTAATCTAATTCCAGATAGTTATATTGATACTTTAAAGAGGGTGTTAATTGATGAATATGGATGGAGGATTGTTGATATAGAAAAACAATTTGAAGAGAGGAAAATCTATATAAAAACTGAAGTATAATGGTAGATGATGAAGTCCTAGAAAAATTAGTAAAACTTGGATATAAACAACCAATAAAGAAAAAGAGAATTGAGGTAGAAATAGTAGAATGGATAAGATTACATAAGGGTATTATCATTCTCGTATATCCATTTACTAATAAAGAAGGAGAGAAAAGATTTATATTTGCTATCCCAATGGAGAATGGTTCATTGAGTAGTAATAATCTAAACTATCCTTCTTATGAACAAGCTAGATTAGAAGGAATAAAGAGCGTATGTAATGAATTATTAAGAAAGTAATTATGAAAAAGTTATTAATCATTATCAGTCTTATTATAGGATTAGTGAGTTGTGTTAGCAAAAGGAAAGATTTACCACAATATAAAGTAGAATATAGTAAGGAATTAGTTATAAAATCTATTGATAGAGGATTAAATTCTTACGGCGTTAGTACTATTTATTACATCGCTGGGGACGAAATTGGTTATAATGGAGATATTAGATTAAGTGAAAGAATTTCTAGTAGTAATACTCCAACATATAAAATAGGAGATAAGATATTATTTTCAATTAAAAAGATAGAGAAAAACAAATGAATTTTTTACTAGTCTTAATAGCATTATTATTAGTAATTGCAATAATTTTTAAAATAATAGTTATTATAGGAGCTCTCACTAGAAATAAAGAATCTGTTTCTGGATGGGTTTCTAGATTATATACACCAAATTATAAACCGTATAAGAAAATGGAAAAAGATAAAAAAGATCAACTTCTTGAAGAGTTGTTTATGCAAAAACTAGAAATAGATCTCGGAAAAGCAGATGGAACAAAAGATGAGGTTTATCTTGCTGATGTAGTTGAAGATGCTTTGGTTGATATCGAATTAGCCATAGAGGAAGAAGTTTCAGAGCAGAGATTTTTCATATGGCCAAAGGAAAGGGAGCGTCTAATTAAAACATGGGCTAAATTTATTCCTAATCCAGCTAATGGAGGAGATGATGATTTTATTGTATTTGATTCTTTCCGAGGTGAGTATACATTTGGGGAGAATGGATTTACTCCTTTATGTAGCTCAAAGGAATTAAACGGTTACTATAAAGACAATAACTTAGAATATATAATTAAACAACCTAGATATTAAATGAAGAGGAAAGATCATTTATATAGTATTATCTTAGATCAAAATACACCAGAACTTAGGAAAGAGTTTGAAGATCTAGGATATTCTGAGATGGTTGGAACTGGTTTAGCCTTTAATCCAGATAAAGGAAATTGTATTATTACTTGTGCAGAGACTGGAGAATATGCAGCTATAACTCGAGAAGCTATTAAATTTTCTTCATCTGGAAAAGTATCTCTTGTAAAAAGAATTCAATGTGGAGTAACTAAAGAACTAGCTCTTGGGATAGCTGCTCTTAGAGGAGATACAGATTTCGGACAATGGTTTACTAATGGAGAAGATTGGATAAAAGATAATCAAAAGAAAGGTTATCATAAAGCAACCATAAATGAACTTCAAGATAAATTTCCTAGAGAAGGTATTCAATTTCTTAATTCAGCTTATATCGGAAAAGTTAGTAAGGATATAATTGAACTTCTAGAAGATGTTGGTTATTATGATAGTAAAATAATTGATGGAGCACGTGATATTAAAGATTGGAAGGATTTTTCAGATTGTGGAATATGTACCTCTAATCATGGAAGCTACACAATTATTCATAAATCATGTTGGGAAACAGCAAATCCTTATGTAACTTGGAACTGTGCAGGAAGAATTGATTGTGGGATTGATGAAGTTAGATTTTATCAAGTTATTACACCTAGATTATAATGGTTAAGGAGTTAGGTATAATTCGAAGTGGTTCTGGTGGAATAATTGGATGTAAATCAGCGGCAGATCAAGTATACTATTATAATTTAACTATAGAAATCTTAAAATATTTCTCAGCATTTCAGATAGATAATAAAATTATAGTTACTTATGAAGATGTAGAACATATAGATAGAGTAGAATTATCAAGAATTAGCTCTGGTTTTTACTTAGATATTTATTATGATTTATTTATTCATACTAGATTAATGATCTTAGATGATGAAATTCCAAACTCTCTTAAGTATAATTGGAATGTGAGAACTGAAAGAAATTTACATGAAACGATATTTATTTTTAATTAAAGAAAGATGTTAGAATTAAAAGCTATAGAATTTTTAAAAGAACTGTTGGGATCGTATAGTCCTAGCGGTTTTGAACAGGAAGCAACTAGGGTATTTAAAGATTATTGTTCTAAGTTTGCGATAGAAGAGTTTACTGATAAAATGGGAAATGTAGCATTTAAGGTAGGTTCAGGGAGTAAGAAAGTAATGATTTCTGCACATATTGATGAACTTGGAATGATGATACAAAATGTTACAGACCAAGGAATGCTAAATATTATTAATCTTGGGGGAATAGATAAAAAAGTTCTCCCAGGAAGTATAGTTAAAATTTCTAAAATTGGTCACCCAGGAGAATATGTAACAGGTATTATTGGGAAAAAGCCAATTCATGTAGAGTATGATGATAATAGCGAAAATGAATTAATTCCTATTGAAGATCTTCTTGTTGATATCGGCGCTGAATCTAAAGAAGAAGCTATGAAGTTAGTAGAGATAGGTAGTAGAGTTGTTTTTGAAGCAAATTTTATAGAACATCTTGGGAAGAATCGATTTGCATCTAAAGGACTAGATGATAAGATTGGAGTATTTATTGTTGCTGAAGTCTTAAGGAACGTGGTGAATTATGAAGCCTTTAAGGAACTTTTTGATGAATATACTTTTTATGGCGTGGCGAATACTCAGGAGGAAGTAGGTCTAAGAGGTGCAATGGTAACAAGTAAAAGAGTAAATCCTGATATTTCGATTGATATAGATGTTACTTTCGCCACGGATGAAGGTAGAGGAATAAAACCTGAGTCCTATGGAGATATAGAACTTGGGAAAGGACCTGTTATCATGAATGGACCTGATAAATCTTGGAATCTTCGCTGTAAAATGATCGGAGTTGCTGAGATTAATGAAATTCCATATCAACTTGTAGCTTCATATGCAGGAGGAACAAATACTTCAGCAATTCAAGAAGGTGCTTTTGATTGTGAAACTATGTTAGTATCTATTCCTCAACGAAATATGCATACTCAAGTTGAAGTATGTGATTATCGAGATGTGGAAGGTGCTATAAATCTAATCTCCAAGACATTATTAGAGATTACAAAATAAAGAAAAATAATTAGAGGACTTTTTACAGTCCTCTTTTTTTTTATATTTCTATTTTCCCTAGATTAATAGGTTTTTCATAATTTCCATTTACTTTAGAATTCCATATATTATAAAATAATTCTCTATAATTTTCTCTAACTTGATATACATCTCCATAAATAATTCCTAGTACATTATAGTTATTTTCACCAAACATTCCAATCACTTTAACAAGTTTAGAACGCATTTTATTTTCAGAGAAAATGGATTCTTCATAATTCACAGGATAAAAATTAAGAATCCTTCTCTTATAAAACCCTAATTGTTTTTCTTTTATTGAGTTAAGAAAGTAAATAACATGTCTTCCTAATAATCTTTCTGAAAAATTATTATCTACTAGTATATTATCTCCAAACACTTTTTGATCTTTTATATAAAGTCCTAATACTGGATGTTGATCTACTGATGAAGAATCTATAATATATTTCTTCAATTCAATTCCATAAGTATTTCTCTTCTCCATCCATTCTTTCATGATAAAACTTCTAACTCTAGGGTTTAAATTTTTTGATAACTTAGCTTCATAACATCTAATCATAATTCTTTTATTTATTTTCACATATAAGGAACTTGGATTTCCTTATAAATGTAATAAAATAATCATATGAAAAAGAAGAAAAAGAAATTAATCTCCCTAGCCGAAAAAGTTAGGAGAGATAATGAAATTAAAGAAACAGGAAAGTTAGTATCCTTAAGACCTAGTATCACTCATAAAAGTAAAAAAGATTATTCACGTAAGTGGAAACTCGAAGATTATGAATAATAGGAAAGAATTAATAGAGTTAAATAAACTTTATAGGAAACGTTTAGTAGATTCAGTAATAACTAAATTACTTAAAGTCCTTGAATTTACTGGATTAGATACACTTGAAGATCTTGTGTTTGATTATAAGAGTTTAGAATCTAAATCTATATCAGGAAATATTCAAAAATTATATTATGTAAACAAAACATTTAATTATATTAAAGTTGATATGGATTATGGAGAGTACTCTAAACATAATTTGGATATAGAGGATTTAGATACTACAGATTTAGAGATTATTGTATTTAATAATATTATCGGATATTATAAAGAGAATAAATTAATAAAAATAGCAAAAGATTATGAAGATTAAAAAACCCTTTACAACTGCTGGATCTGGGAAGATCTATTTTATTTCAGATCTTCATTATGGTCATGAAAATGTAATAAAATATGATTCTCGACCTTTTAAAGATGTAACTGAAATGAATAATTATATCTTAGAGGAACTTAAAAAAACTAAAGAAGAAGATATTATATTCGATTTAGGTGATATGTTTTGGAAAATGCCTGTTGACGATATAAAAGATGTCTTAAATCAGATTCCTTGTAAAAATATTTATAAAATTGTTGGGAATCATGATAACTATGGACTTTATTTTGATCAGGCACCACTTAAAGGGTATTTCAAAATAATCTCTGATATTCTTGATGTTCATATAGAGCATTTAGGAAAAGATTATATGGTAACTATGTGTCATTATCCCTTTGTATCTTGGAATCATAAACCTCATGGATCTATTCACTTATTTGGTCACGTTCATGGTCACCTTACTGAATATATTAATAGTATTTATGATCTTAAAGTTGATGTAGGTTTTAATTCTGAGTTAGCAAAATCTCTTGGAACCTTCTTAATACCATTCGAGGAAATTATCAAGCATTTCGATACTAAAACAGGAGGAATGAATTATAAAGAGTGGACTCTAATTAAATGTAAAGAATTATGAGAACAGTTTGGATTTATTCATTACAAATATCAGATACTGGAAGAGTTTATAGAGATATTCCACCATCTGAAGCTGAAGTTGTTGATGAATTTGGCGGTGCTCCTAGAATAGTAAAGATATTAGATACTGGAAAAGTATTAAAAAATTATCAACTTCATTATCATTTCTTTAATACTCCAAGTGAGTGTATTGAACATAGAAATAAGTATATCGAGGGTAAATTGAAATTCTTTGAAGATCAATGGAAAGCCACCGAAAGAAATCTTAAAAAACGGATAATAAAATGATAACACAATTAACAGCGAAAGAAATAATGAATCTCCCTAAGGATAAAACATTTTGGTATAGTTGTATTAGTTTTAGGGAGAAAACTTTTAGATGCTATAGTATCATAAAACCAGCAGAAATTATTTTAAAAATTGATATAGATAATTTATTATATCTTCGAAAAGTTTCTGATAATTCTGTAATTGGATCTTTTCAGGGTTATAAAGAAAGAAAAGATTCAGAATGTAAATTTTTTGTGAGAATATTCGATACTGAAGAAGAATGTAAAGAATATTATAATGCTCAGATTCATAATACTGTAGATCGACTTCAACATTTTTATGAAGAAAAGCTTAAATATATAAAATCCAAATTAATATGATAACAAAAGAATTATTGTTAGAATATAAAGAAAATTCCAAGTCACTTTGGTATTTTATGTTAGAATTTTCTAGTAAATCTTATAAATGTACAAGGTTAGTAAAACCCATCGAAGTCTTAGTAACTAATTGGGATGAAAAAAGTGATTATTCTCTTATTTTAAAAAGTAAAAATAAAAATCTAGTTTTCAAAAATTATCACATAAGATTTTTTCTACCATATCTTTTTGAAACGAGAGAAGAGTGTGTAGAAGCTTATAATGCAGTTGTTCAGGATCAAAAAGATAAACTTCAACATGATTATGAAGAAAGATTGAGATATTTAAATTCTAAAATAGAAAAATTATGAAACAGCCAGAAACATATGAAGAACTTGATAAACTTATAGGACAAATATTCTGGACTTTTGGATTTTATATTGGTCCATACAGTTATAAACTTGAAAATATAAACTCTCCGCAAGAAGTAGTTTTAGGAAAAGAAGAAGGATCTGGATATAGAAGAAACACCACCTGGTATCCTTTAAGAAACAAAACCACTAATATGATTATGATAGTTGGCTACTTTCAATTAACTCCTAATAGATATAACTTAGATAATTATAAACTATATGAATCAGAAGAAGAAGCCATTGAAGGTTGGAACTCTACTATTCAAAATCAATTAGATCGATTAGAATTTGATTATGAGAAGAAAAAGAAATATTTAAATAAAAAGATTATTAAAAAATGAATAAGATAATAATTGATGGATATTATAAAGAAAAGGAACACTTAGGAAAAATTTCAGGTATTATTTTTAAAAACTGGGAAGATAGTGAACCTATAGATAAAATTTCAATTATTATTAACAATTTCGATTCTTATATTCCTGGAGAATTTTATAAAAGAGAACTTCCTGGGATTGTAAAATTATTAGAAAATATAGATCTTGATAAATTCGATACAATCATATTAGATTCTCATGTTTGGTTGTGGAATGATGAAGAATCTTTTGAAAAACCTAAACCAGGACTAGGAGCACATCTATATGAAAAACTTGGAAGAAAGAATCTTAATATTATTGGAATTGCAAAAAGTTATTACTGTGATAATAATATGCATACTTTTTCATGTTTTCGAGGAAATAGTAAAAATCCTTTATATGTAGATTCAATTAATCAAGATAAAGATTATTCTGAAGTTATTAAAAGTATGTATGGAAATTTTAGAATACCATACCTTATAAAATTAGCAGATACAGAATCAAAAATAAATTTCAAATGAAAATGATTTATGCAATAGAACAATTACCCAAGAAAGAAGATACTTGGGTATTTTTGGGAGGACCTATTCAAGGAGCTCCAGAGTGGCAAGAAACAGTTCCAGATATTCAGGGAGTAACTTGGATAAACCCTAGAAGAAAAGAGAAAATTTCTGGAGGTTTATCTGATGCTGAATATAAAAAACAGGTAGATTGGGAAACAATTGGACTTAGAGTATCAGATTTTATATTATTTTGGATCCCTGAAGCTGTTGAAGATATACCAGGAAGAGATTATGCACAAACTACTAAAATCGAACTTACCGAAAATTTAGTTAGAAAGAAAAATATAATCTTAGGAATTGCGCCGAAAATACACGGAAGAAGGTACTTGATCGAAAAAGCTAAAGCATATGGAATAAAAAATGTATATAGCTCTTTAGACGAATGTATATCTGAGTTAAAGAAAGAAATATCTAATAGAGAGTCCAGTTCAAGAGAGTTTTTTACTTCCGATACACATTTCGGCGCAGAAAGAACTTTGGAATTATCTAAACGTCCTTTCATGAATGTTGAAGATATGGATTGGACTATGGTAGAGAGATGGAATACTAAAGTTCCTCCTAAAGCTATCGTATGGCATCTTGGAGATTTTGGTGATAGAAGTTACTTGAAATATTTAAATGGAGATATTCGATTAGTTTGTGGAAATTATGAGATTAAAGAAAAATCTGAAAGAAATCTAGATATACTTGATTTTATAGGAGAGCTTATAGATTCTGGTTTTTCAAAAGTATTCCTAACTGAAGCAGAAACAAAACTCCTAGGAAAAGAGATAGCACTTGTACATGAACCTATGAATTCTACAAAAAAGTATAATCTTTTTGGACATATTCATGGAAGACAAATGATTAAGAGATTTGGATTAGATGTAGGTGTTGATGTTCATGGTTTTGCTCCTATGTCTGCAGAAGAGGTTGAATTTTTCTTAAATGCACTAGAAAAAGGCTATTACGACGCTGAAGTATTTTGCTAGTCTGATATTCCTTGAAAGCCTTATAAGTGAGAATAAAAAACAAACTTAAAAGAAAAGGAATATGATAGAAAAACTTAACACACTAATGACAATATTAAGTGCATTAGGATTATTAAGAGACGGAGTAAAAAATTACATAGATGTCTCAGTTGAAAATAGTTTATCCAATGGAATAGTAGATAAACTAAAAGATAGTTATGACAACTATACAGCTATCTTAAACAAGTATGCGATTGAAGGAAAGGATTTTGATGTTCCTTCGATTAATAGAGATTACGTAATAAGAAAACTGCGATTAATAAAAACAATAGTAAACAGATTAGTCGAATATTATATCAATGAGCCAGAAACATTGAGAGATTATAAACAATCCCTCTATTTGATTGGCGCTGACATAGATAGTATATATCAAAAGTCTGTTGTTGATTATAAAACGTTTTTGCTTGCAGTTAAGTAAGAAAAGGGTGGGTAATTCCACCCTTTATTTTTCCACCGTCTAGAAAAGACTAAAAACCTTATATATGAAAGGAAAATAGAGTTCCTAAGAGGTTAAAATAATACCGTCTAAGAAACCCTATTAGCCTTATATATGTAATAAAAGATAGAAATATCTGATATTACCTAAAGACATAGTATATCTAATTTAAAAGATATATTATGTCTTTTATACTTTAGCGTTATACATAGATATAACTAGAACTTATAATACATACGAAAGGTGTGATGACGGAGTATTATAAGGAGAGACTAGGAGTTGCTAACCTAGAAGTCGTCAGAACGACTTTATAAAATTCATCACCTTGATCTAACTTATAATTATGAAATATAATATAAGGACAGGTGGAAGTTGTTATACCACTTGAGTAGATATTTAAATAGTATTAAAATATCTTTTACAAGGATAAGTTCTGAGCGTAATTAAATAAGTATATTAAGTTACTATATTGAATTATACTATTTATCAAAATAGAGAAAATACTTAATATAACTTAATAATTGATAAAGGTTGGACACATAACTTGGCAAGCACTAACAAATTTTATAACGTGCATTTAGCCGAGTTTAACAAAATAAATAAAAAATTAAATAAATTCCTTATAGTAGATAATATTATAAGGCCACGATATATTGAGATAAACCTGATAAAGGATTATCAAGAGGAATATATCAAAGACATGTAGCCAAATATATATGGTGAACTATGAAAATAACAAAGGACCTGTATAGTCTAGAGTTATTAGTAATAGGATGTGAATTTAGAGGGATTTAATATACAGTTAAATTATTATATATAACCTATGATAAATACCGATGAGGAAATTATAAAGATTATATATAATTCTAAGTTAGAAATCTTTAAGAGAGAAGCTTAGAGTAAAAACAACCATTTCTAAGTAAATTACTTAGAAAATAGAGACAAAAGAATATTAACAACAAAAAATTATAGAATTATGAAAGCAGTTGTAAAAAACGTTGGAATTTTTGTAGCAGGAATAGCAGCAAAAGTAGTATTTGATTATGGTTATAAGAAAACTAAAAAATGTTTAAATAACCGGAAAAACAAAAAAGCTGAATAAGCTAAAACAACCAGCCCGAGTTATGGATTAACTTGGGTTTAGAGACAATAATTAACAAAATTAATAACTTAAATAATAGGAGGAAAAATTATGAAACTAATTAACTCAGCAGTAACGAAATTTGGTGCAACAAAAGTTGTAGCAGTAGCAGCTGGAGCAGGAATGGCATTAGGAGTAGCAACTACCTTAGGATGTCAAAAAGCCTATAAAAAACTCAAACCGAAAGGTCTTAGAGATGAGGATTTGGAAAAATTGGTAGAAGAAACCGTCAACCTAAAACCGGATGCAGAAAAAGAAAAACCTGCTGAAGAAGTAAAAGCTGAATAAGCTAAAACAACCAGCCCGAGTTATGGATTAACTTGGGTTTAGAGACAATAATTAACAAAATTAATATATTATGAAAAAGATAACAGAAGTCATTATTTTTATGACAATGATATTAGCAGGAATTGCTTGGATATTAGGATTTGATATAATTTATTCAATATCAGCAATAATTATGGGAACTACCGGAATTTATTATTGGTTTAGATATATGATTCCGGAACTATTTAACAGCAATGAAGAAGAATTCATTGATGACTAACCGGAGGGATAACAAAATTTCCCTCCATTTTCATTTTTGTAGTTAGGTGAATTCCTAACCTGATGAGATCACGAGGTTAAACTCAAGATCGAAACAGAAATGGAAACTAAAGATTTCCTTTTGATTTTATATATCAAGAGACTATAACTAAACAAAAGGAAATTTACAAAGAAAAAAAAGAGGTCTTGACTTTAATTAGTCAAGTTGATCCTCTTTTTATTTTTTTTTCTTCAGAATGCTAAGGAATTTGATTTTGTAGCATATAAAATTCATTTTTTAACATATCAATTCTACATTTGATATCAGCTATTTCACTTGCTATATCACGTAGTGGAGAATTACAGAAAAATTCTTGATTACTATTCCAATAAATATTATTTCCTGTAATAACACTATTAATATTAGTTATAGCTGTTTCTATATTATGTAATCTTTGCATTAAATTAAAATCTCCAAAGATTCTTTTATCTATAGTAGATACTAATCTCTCTTCATTATTTACTATTATCTCAGGATTATCCATTATTTTCTCTAGATAACCTCGAAGATAATTAATAACTATATCTAAAATCTCATCCGATTGTGCAGAGGATAGAATTTTTTCAACTACAGCTTTTACTACAGAATCAGAAATTTTGATATCATTACTTAATTCAATATTTGTATTACTCGTTTTCATTGCCATTTTTCAGTTCTTTTAAACAAGTTTTCTTAGATTCTAATTGAGCTTCAAGTAACTCTATTTCTCTTTTTAATGAAGCGATTCTTGTACTCTTAAGGGATTTATCTAGCGCCTCTATAAAAGAATCTTCAAATTGAGAAAATTTTAATTCCATATAGCAATGACAACTACCACCATAACCCCAATGATCTGTATACTCTAAACAAATACTTTTATCATTAATAGCATCCTCATTGTAATCATCATCTAACCAAAGACTTCCTCGAGTAGGATCATATTCATCATACCATGAATTAGTTAATCCATATTTTCTATAAACTTCATAGATCTTATCAAATCTTTCCTTACATATCTCAACAATCTTAGGTTTAACTTCTTCTGATTGTTTCTTTGAATCTCCTAGAAAAATACCTAAGAGATTAATTAATTCTTCTTTTCTATCCATAATTCATATATTTTATTTTACGGTAGCAGAACACAACTATCTACTACATCATTAAGAGTTTTAAGGGAAGAAAAATAAAAACTATACCTATTATTTTAAGTATAGTTTTATATAATAACTCTATTTATTATTCTCTGTAACTATTATATCCATTTTCCCAAAGAATATCAGCTTCTTTAGGTATACCACAATCATCTGCAAATGAATAATATACTTTTCCAATAACCCCGTCTATTAATGGCCAAATAAAATCAATAATCTCTCTATCGGTTTTACCTGCATCGTTAAGTTCTTTCCATTTATCTCCTTTACCATATTCAGTATACATATCATACCACTCATAAACGAAATTAATAAGATTGAATATCTCACTATTTCCGTATCCCCCACTATCCTCTTCTTTCTGATAAAATTCAACAGCACGAATTACATCTTCTTTAGAATTTATAATAATCACTTTATCAGTTATATTATTTTCATTTAGAAGATTTATTAATTTTTCTTCAATATCTAAGAAGAAAACTTGAGTACTTGAATTAGTTATTACATCTGAATAACTAGTGATTAAACGTCTTTTGCTCATAATTTTTTATAATATATAGTAATTCTTCTGATAATGTTACTTTTGTCCCTAAGTTACGAATGAAAGTTGCTTTATTAATATATTCCTTCGTTGTAATTATCTGATTGAACGTTAGTAATCTCAGGCGCCGTGATATAGTTCCAGCATTACTCTTAAATTCTTCTGGAGTAAGTGCAACTATATCAATTATACTTTTGCATACCTTAGATAATGTTAGTTGTTTTAGGATAGGTTGTTTTATTTCGAATCTTAAACAAATAATATGATCTACAGCATAAATATTTTCTTCAGGGTTACCTCCAAATAGGTTCAAAAGTTCATTAGGGAGAGATAGTTTTACCTGACTCCCAAGTCTAAAACAACAAATAGAATATCGAGGGTTTCTTTCATCTGTATATACATAGAATTTATTTGTTGTTATTCCCGAAGTATCAGTCAAGACTCCATCCATATCTAAATCCTTTTGTTTCTAAGTTATCTAACTCATAAGAATAGTCTTTATCATCAGGATACAGTTCATAAAGTCTATTCATAATTTTTTGATTATGTTTAATATCAATATATACAATAGTTCCCTTTAATCTCTCCATAATCTTTGGTTTAAACATTTCCCAAATATCATCTTCTTTATCAGGGAATTCATTGTTCATATCAAGGTATAAGTTAAATAGATTTCCTAGTAGAGGTTTTAAATCCCATATTGAATAATTATGATTAAATCCTTTCTTTCCTTGAAATCTAAAGAAATATTCAACATCTTCCTCAGTTTTTAGAACAAGGAAATCTTTTTGATATTTTTTATATATTCCAGTACCAATCATCTGTCTTAATGCATCTGGTCCTTGAATTAAAAATACTTCAGTGCTTGAATTTGTAATAACATCTGAAAAACTAGTTATTATTCTTTTCTTTTTTCCAATAATTTACATAAATAAGAAAATGAGGGCAGCCATAATCTCACGACTTGCCATCCTCTGTCTTCAAATACTCTATATCTTTATTATCAGAACATTAATCCACCTCGATATAAACTTGGATTACCTTTCTGTCTAATTATCTTAACTAATGTTTCGCCATCCCCATATATATCCTTAACTAGAATAAATCCGTCTTCATCAGGATCTTCAAGAATGGTTCCAATACTAAGTTCTTGATTTTTCCAGAGACTTGAGAATTGAGATGTCATTCTAGTTTTCCAACCATCTAGGATATTACTACAATAATCCTCATTTGTCTTAGTATCTGAATCTTTATCTTCCATCTCACAATCTTTTCCAAGCCATTCTGGGAAATTAGCTCTTCCTGGACGAAGAATTTCCTTAATCCTTGTTACATCTTCCTCTGTTTCAACAGGGAATTTCATGATATCGAAAACATATTTAGCCAAAGGAATATTAAGGCAAGTATCTTCAGAAAGTTTTTCATGAATATTTACTTCATCAACAATCGAACCAAGAATATCAATAGTAGATATCTCAAGAAGATCGATTTTTTGAAGAATATTCTCTCTCTCTTCTGGAATTTTTAAATTATCGTCCAAATATTCGTTTATTGCTTTTTCTGACAAATTTCCGAATTGTTTGATATATCTAATTCTTCCAGGACGTCCAAGTAAATTCTCATTTACGTTAAGTGTATTTGTTGTTAGAATATATAATTTTCTTGATCTATTATATACCCCATCAATTAATTTTAGTAATACTTCATCACTCTCTCCTCGCTTAAATGTTTTCTCTGCTTCATCAATCAAAACAATACATTCAAAGTCGAGTTGTTGAATAAAACTTACCATTCCCTCTATTTCATTATCAGGAATGATTATGACAGGAATGTCTAATCTATTACATAATAGTTTAGCACCAACACTTTTTCCTGTTCCTTTATATCCTGTGAAAATAACACCAAGATTCTTATTCTCTTCAACAAATTTATCTGATTCCCAAGTTTTTTGAATTATATCAAATAAATTATCACAACCTACATCATATATTTTGTGATTAAATTCAAACTTTTCTGAGAGTTTTTTTAAACCGATTCTCTTATCTTGACCTTTTCCTTGATATAATTCAAAAATTCCTGAACCTGGAGTTGGATAAAGTACTGTATTTCCATCAATCGGAAATAAAGTTCCACATTCATCAATCCATTTTTGTGCTACTAAATTTTTCATTTTTCTATTTGTTATATTTTATACATTTATAAGAATTTCAAGCTTTCAGAAGAATTTAGAATATTTATTACAGTTTTTGAATCTCCTACAATTAAATATGTATCTTTCTTTTTAATTATATCGACTATCGTTTTTAAAGATATTTCTAATGAATTAATCTTTTTCCAATTTTTATCACAAATAATAGGATCATAAGAAGTATTCCCTCGATGTTTATCTTCGAGGTTAATAATTCCTAAACTTTCCATACGCTTCATAAGACATTTTAACCCTGTTTTCTTAAAATAATATTCAGGCTCAACTCCTAATTCTATAACCAATTTATTTTTCTTTCCAGGAATTATACTTGGATTCCTAGTATATTTCTTCGGAGTTAATTCTATTGTAGCAGAATATATAAGAACATGGTCGATATCAAAGAAATATACGCCCCATTCTCCTTTCTGTTCTAGGTTAATCATTAGAAATATATGTTAAGAAGTTGTCCAAGATCTATATAATCAATTCCTACTTTTTCTGCTGCTAATATATCTCTATTACTTTGACCATATAAACCAGATTCAAGTCCAATTTGTATGGCTGAATTCTTATCAAATCCACGAGTCTTAGAAATTACAGCATCCATCATTCTATCTTTAGATTGTCCAAAATCATTCTGTACTAAGATTTGACAATGATCATACGGAACTCTTAGATATTCTGATAAAGCACAAACAATATATTCTAACATTATTTTCCAAGAATCTGAACCATTACTACTTAAGATTAGATTTCTTGGAACCATAGCATAAACTTTATTTGGGTTAAAACATAAAATCTTATCCCAAACTTCAAAACGGAGTCTAATATCATAAATTCCACGTGGAAGAAGACCTGGTTTTCCGTTACTTTGGAAAGTTTCTACTAAACAATCTAAGACATCACAAAATATTACTTGTTTTTGTCGATCAATCTCTTTTCTTCCATTATTTGTATTACTACTTCCCCAGGATCCTCCAGTATTACCACCACTACCCCAGCCAGGAGATCCACTCCAAGATCCTCCTGAGTTTCCCCAAGAATTTCCTCCAGCTGGTTTTGTTTGCCATGGATACTGTTGATTATTACTTCCTCCCCACGAAGATCCTCCGTTATTATTCCAAGATGGAGTTGATGGTTGACCCCAATTACTTCCACCTACACTTTGTCCAAATGGTGTCTGTTGCATAATTTTTTCATTCAATTCTTTTTGACCTTTAACTACTTTTTCTATTCTCTCATCCTCCTCTGCTTCATCGATTTCATTGATATCATCATCGTCATCATCTCCTGAATCATATGGAGGTTCTTCTGAAGAGTAGTCAGGCTTTAGATATTCTTTAAATTTATTATCTTCTTCCATAAGTTTTTTATAGTTTATGTTTATCACATATAAGGATTTCCGGATTTAATAAAAGTTTGTCAAGTTTGGCTAAATGAGACTTCTCCATATAAAGTCTCCATAATTCTGTTTTACGAGCTTCCCTAAAACATTCTATAACTTTTTGAGCATCTAATTCTACACTTCCGATAATAACGTATCTACTATCATTTGTACATTTCGGTTCTATATTAAAACACCCTTCTCTAATAAAAGCGTAGATAATTTTATAAGATGGTCGTTTTAATATAACAGGAACAGTTATATTAATAGAAAGATCTATACTTGTTTGAAGAATTAAAAATGTTTCTCTAGTAGAATGTAATTTAAGATAATAATTCGATATAACAATATCTGCTATCATAGGAAATATTCTTTTGAATTATTTATCATATCTTTTAATATAGTCAATTGAGTGTCATCACCACCCCAAAATTTATCATTAAAAGCTTTCTTCATACCCTGAATTATCTTTTTATAATCTATTCCTTCTACTGTCCCTAAAACTTTAACAATTGATCTATTTGACATTTTTTCCGGTAACTCAAAATAAAACCTACCAAAACCAATAGATTCATATATATCTTTTCGTCTAGGTCTTTTAAGATAATTATAGTGTTGATCATCAATACATATGTAAATATCTAAATTTTTCATAGTTCGAATTATTACTTCTCTTAATTCAATCATATCGTTTGTATCAACTATTATCCCTGTCATGTAAATTTTATATTATCTAAGTTTTTTACTAAATGTTTCAAATCATTCGCATAAGGACAATTTTTAGATCCTTGGATAAATGATTTTTTGAGTTCTTCTAGGTCAACACTAACTTCCTGAATGATTAAGCAATCGATCATATTTCTATATCGAAGATGTTCTAATAAAGAAGTATCATCACAAAATCGAAATATACAAAATTTTCCAAGACAAGTTTTTACATAAATTTGTTTAGGAGTTATTCTCTTAGTCGCTAACCCATCTAAATTATATTCTAAAATAAAGTTCTCTCCAAGAATATTTCCACTAACAATTCCAATATCAGTTGATAATTCTTTTTGAAGTCTTCTGTAAAAACTAATCTTCACCATCTCCAGTTCCTGCTTTAATAGATAAAATAGGTTTAATAATTTCCAAAATTTTCACTGTATCTTGTATTCCAGTTATTATTTCAGAAGGATCTTTATATACCTCGGGCGCTTCATCAATACAGGCGAGACATACAGAACTAGAATATACATTGCCCATACTTTCTTTAAATTCTTGGAGACTTAATCGTTCTCTTGCTTCTCGCCTAGACATTAAGCGCCCAGCACCATGAGGAGCACTATAATTTCTATCAGGATTACCAAGACCTTCACAAATTAAGGTTCCAAAAGCCATGTTCATAGGGATAATTACTTTCTGTCCGGCGTAAGCTTGAATAGATCCTTTTCTAATTATTCTATCTCTTGGATCTATATAATTATGAATAGACTCAATCCTCTCAAGCTCTTTTCCGAGTCCAAGAGCTTTTTTAATTCTCTCTGATATCACCATTCGATTATATTCTGCATAAGCTTGAGCAAAAAACATATCCCCGATATAACCAGATATATCTTCATGTGTTACTAAGAATCTACTAGGCGGAATTGTATATCGGCCGGAAGCATGAAGTTTTTCTATTTCTTCTTTGATTTTCTTCCCTTGACCTTTATACTTCTCCTTAATTCCTCTCTCGGCCGCTTTCATATCCGCCTCAATTATCCTAGTTTTCCCAATTTGTTTTTTCCAATAAGCAAGTATTTTTATTCCTAAGTTTCTCGATCCTGTATGAATAGTAACCCAAACAGACTCTTTATCTTCTTCTACCTGTCCAAGTTCTATAAAATGATTCAATTTTGTTACTAATACCTTTTCAAGTATTGGATAGGTCATTTCTGCCTATCTCTAGTAGTTCTTTTCCTACTAGTTCGGAGCACACCTTCTGACTTTTATGCCAGGCCAAATCCCTCTGCTCTCTACGGGGGTATAAGTTTTAACACTATAACCTTCCCTCGGTGATTAGCATCTCAGCTTCTCCCGATATGGACGACTTTTACAACGAATGACTATTAATCATTCTGGAGGCAATCAATTTTTCTCACCTCCACCAAGAGTTCCAAGAGATTTATAGAAAATTCCCTCAGACATACCAATTCTTTTAAGGGTTTTTGATATAAATTTCTCTATCTCTCCAAGACCCTCATAACATACAAATTCAGGCCATAAACTTCTTGCTCTTTCAAGTTTTGTTTTAAAAAATTTCTTGAATTCTTTTTCTTGGATAACAGTTTTCTCATTAATCTCCATACCCATTGGAATATCTCTACGAATTCTAGCATCCCAAAGAGCTAATTCTGGATCTCCCGAAGGCATTTTATATTTTACACTTAACATTCCACAATTACCAGTAATAAAAATTCTTCCATTTCTTCTACATACAAAATATCCAGTATCCGTGGTAAAACAATATTTAAATCCATCAATAGAAGGAACAATACTAGATTTTTTATTATAAGTAACTATTTTATTCCTAGCAGGACTCACATAATAAACTATATTCCATCTCTCTTTTCCTAAAATTTCTGAAATTCCTGCTCTAGTATTTGTAGCCGAAAATGCAAATTGAATTACATCTATATTATCTTTATTAGTATTTGAATAAGAACTTCTATATCCATTATGTCCATCCCAAAGTAAACACTCTTCTTTTACTATTTCAAGTTGCTCTTTAGTAGCCAGATAATACTTTTTAAGATCTTTGTTTATTGAAAAATCTACATTAAATCGTATAGAAGTAGATTTATCTTTTAATATTGAAATTTTATACTCAATATTAGCATCCTCTAATAATTTTTTTGCTCTTTCTATTTTTCTTTCTTTTCTAAAATGTAATTCTATTCTATTATGATCTTTAGCAGGTATTATCTTTCCATCCGCTTGTACCATAATATCTATTCTAATCATTTCATTGGACAAACTAACACCTGGGTTATTAGATATATTAAAACAAGTTTTAAATCCATAAAAACCTTTAGATAAATTGAGTTTATCTAATTCTATTGGAGTAATTTTTCTATGATTCAATTTATGTCCCTTCCAATATCCAGAGTATACTAATAAATTATGTTCTGAACTAATCAATTGATCTAATCCACTTTTCTTATTATAATATTGATGAAATTCAGTACAAGGAGATTTTATATACTTTATAGGTTTTAAAAATTTTCCCTCATCCGTTTCCGGATCAAATTGCATAATCTCTTCATCAGCATAGTTAGATATTTTAATCCACCCAGTTGGTGTTAACACTTCTGTATCACAATCTAGACACGATATATCACAGCCAACTACATCAGGATCAAGAGGACCGCCAGAATAAGTTTGAGTATATCCTACTACGCAACCTTTCCCACAATGAACATCCTCCATAATCCTAACTGTTTCATTCTCAGTCATTTTAGTATTTAAAAGTTCGTAGACTTGAGAAACTGCTTCTGGTTCAATATTATCAGTAAAGACAATTGCTTTACCATATTTTCCTGTTATTTCCATATCCCTATAATTTCTTTGATAAACTATAAATCCAATGACGTCCTTCTTCAGTCCACCTCTTTACATTTCTTGGTTTTCCTGCCTTGTCAAATATAGTAACTATTTTTGTATATCCAAATTTATCAAATGGTTCCTTTAAGTACCATTTCTTTTTATCATGAGATCTAAAAATTAAATTATTCTTCTCTAATAATCTTAATAATTCTATATTAGATATTCCAAGACCCAAATCTTTCACTATATCTCTTGTTGAATATAGATTTTCTGAAGTAGTTAGGACTCGATTACAATAATCTACTTGAGGCTGTTGATTTTGAATAGTAATCTGTAGGTTAGTAATTTCAGAGGTTAATCTTCCAATTTCAGCGTCTCTCAGAGCAAATCCATTATTTATAATTTCGTCTAATTTTCTTAGACACCATACTCCAAATTTAGGACTACACCACATAGCAAAATGAATAGCTATTAATCTATGCATCCAAGTACCTTGATTCTGAGGAATACCTCCTTTAATAACTACTATTAATTCCGATATCGGAATTCCGATATCGATCGAGACCTCATTGATTAATTCTTTTGTCTGTTGATTACTAAGATAATGACCTAACTGCTTCTTACAAACTTTTGCTATCTCAGTAGCATTAATCATGACATCATTACTTGTCAATGCAAATGGAATAATACATCCATTATACTCAAAATTTAATAATTCATTCATACTTATATAAAATAAAGGGAGTAAATCATATTACTCCCCTAAAACTTATTTCTTTTCTTCAACAGCTTCCTGTCCCTGCGTTTCTTCTTTAGAAGGTTTGTCTTCTTTAACTGGACCTACAAACAATCCGCGAAGAATACACATCTTATTTTCTAAGGTACACTCTGAATGTTCCTTATTATAATATTCACAGATATCAGGGCAACATTTATCGATTACTTCGTCGAGATAAACCAATTTTTTATTTCCGGCGATTTTTTGTAATATATCAGGCTGATCTTTGAAAATTTCCTCAAGAGTGCCTTCTTTTGGAACCATTGAAGTTAAATCTGAATCTTCTCCTTCATTAGCTCCAAGATCATTACAAAAATCGATAAATGATAGTTCTTCATTTCCGGGATCTCTAGGATCAGGGATAAAAGAACAACATTTTCCATAAGGACATTCTTTATCACAAATTAAATGTGATGTTGGAATTTCCTCAATGGGTCTAAAGACTACCACTTTTTCTCCGTTAGATGTGGGAACTTTTACTGTTTTTAACTTTTTCATAATTTAATTCATTAATGTTATTTAATTCTTTACGCATTTATTTTCGAAGCGGATTCTGTATTAATTTCCGCTTCATATATAAGAATTTCAGGGGAGAAGAAAATAAAAAGAAGGAAGTATTTCATTCCTTCTTCTTAAATGTTCTAGTTTAGTTAGTTACTGCATAAAGAATTGTGTTCCCTTCTCTTCTAAGAGTAAATAGTCTTTCAACCTCATTATCACTTATTATTTTATAGTCCTCTCGTTTTTTAGAAACTAGATAATCTTTAATAAGTCCATAATTAAATGACTCTATCACAAGATGACAACCATTTGGAGTATTAATTTTTCCTAGAATATTAGTATATCCTGAGATAAATTTTTCTATATCATGTTGATAGGATTTATCTTCAGAATCAATATCTAAAATCCACCTAGGTTTATCTACAACTCCTTTTGATTGAACCGTTTCATTACTTAAGGCTACTTTCTTTGGAAGATTATGTATATTTGTATAATCATTGTTTGCTACTCTCTTAGAATATTCAAACATACATTGCTTTCCAAATTTTTCCAAAGATCTTGGTGTAATAGATATGTAAGCTCTTGCTTTATAATGTTCACACATCTCCGTTAATCGATTCCAGGATTTTTCAAGAACTCCTAAATCTGTCACCCACCAAGCATATCTCTGTATTTCTTGAAGAGGTAAATCAGGATTCTCTTTTCTTCTTTGTATAACTTGCACAAAATAATATATCTCCGGTTTACCTTTAGAAGATATCTTAAATTTTAGAAGACTTTTTACTGTCTCTAAATTATTTATTACTCTCATGATTTTATAGTATTTAGTAAAAATTTCCAAGAAACTGTTGCTATATGATCTGAAGAAAAGATATCAACCGTCTTACTAGTACTCTCAATCAATGGAAAATGTTTATCATTAAATCTCGTTGTTTTTGACATAATGATCTGAAACTTTCTTCTTCTAAGCTCTTCATTATATTTAGTGAGATTAGTTTTCCATTCTTTTCGAATCTCTTCGATTGGCCTTTTTCCAAAACCAATAGAGTCTAAGAATACTTTGATTACACTACTTTTTGGTAATGCTCCTCTTTGATATTCTTTATACATAAGTTGTCTTTTTTGTTTTTCTCCAGGGATACCAGAAATAAAACTAACCAATTCCATTATCATTTCTGATTTTCTTGTAGCTTCTTTATCAGTTTCCTTCTTAGGGAAGTAATAATCTCCAACTATTCCAAGAGATTTAAGAAACTCTATTTTTGGATCTAAAGTTACCTTCTCAGGATAGTACTCTTGAATATATTCATTAGCTATTGCTGCAAGTTTATACTTAACTTCTAATCGAGAAAGGTAATAACTACTAATATCTCTAATTGCACACTTAGTTACTACTGGAAGAGATGAGATATCTATTAGATACTCTCCAGAAAACACTAATTCTGATTTTATTATCCCCAGTCGTTTAAATTTCCCGGCGAGTTTATTGGAAATCATAACTCCTATTAAAGACTGATTAAGAAGACCATCCTTTACTAAACATATAGATTGTCTTGTTTTATATGTTTTTTCGCCGGGTTCTATTCCGACTGTATTTTCTGGGATATTAACTACCACATTAGTATCAAAGCAGATTCCTAAGTTAGCTCGTCTTTTATTTCCAATCGTTCCTGTCACTTTCGCCCATTTATCTTTTTGGTAAGTAACAGCAGTATTACTATCCACTTTTTTAGGAGAAAGTCTTTTATATTCTCCGATCAACTCTGGATTAATAAGAATACTTGCATTATCCTCAATTAAATCAGTTATTAACCTACTAATTGAATATTTATTATAATCTGAATAAATTTTTGGATACTTAGTTTTTCTTTCAATAGGTTTGGGTGTATATTCGGAACGTTTAATAATATCATTAAGATCTTCAATATAATTAGTCATCCCTACACGACCGTACATCTCGTAAAAACCTTCGATAACTATTTCATCTTTTGTTGCTTGCGCTAAAAGTTCAGCAGTATCTAGGTATTCAAGTTTAATTGTACTTCCTAAAAAAGATAATATAATTCTAAGATCCTGGGTTGAATAAGTTTCCCCAGAGTATCTTTCAACTCTTTTTTCTCTTACTATTCCCCATGCAGATGCGTAATTATGAACACTAGGACTAACTCTTATTTTATTTTTTCCATAAGAATCCATTATTAACCAAGGATTACCAGAAGAACTAAGTTTATCTGCTAAAAGTACATATTGATACTTTAGATTTTTCTTATTTCTCAGGATAATCTCAGTACTTTTCCCATACTCATAATCACAGTACTTTACTAATTTTAATCTTGAACCATTAATTTTAATTTCTTTTTCCATAATTCTTATGTTTATTGTTATTTATTATTCATTAGTAAGAGTTTCAAGAGCTTCTAAAAAATCCAAGATATTCATTATAAAATTACGATAACTTTTATCTGGTTTATCTGGAAGTCTAAGAGAATACTCAATAAAACCTCGTAATTCTATATCAGAAGGACAAATATTCATTATAATATCTTTGTAAAGATTATTATGAACTGTTTCTGAGATTATAAGATTATTCTTAAGCTTTCTAAATAAACTTCGTTTTGTTAATTTTTTATAATTATCCTCAGAATGTAAATAAACAGGTAATACCATTACTAAATCTCTAACTTCAGAAGGACTAATCCAGTTCCCTATTGGAGATCTAGCTGCATTTAATTCTTCATAGTTCTTTAGAATATGATAATTCAAAAGTTTATTTCGAAGAATAGATATATTTTTATCATAAATAAATTTTATAAATTCTTCTCTATTAAATAACTGATTAAATCTGATATAACCAACTATAATATTTTTGTTATATCGTAATCTATAAAATTCAATACTTTCTATTTTTATTTTCTTCATAACACATATAAGGAAAATAAACCCCGACCTATCACAGGCAGGGGCTCACACTATAATATGCAATTCAAAGGATTTTCTCTTTTCCATTTATAAGGATTTAAAGCCTTAAAATTGATAAACAATAAGAATCATGGAAAATATTAATGAAGAAAAAATTAAAAAATTTAAAAAGATTACAGAATTAATTTTGAATGGACTAAAAGAAAGAGGAATAAATCCCATCTTATCTGAGGACGACACTTCCCCTAATGAAGAGTGGGGAAATAGTATGACAATGTCTTTCAGTTTTTCTAATGGAGGACTTAAATATTGGTATCTCGGAATTTGGGGATGTGGGAGATGGTCTGAAACTTACGATTGTGATAATTCTGAGGACTATATATCAGTCTTTCTAATTCACAAATGGACGTATGATAAATTTAGACCTAGTAGTTCAGATATAGAATACAGAATTACATTAAACGATAAACCTGTAGAAATATATCATGTAATTCAAGGGTTAGAAGAAATTCATAAAAATCCTATTCAAGAATATTATAAAACTTTTTGGGAACATAAAAGTGATCATGATATGCCTTGTCTTGAATATTTTAGAGATTGGTGGTTTCATGAAGTTACTTATCCGATTCAAGAAAAATTGAGATATAAATGGAGTGTAAAAATATTATATAATTTTCTTAAAGTATTATCATGGATTGACCCTAGAGTCTCACGAAGGAAGTTATTTAAAGAAGAAGGGTGTATTCCAATCTATACTTCCGGATTTTTAGCGACGGAATGGGCATCAAGTCGTGATTGGGCTTTTAATAGCTTTGCATGGTTATATGAAAAATTTCCATGGTGGTTATGTAAAATCTGTAAACATAAATTATTTGATGCACACTGGAACGTCGCTGATTTTCCGGAAGAAGTAACAAATACTTTAGAAAAAAGAATGTGGAAAGGAGTAGTAATATGAAAAAGTTTAAATTTGAGGAATGGTTAGATGAGAAAGGTGGAGGTTGTGAACTCATTTTAATATGTCTTTTTTGGAAATTTATATTTGATCCTATTATATACCTAACTACCAAAGATATGGATTGGGTAGTAGCATCACAAACTCCATTCATAATATTTATTCTAACTCCATACATATTATTTAGAACAAGAAAAAGATGGAAAAAGAAAGATTAGATTTATTATTAGTTTATGCAAATGATCTATATAGATATATTGCTAAGAAACTTGGAGAAGATTATGAGCCAAAAAATTTAATTGGTCTTTTAGGATGGTTAGACGAACATAACGTAATAATACATATCCAACCAGAATTTTATAGTCAAGGTATAAATTGGAATTGGCAAATTTCATTTTATAATCCAGAAACTTTTACTGATCCAGATCTTATGGATGGAACTGGATTATATGGAGATAATGGAGAATATCCTACTAGAGGAAAAGCTATGTGTTGTAGTATTGTTAGAGCACTAGAATTATATATCCTTGAGATGATAGATTCTGAAGAAATTCTAGGCGATTACAAACTTCCAATGCCTTCTGGAACAACAGTACAAGATCTCTTAATTTACATGATAAGAAATCAATATTCTGTAACAGTAGATGAAAAATGGTCGGAAATGAAAAGAAAATCTATTAATGAATACTTTAATTACTTAAAAGAACGGATAATAGAATGTTGGGAAAAAGTTGTCTAGGATGTTTTATGTTCTTGGTAATAATGTTCTTAGGATGTTTATTCCTAGGATTTATAACTAAGATTGTATTCGCGCTATCAGTAGGAGTATTTATTCTTACAGCATATATCATTGGAATAATTTTTATGGCTTTCGTGATTTATAATGCAATTAAATTTTTACTTACATCATGAAATGGAGAAATTTTATACAAGATTTAGTTCTGATAATTATTGGAGTTATTCTTTCAATAATTCCAGAAAAATCAGAATTTACAGAGATGCTAACTACATTCTTCATAACAGGAGGAGTTGTTAAATTAGTTTGGGATTTTATAGTAAATAGTGATGAGGATTGATTATGGAAACTATAGAAATAAATTATAAATATAAACCAGGAACAAGATTATATCGAGTTACTTATGGAGAGCTTAAGTATTATGATGTTGAATGCGTAAATATAAACTTATCATTAAATCGAGATGAACCGCTTATAACGTATCAACTCAGAGTTAATAATTCATCAGGAAACAGAGATACAACTTGGGATTTTGAAATTGATAAATATTATTCATTAACCCCAGAAGAAGCTTTAAAGAAACATTCAGCGGAGTTATTAGAAAAATTTAATTCTAAAGATAAATGACGATTATAGTAATTATATTCTCAATAATAATATGTCTAATAGGAGTTTATTTTCTCTTAATTGAGACTAGAAGAATAAGAAAATGGCTAGGAATTGGACTAATTCTTATCACAGCGTGTATTGTATCTACTATTTATACTGAATGGGTAAATAATAGAGTATTTCAGTATTATACACTTAAGATTACTCTCAAAGATAATACCGAAAAAGTCATAGAGTACGTTAAAGCCTCTGAGTTATCTATACGATTTGCTGAGGATTCAACTATTATAGTTTGTGATACTATTCCTAGTGTAGTAAAAATAGAATTAATTGAAGTAAAACAAAAACGTTATGGAGAAGTACATAAGAACGCTAATTTCTAAAGGAATGTCCAGAATAGAGGCTGAAATGTTTATAGACGGATTAACAAAAGTTATTCTAGAAAAAAGAGAACCAGAACCAATTAAAGCAATATTTCCTACATACTATAAAATTAAAAAAATAGATTCAAATACTAATGAAGATCTTGGTTTCATAAAGTTTGATGTAGGATTTGATGCTAAATTTTTTGATTATGATACTGCCAAAAAAATTTGTACATATTTAAATGAACATGATATATACAGACAATTAGATTCAATCGATGCTGTAAATTATAATAAAAAACCATGGTTAACTATAACTCGCGATTGGAGATCTTATGTGAAATATATTACAAATGAAGGTAATGTTTTTTATATAGAAGTGAATTGGAAGATAGGACAAGCAAGTTGGAAAATAGTACCATTTTATGATTAGAATATTACTCTGTGGGTTAGCAATCCTATTTGTAATTGGAATTTGGACTATAGAATTTATACAAAGATTATATGGAAAAATACTTGGAAAAATTAAAAGCGCTTGGAGTAAAAGATGAAGAAGCTGCCAAGAATCTACTTAAAGAAATAATCAATGATATTCAAGAAAAAGACATCATACATTTGATCATTTATTACCAAACAGGAAGTTCTTTTGAAACGCATAATGATGTAGATATTATTGATTATCCTTGGAATAATATATCTATCGCAAAAGAAAATGAAGAAGCAATTCGACAGCATTATAAATTTGCAATGGATTTAGAATATATATGTACTTCTGAATCAAGAGAAAAACTTAAAAAAGAAGCTGCTAAGAATTGGTGGTATGTAGAAGGACAATACAGTAGATATTCTCTGAAGTTAAAGAAAAATGATGGAACTTTCTTTACTTATAGTACTCCATGGATTGGCTACTTTGAACGTTTAGATGACATAGAAATAAAAATTTGTAACAGTTAATAATATTAACTACACTAGTCTATTATGGATTGGTGTAGTTATTTATTTTGCTCCTTTAATAGGATGAGAATCTTATATGTGAAAGAAAATATTTTTTTATTAACTAAAACAATAAAATCATGTTAGAATTTAAACCAGAAAAAGAATTAACAACATTAGACAAGTACAAAAAGTTATATGGTTTCTATGAAGGAAATCTAAATTACGTTCCTAGAGGAGGAGATCTAACAAAACATATTGGATCTTCTTTAGCACTAATTGATTATTCTAGAGATGAAACTGGAAGATGGGACTATTCTCTTAAAGAAGTAAAAGTTGAGGATATAACTGATTATGATCCTATGACTACAACTTCAATTATTAAGTATAAAATAATTGGGGAAGAGGAAGTCAAAGAAGCTAGAATTATTCCGGAAGGCTTTAGTTTTGAAAGTCCAGAGGAAACGGGAAAATCATTGAGATTTCTTCCGTTATCAATGCACTTTAAGGTTCAAGAAGAGAAAGCTTTTTATGATAGACTCTTAGTGAAATTTGATAATGCTAAAACACTATCTATCGAAGCTCTTGAAAATCTATCAAACTCTAAAGAACAATCTGAACTTCTTGGACGTAATTATAATATTGCAGCAGTGATTAAAACTGACGAAGAGACTCCAGAAATTCTATACTTTAGAATTGATAAACTAAAATTAAAACACAATAAACAAGATAATTATGCGATTACTTTAACTAATGAAGATAAAGATAAAACGTATACATTCTTGATTGATTCTAAAGCAGAATATTATGAATTCTCTTATGGAAAAGAAAAAATAGGAGATCTTAAAATTTTAGATCTCCAAAAATTATAAAAAATAAACCCAGGCCCTATGTAAAATAAGGCTTGGGATTTTTATTTCTTTACACAAATAATGCTGGTTTACATCTACTTCTCCAATCTAGAAGATAACCAGGCTCAATCTCTTCTAAAAGTATTGAAGTTTCTTTTAATTGAATAATACAATCTAGACATAAATTTATACCAGAATTCTTACTTCCAAAAGCAAGATATTCTTTTTTCTCTTTTTCTAGCTGATTATATTCAAATCTAGAACATAGATCAAACCATGCTCCTTCTTCATACATATTCTTTCCACAAATTGCACACTCACATTGTCCTAAACCAGCAATAGAGAAGAGTTGTTCAGGATCTGTAAAAGAGTGGAATAAATGTTTCATAAATCTTTTATACTGTTCCGTACGATAAGCCTCCACAAGTAATCCAATTTCTCCGAGATCTGGTTGAAGAGATCCTTGTGGGTTCTTATTTTTTCTGTAAGCTATAATTCTTTCTGGAAGTTGTCGGTCTAAGAGTGGTCTAGGGAAAAGATATAAATAAATTAAATTTTTCTCTTCCACACTTAATACTGGATTTACTCTCAAAGAATTAATAACTTCGTGTGCATCACAATCTTTTAGTTTGTCAATGTAAAATTTTAAAGAATTCATGGTTTTATTGTTTAATGTTAATGATAATACATTAATAAGAGTTTGTGGGGAACAAAAAAGAGAACTTAAGATCTTCTCCTAAGTTCTCCCAACAAAACCATTTTCTTTATATTAAACTACCCAAGAAAGTATTCAGATTTTTCATAATCCTCTTTTCTTTTAGGCTGTGGTGTAGTTTCTTCCAAAATCGTACTCGTAAAGATGACTTTATCTCTCTTCTTTTCACGATATTCATCTTTATGGTGTACGTGTTGTTCACTTACAATGTCTTCTCTAACAAAGTAGTTTTCATTCTTTTCCATGTCTTTTAAGTTTTTCATTTTTGTTTAATTTTATTTTACATATATAAGGAAATTGGGGATTCTGAAAATACCTTAATTTCTAGTATTCTTTTAAATCCACTCTTCGGACATGGAAGTCTTGATTCTAGAATATCAAAACTTTCCCTAAATCTAGTTCCATAAAATTCTTCAGGACTTGGATCAGGATACACCAAGAAATCTCCGGTTGGATAATATCCTTGATTTTCTCTTATGTCTAAAAGAAGAGGATTTACTTGATTTAATTCATCTAAAGATATCTCAGTAATTGATATATTCTCCTCACCTTCATCACAATCTACTTCTATGATAAACGTATAGTTATTATTTCTCTCAGGAACCATAATCTACTTCAATAATATGCTCTGGACTAACTTTTTTCACTAGAATAACCCCATTTCCAGATATAAATACTTCATCTTCTAATCCTTCTAAATCTACTTTAAGTATTGCTATCTCAGGACCTCTTCGAAGAGCTACATTTCTTGCTGTCAAAGGATCTGAACTTAAGTGTACGTATTCTCTACTCCCCGGGACTAACCCATCTCTAAATATACTTTCTAAAAACTTCCTTTGCGTTCCATGATAGACAATATTACATCCTGTATACTTCTTAAAATTAGCATTAATACCTTTAACACTATGACCTTGAAGAGCACGAATCTTTCTTAAATCGGCCGATAATTCATAGCGCTTTTTATTATCAGTATCTACTATTTCTTTTAGTTCAGACATAGTCCAGCCATGATCAATTAACTTCTTTGTTTCTAACCAACCTTCTGAATCAAGCGCTCCTTCTACTTCGGCCGGATTATGTCTTAGAATATATGCTAACTCTTTTCCTCTATTCTTCTTCATATAATCTTCCTATTTTTATAAATTCTCCTATTAAATTTACAGTTTCAGTTATAAAGTTTTCATCATTATATGTTGATGTTGATACTAAAATCTGTTCAGAATACCCAAGATATCCAATATTATTTATCACTCTATCTCGAATATACTGAAAATTTATTTCACATTTATCTAGAATTGAATTTATGTAGTTACTTTCTGGATTAATTTTAATAAGATCTTCTAAAAACCTCATAAATCTACATTGCGTTCTACTAGTAAATTTCATTATTTTATCCAAAGGTTCTAAGTAATCTCGAAAAAGTTTTCCTAAGAAATAGAATGAAAGCTCATCTATCTTCAGAAAATTTCCATTACCAGTATAATATTCTACTAAATAGTTAGAGCTATCACTGAGATCTAAGCAAACTTTGAAAGGTTCCATGAGATTTACAAAAGATTTATCCTCCTGAAGAAGTTTTCTGTGAAAATACGTATCTATATCTCTACATAAACTCAGATATTCTTTATATGTTTCTTTACATATTCTTCTTAGTCTATTCACATGATCTTCCATACCACCAGATTAAAAATTTTCTTAACTTTTCATCTTTCCAATTAGGTGTAAAACAATTAACAGTTCTCCTTCTTATTTCTGTTCCAGAATAAGTTACATGCACATCATCTTTTTGATCAGGATAAATTTTTATATTATAGAATCCTCCATTTTCTTTATATCTCTCAGCTACAGAATCTCTAGAACCACATATATAAATTTCAGAATCTTGTGGTATTTCCTCAAGACTTTTTAAATAATTAATTCTATGATCTAGCGTTTCAACCCATTTAGGATAATTACCTAGATCACTAATTTTAAATATTTTCATCTTTGGATAGGACTCAAGTACCATTTCTTTCCTTGCTTCAAAAGGGAGAGGATCATGTGCAGTTCTTTCTGAGTTTTTTGTTTCTCCTATAAAAATAACTACATTATTATTTCCAAAATCTCCTCTAACTTTATCTAATAAATAGTTATGTCCTCTTGTTAGATTATCTACTTGAAATCTACCAACAATTACTCCAATCTTAGTGCTCATTTCTTTTTTCTTTTATTATATGTTCTTTTTAATACATTTGTTTTAAGATATTCTTCACAACCTGTAAAAATTCTTCCTAATTCTGCTTTATTATCATAAGGCATAACAAATTTCCTATTCACTAAAGCAGTCGGAACCTGGTGAAGAGTATACAGAGCAGTTCCTTTAAAGAATCTAGATCTTTCAAGTTGATATCCTACGAACCCTTTAGCCTCTCCTGATGTAGTAATTGATAAGACAAATGATATCTCTCCAACTACTTTAAAAACAATACAATAGTGAAGTATAGGTCCAATAGGAAGAAATGCTACATCACCTCTTTCAATAGTTTCAGGTCTAAGTCTTTCTATATACATCGGAAGATATTTCTCCCTAAGATCGGCTGGAATTTTCTCTTCTAACTCCTTTGATCTAGTTACTATCTCTTCTTCCCTTTGTGATATAGATTTTTCTTCAGAGTCTCCAGCCGTAAGTGAGGGAGTTATAAACTTCCGCTTAATATCTAAAATTTTTTCAATGCAATCCCTATCTTCAGGCTTTTTATACCAAATTTTAATCAAATCCATAACTTTATTACATCTAGTTCTTGTTGCCTCTGGACTAACTACTCCTGGACCAACCATGAGAAATCTAATCATCTCATCCAAACCTTCAGTAATTGTCTTCTTAATACTATTTTTGATACTCTTATAGTTATTTATTGATTTTCTAATATCACCTAATTCTGTAACAGCTTCTTTAATAGTTTCCATAGAGTTAATTTTTCATTACTTTATCTATTACTAATTGTTTTATATCATCTTCAGTTAAACCAAAATAATTACTAAGATTTTTAAGAATAAATACTCCTTTATAATGCTGAGTAAGATTAAGAATACTATCTAGAGAGGTATCACTATAAAGACTTTTATATTGTAAGATTCGTTTATATTCAACATTATCCTTTTCAAGTAATTTCTCTATATAAAATTTTTTTAATTTCGGATAATTTCCTAAGAAAAATTTAAGATCAATCTCAAGAATACTAAGATAATACCCATCTGTTACATTTAAATCCACTAATGGTTTACTAGATAATGCAGAGAAATCTATAGAATCTACATGAGAAAGAGATTCAATAACATCCACAATTACATCTCTTGGGTTATAAGTATCATCTACACCTACCAAAAGTTGCTCGATTTCTGTTCCTTTCATAGCAGTTTTCTTAATATCTAAAACTCCTCTAGTTATACCATCTCTTATATTATCTACATTTTCAAGATTTTCAGAGAAATATCCTTGAATAAAATCCTTTATATTATTATTTTTTCCTGATAATTTTTCTAAAATATTATTTCTCTTATTTATCGGAATACATAAATGTATTTCTCGATCTGATTCAATATCTAACCAATATGAATCAAAGAAATTTAAAAATATACTTGATACCTTTTCACGTCCTCCACTATAACTGAACTGTTTGAGCGAAAAAGGTTCAATATAACTTCCTAGATAAAGAACTAATTCCATCGGAGATAATGCATATACATATCCAGGTTTCCATTTTGTCGTTTTAGGTTTTGTTGCAATCAATTTCCCAATCTCCGTAGAATATATAAATGATTTATTTGTTGAATCTTCCTTTACTAATTTTAAACTAGGAAAACATCCAATACCTAAAGAGAAAGTTCCGTGTAGATTTCCATCAGAAACATATCTAGTATCTTGAAGAATCTTAAAAAATCCTTCAATAGCTACATAAATATAAACGTTTCGCCCTGGGAGTTTTGAATCTAATTCATCATTTTGAATCCTTACAGCTACTCTAGGTCCACCCTCTCCATACTTAACATTATATCTTCCATATGAAGAAAAGAGTGAATTCTCTGCTAAAGATATATGAAATCCAGAGTTAAGTACAACAACCTCAGAGATATCTTTCTCTTCCACTGTTTTGTTACCATTCAAATTGAAATTATCTGACTTAACACTATTATATACTTTATTACGCAATGGTTTTGTTAAGTCCTTTTTATTTACAACTTCTGGAAACAAATCTGTTCCATGGTCAAAATAAACTAATGCTATTTCATACGGAATATTCAAATTTTTCATATTTTTTTATTTTATTTTACATTTATAAGGGACTTAAAGCTTTATTTATGTAATAAAATTTTAATAAAGAATAATAATGAAAAAGAAAATTTATTTTATTTCAGGACATAGAGATATTACTGAAGAAGAATTTAAAGAATGGTATGTTCCTCGTCTTGTAGAAGCAGCGGCCGAAGATTCAGAATTCGTAGTAGCTGAATGTATCGGAGTTGATAGATTAGCTCAAGATTGGTTAAGAGATAATCTTAAGAATCATTCAAGAGTTACAGTTTATCATATGCTTGAAAAACCTAGATACTTAGCTTCTATGTTATTTAAAACGGCCGGAGGTTATCAAGACGATGTTCAAAGAGATTCAGCAATGACAACTATATCAACAGAAGATATCGCATTTATTCGGAAAGGTAGATGGACTTCTGGAACCGCACAAAATATATTAAGACGTTATGAAAAAACTAATTAATTGCTTCTTTAAGGGTATATTTGCAACTGTTATGATTGCAATAACTGGGCAACTTTACTGGAATTTTTATATAGTAGAGAAGTTTGGAATAGGAAAAGTAGTAGAAGATAGTTCTGTATTTATAATTGGAGCAGCTGTATTATACTCTATCTTTGCTCTCTTAACAGGAAGAAAAGATGAAGAAGTATATGAAAAATTTGATTGGATAGAATTAATATGTCTATTTATAGGAAATATATTTTTAATATATCTATTCAAATAAGATAATTAAAGAGGGAGGAGACAACTTCCTCTTTTTATTCCTTAAAAGCCTTATTAATGTAATTAAAACTTAAAAGAAAAGAAAAATGGAAAAGAATTATGAAAAACAAATATTTCCAGAAGAAGGAAATATCTTAGGGACAGTAAAATTTAAATTCCCGGGAGAAGGAGAATACAGTCTTGCTTTTAATGGCAGGAGTAGTGTTAAAATTCAAGACATAGTAAATAAAGTATGTCTAGGAAAGAGAATAAAAATAAAATTACAAAAACTCATTAAGAATAAATTGATGAGTAGAGTAATAACTATAAAAGATACTTACGAAATGACAAATAACCTATTCGTAAGAGTATTTAATAGTGAAAAGCAATTTATCGGATTTATTCATATTAAAAAAGAATTATAATCATGAAAAAGAATGAAAAAGTTTTAATTAAAGTATCTCCTAAGAATATATTTAAAGCAGGAATAGGATTACTGGCTATTAATGAATACCGCAAGGGTGGATTTCAGGCAGGTCTATCTGTTTTAATCGGAGGAGCAATTTTAGGATGGTTATTTTTCGATGAATAAAACCCATTAGGAAGGAGTGAGAAAGTTCATTCCTTCTCTCTTTATTTCCTTATAAGTGTATAAATAAAAATAAATAATTATGCTAGAATACTTAAAGAAAACATATAAAGAAAATCATGAACTTGGATATGAAAAAATCTATATTGCAGTAGATATTCACGGTACCATTCTTGAACCTTCATGGAATAAAACTGAGAACTTTACATACTTAGGATCCTCAAAAGAAGCACTTCAGGAATTATCAGCTAGAGAAGATACTGTATTAATAATATGGTCATCCAGTTATCCTGAAAAATTAGAAATGTACCAAGAGAAATTCAGGGAAGATGGAATAAATTTTAAATACCTCAATCAAAATCCAGAAGTAAGATCAGGAAGAATTTCTTGTTTTGAAACTAAACCTTACTATGATATTCTTTTAGATGATAAAGCTGGATTTGAATGGACTGAATGGAAAGATATATTAAATTGGTTAGAAAATGAAAGAAGGTGATATTGTAAAAATTAATCCACAGAATAATGGATTTATAGATTGGGCTGAATTTCTAGAGATCATTAGAGATTTTGGAAAAAGAGACCCTGAAGAATATTACGTCATCGATATTCTAGGGCCGATTTATTCAATTGTTCATTCTGCTCAAGATTCAGGATTTTCGGAGAAGACTATTAATACTTCTAGTCTTCGGCCCATCCCTATTGATGAAGAATTATTTATAAAATACTGTGCAGAAAGATGTACCCTAAGAAAGAATTGTATAAAAGGATGTGCATTAATAAAATACTCACCTAAAAGCCTTATTAATGTAAACAATAAAAATATAAACAATAATGAAGAGTGAAACATTAATTACTGCTTTAGTTACAGCAGGAACACTATTTCTAACAAAAATAATGTTAGATGATGTGATATTAAGAACTAAAAAAGATGAACTAGAAAGAAGACTCGAAAACGCTATGAGAAATTATGAAGGTGATTCGAGAAAGCTTACAGAAAAAGAAAAAGATGAGGTTAATAAAGAGTACGATTCTTTATGTGCTAAACTAGTGAAGAGTTCATATAGTAGTCTCTTCTTAAATAAAAAACTAGAACAAGAAATCGATACTTTCTATTATAAATCTCGTAAACTTAAAAATAGGGTATAAAATCCCTACTTCTTTTTTATCCTTGAGAACCTTATTAATGTTAAATAATAAAAAAAAAATAAATTATGATAGTACTTGGAATGAGCTGTGCAGATATGATAAAAGAGCACAAAAAAGACGAAGAAATAATTGATGAAAAATTAATGGAGATCTTAAATAATAACAAATATAAGATCAAGAAAATTTATGATAGAACAAAAAAGCCTGTACCTATAATAGATCGAAAGTTGAAAATTAGAGGTACAAATTATAATATCGCAGTAAATGATATAAGTTCTCCAAAAGAAGAAATAAAGAAATCATTAATACAATATCATCCATTTATAATAACTAATGATATTTGGTCTGGAAATAAAGTAGCAATGTTCTTTATAGAGTCATGTGCGAGATACGAATCAAAAACACTGGTAATGTTACTGGAGCCACATCTTATAAAAAGATATCGTGAAAGATACTTAGAATCAGTGCAACCAGAAAAAGTGACATTTGAAGACTTAGTTTCAACCTTTCTGAAAAGAAATCGGATATACTTCAACTTAGAGTATTTTCCCATTTTTGATAAGAAAGATCCGAGTAGGTTAATAGATATCAGAACAATAAGTAGAATGAAAGATGGAGTAGTATTTGGAAGAGTTGAACCTACTGGAATTGTTAGATTTATTACATTTATAAATAATAGTCAAGTTAGAAAATCAGATCAAGGAAAATATGTAGAGAATGGATACTATGACAAAATGGTAAAATTATTTCAAGATCCGGAACTTAGAAGAGAAGATATAATTAAATATTTTTAAAAGGGAGTAAATACAAAACTCCCTTCTTTTTTTTATTTCCGGCCAGTAGATAAAGAAGCCTAAAAACCTTATATATGATGAAATAAATATTAAATTGTACTTTGACTTATAAGCTCTTGGTTCGTGATGAATAAAGGGCTTTTTAATTTTGGCCGGATGATATAACTTGAAGGCCTTATATATGAGAAAAATAAATAAATGATAATACACTCTCCTTAAGCAATAATAAAAAGCTTAGGGAGTTTTAAATTTTTATAATATGAAACTAGAAAAATTAATAGAAAAAATTGATCGGTGTTTAGGTACTGTATTAGTTATCGTAGGAATTATATTAGTAATTTCAATAGTAATATCACCTGCACCAAAGCCGAAAGAAATAATTTGGCAATCAGACGAGGAGTATGAATATGAACAATTCCTCGACTCAATAATGAAAGACGAAAAGACAATAAAGGTAACTGCAACTGTCTATAATCCAGTCGAAAGTCAATGTGATTCTGATCCTCTAGTAACAGCAGATAATTCAAAAATTGACCTTGAAAAACTAAATCAAGGAAAACTTAAATGGATTGCTGTATCTAGAGATCTTAGAAAACAATTTAAATATGGATCAAAAGTAAGAATTAGATGTAAATCAGATCCAAGTATCGATGGAATATATGAAGTTAGAGATACCATGAATGAAAGATATAAATTTTGTATAGATATCTTAAAACCCGTCGGAGAAAGTAAGGGGAAATGGCATGACGTCGAAGTAAGTTCAATATAAGAAAGGGATTAATTTTCCCTTTCTTTTTTTATTCCTTAAAAGCCTTATATATGTAAAAAAAATAAATGAGCTAGCTCCTAAAGTATATGTGCGAAATATACAAAAGGAACTAGCATTAATTTTTAAGATTAAGAAAAATTCATAGAAAAATACTGGCATTAGAAAAATAACCCAAAATAAACTAGACCAGTATTATGAATAAAAATGAAATTATTCAATATGCTATCATTGCTATAATTATAATCGCAGTGATAGTATTTCTAGAGGATTCTGAATTAAAAGATATCCTCATAGATATATTCAATGATTCTCTGGCACAAATGAATGTAGACAGAGAAAGACGGAGGTTTAGACGAATGTTTGACGACTGAATCTAAACCCACTACAACCCTGAGATAGAAAATATCTTGGGGTTTATTTTTTCTTAATCTTCATATATTAGAATCTAAAGGATCCTAAAGAGCAAAATGTAACTTATTTATGAGGACAAAGGAGCTTCCCTTATATTACACCCCTTTTCGCTACCGCTAGGGGTGTCTAAGGAAGAAACTTTGAATAGATATATAGAAAATAAACCCAGAAAATGAAGATATTTATAAAGATTTTATATTATTGATTTTCGCCTCCTCAAAGAGGCGAATCTAATCTAAATATTGAAATTGATTACTTTTTTTTCTATATTAATATATATTACTATTTTATAATTTTATGGAATTTAAGTAATCAAAATGCGTTTATAGGAACTTCAAACTCTAATTAATGAAGAAGGGAGACTCCTATGTCTTCAATTTTATGTAACTGGATTCTGTATTAGAATTCAATATTAATATGATAATAAACTTAAAATATAATTAATATGATAATAAACTTAAAATATAATTAATATGATAAAAAAATTAAATGATTACATTGTTCCTAGAGGGATAAGATTTATATCAGAATTAGGAACAAACTTTAGATTTTATAAACTACCCGTAAAGTGTATTATTAATAAACAATTACCTGGATGTGGTTTCACCGAATATTGCTTAAGAGGTCCTGAAAATGTTATTTTATGTAGTCCTAGAAAGATGTTATTAGAGAATAAGAAAGATCAACATGGTAGAGATGTTTATCTTGTAATAAATGAATTAGAAAAGGAATTAACCGTTGACAAAGATTTAAGCAAAGTAGATAAATCTCAAGTATTTATAGATACTCTTAAAGAAGTAGTACATGGAAAAGATACAGTTTATAATAGATTAATGAATGAAATAAAAGATTACCTAAATGAAAGAAAGTATCTAGGAGATAAACCTTGTAAAATTCTAGTTACCTACGATTCTTATAGAATAGTAAAGGATATCCTAGAGAGTCTTGGTATATTCCAATCATTCTACACTGTAATAGATGAATTTCAAACTATCCTACATGATTCTAAGTTCAAAAGTAATACAGAACTAGACTTTCTATACCATTTACATCAATCTCATAGCGCATTATTTGTATCTGCTACACCCATGTTAGAGGAATATTTAAATATGTTAGATGAATTTGATGGTTTACCTTATATTAATATGGATTGGGGTTCTGAAGATCCCAGTAGGATTCTTAAACCTGCTTTAAAAGTACTTAGTATGATGAGTGTGGGGACTAAGTTACCAGAAATTATTCAATCCTATAAAGAAGGTAACTTTGAGTCTGCAATTCGAATGGTTAATGGATATCCTACTAAAATAATTAGTGATGAAGCTGTATTTTATGTAAACTCTGTTAATCATATTACATCCATAATCAAAAAATGTAACCTTCAACCGGAAGAAGTAAATATTCTCTGTAGTAATACTCCTGAAAATCTTAAGAGAATACAAAAGAAATTAGGAAAGAAGTTTATTATAGGAAAAGTACCATTAGAAAAAGAAAAACCTAAGATGTTTACATTCTGTACTAGAACCGTTTACCTAGGGGCTGATTTTTATTCTACATGTGCTAGATCTTTCATTTTTTCGGATTCTAATATA